GGGCATTTCCGAATTGGAAAGCAAGAGTAATTCCAGCGATAGTAATATCGGGGTTTCTTGCGTTGGTATCCAAGAATCCCATTTGCTTTAGCTATGGGAGTATGTCAAGATACACTAAATACAGGGCTAAACCGATGATTGCTATCGTAAGGATATTAGCCAAAACGCATCCGATTATTATCTGAAACATGATGATTATATGGTAGATAACGCTACCACACGCTTTAATTATTCAACTTTTTACAAATATAGTAATTGCCCCAACCATAACAAGATCAAAGACACTCGTCATTAACATCAGACACCCATTCTTTAGATGAAAGAACAGATTCAAACTCAGAAGAAGGGCTGTCATATACCGGATACGGATATTGAGGTTCGTCATCAGCCTGCGTGTCTAAAGACTTAAATAGAAGGTCATAATGTTCTACATGTAAAATAACTTTAGAGCCATCTACGCTCGCTCTTGGGCTACCTATTCCTAATTCACGTCTCTTTTCTTCAGATACGGAATCATATACTTCTTTTGGTATGATAATGAATTTCATATTATTTTGCTTTTAAAGTTTGTAAATAGTTGTAGGCTTTGATACAGTCGTCTTTGGAAAGAATCTGATTGTTGTAGATGCCTAAGTTTTTAAAAGCTATTTGGGTATAATTATTTAAGTTAAATCCTATATTCAAACTTGATTCAACGATCGCAAAATTTTGATCTACGGTATATTCATACTCAACCCAATTTCGATCATATAATCTACCATCTGAGCAAATAGCATGCAATGATTTAGTTCCAAAACTTTGTAAACTACGTGGATTATTAATAGATATAAGCAATCCATTAGCAATGTTATACAGATAAACATTTTGAGCTTTTACAATGCCACAATTGATCTGAACATTTGATAACAATTCCCAATCTCCAACAATCGTCCAATCTTCGTTCATTGTAAAACTAGAGCTCTGAACTTTATCATCCACCCCATCAGTAACCAGATAGCCAGCATATTCACCTTCTTCATTGTACCCGCTCCCTTCTGCAAACCCCAAATTCGACAGTACAAGATCATTACCATTGCCCGTAATGTTGGCAATAGTAGCACGATCTTCGTCCTCGTTGGTTTTGCCGGTAACAGTCCATGCCTGGTCGGGGAAGAGCCAGGGATAGGTCTTGACGAAGTAGTCTTTGATCTTGTTCAGTTCTTCTTCGGTGGCGTCGTGGTCGAGAAATACAAGTTCCCAGATAGCAAATCTACCACACTGTTGGCCTCCAGACAATCCACATCCTACACATAATGGTTTTCCATGATTTTTGTCACCTTTTAAAATACCAACATTATTATATTGTTTTGATGTTTGCCATGTAAATGGTGATTTTGCAAAATCTATGATACCTCCAGCACCTAAATTCCAATAACCCTTATTTGAGGATTCTATTTTTTCAAATGCTACACCTTCTCCCGTGGAATAATTCCTAGTTGACAACAGTCCTCCTGTCAAAGTTGTATTCAAGAAATCTTGATCCCACTGTCTCAACGCCACAACCGTATATCCTTTTTCCTTAGTCAGAATAGGGAAATTGTTACAGGTACCGTAATCGTCTACTCCGTCAAAAACGAGTGCACCGGGGTAGAGGGGAAGTTGTTCGATGGTAAGTTTAGATCCATACCATCTTTCAGGATATTTTTCTATAGATAAATAGAGAGCTTCTGCCAAAAAGTTAGACGGAATTATTTCATACACACCATCTTCTGACATGTAAAAACGATTGCCCAATCGATCATCCAAAAAAGCATCGCAACCTTCTGGTATGCCTGTTACTTTTAAAACGCAAGATTGACGTAATTTTATATTATGGTACAATAAACCCAATGAGGCATTTTCTTTAAATGTTGCTGTTATTTTAATGCTGTTTCTTTCAAAATAAGCCGCCGTTGAATTTGTGCCCCACTCATCTATGTCTGCAACATACCCGCCAATTCCGGACATCCCCTTCCAAGAGAAGTTTTTTAACTGTAGATCGTGTCCGTTACCCGTCTTATCAACCCATACGGGATTGGCAGCCATCTGCTCATTAGTGAGACCGGAAGCGGAATATCTGGCTACGATACCTTCTATATCTGGGAAGGAATCTGCTTTACATGGCAGGTCTAATATCATTTTCGCATACTCTTTAAAAGGTATGGAAGTAGGTACATCATACCCTTTGGATATAAGGGCTTGCCTTATATCCTCCTTGGTGCTGATGATCCTCATTAACTTATCTGATATGGTTCCCATTACACTTCCTCCCCATTTATGTAATCTAATACCTTACCTATGTCTCCGATGTCTGATTTTATTGACTCTCCTTGAGAATGTATTTCAATAAGTTTCTGATATAAAGTGTTATCCCCTATACGATTCTTATCTGTAGCTTGTTCTTCGATTTTGGCTATCGTATCAGGATCTTCGTACTTAACACCATCAGGACCATACCATTCGTCTGTTAAATTCGTGTATTTATGACGGACTGGAGTCGGTTTGGACTCCAGTGTTACTAAAAAATATTCGTTACAGCTCATGACAATAAGATTTAGTGGTTGCAACAATTACATCTACAAACTGTTTTCACATAGCCAGAGGGAATGGCAGCCAGCTCCGTCCCTACGGCTATCGCTGGGTCAGTGCTTTCCATGACCGTCAGCGCCATCTTGTCCACGTCAAGGTCATTGTCGTAAACAATTTCTCCCTCAACGTAAATGCTCCCTGCATCAGAAACGTAGCAGTTTTTCACCTGTCTTATATGACGCTGTGTAGCTGACGCAAAATCACACTCGATACTTAACCACCCTACCGGTATCTGATCGATATTGGATCCGATATTGTAATCAGGATCGGTTGTTTTAAGAACCATATGTCTTAATTCCCTCGTATTTCCGTATCCGTCCATTGTTATGTATGTTCGGATCTGAACCTTGCCCTTTTCCGTCTTATAACAGTTTTCTACTATTTCTGTATCGGATGTAGTAGCATCAGGGAAATCACAAACAATACGCTGCCATCCTTCTTGTATTTTGCTGAATGTGGCGCCTCTTTGTATATCAGGGTCGGTAGTTTCTAAAACAATAAGATACTCGTCCCGGACACCTATTATGCTATCTACCGACCTGTATCCACCAAGATGTATTTTACCACCAGGAGTAGTATAACATTCATCTACGGACATAATATGTCTTTCCGTAAGATCAGGGAAATCGCATTCGGTTTTCGTCCATTCGTTAGGTATCTTATCTATTCTCATCCACTGAGGATAGGCGGCATCCGTTGTCTTAACAATATAATAATACTGTTCCCTTACACCAAGAACGGCATCAATAGCTTGATAGCCTTTTATATTGACCTTGCCACCATCAGTCTTATAACATTCGTCCACTTCAACAATTTCCCTGTCCGTCATGTCAGGAAAATCGCAGACCATCCTCACCCAATCTTCGGGAATGGAATCCAGCACGGTTCCTACCTTAATATCAGGATCAGTTGACTGAAGGACGATGTAAACCTCTTCCCTGGTCCCAAGAATATTATCTATGGCTACCAAACCTTCTACTTGAACTTTTCCTTTTTTAGTAGTGTAACATTCAAGAACGTAAGTTACATCTCGTTCTGTCATGTCAGGAAAGTCACAAACCATTCGAACCCAATTCTCTGGAATTAGTTTAAAAACATGGCCGGCAGGGAAATTATCGTCCGTCGATTGAATAACGGTATAAATAGATTCCCTGATATTTATCTTATCATCTATGGCCTCCAATCCTTCTATTTCAACCTTACCATCCGGAGTCTTATAACATCTGTTGACGAACGTAATGTCGCGTTCTGTCATATCAGGAAGATCGCAGTCGATCATAACCCACTCGTCCGGTATTTTAGTAAGAACTTTACCTACCGGATTATCCATATCGGTACTGTCGGTAATTCTATGGGTTTCTTTAAGAACATCCATCTGATCGTTAAGAAGATACCAACTCCATACTTCAACCTTTCCGCCAGGTGTACGGTAACAGGTTTTGAAATCTTTGATAACCTTCTCAGCTATGTTAATCCACTCCCATTCGGTTGTGGCCGGAATACCAGAAACAGGATGCTTCTTGCCTTCTTCGTCAAGATACCAATAACAGCCATTTAAAGACACAACCACTTGGTAGATTTTGTCCCCTATTTTTATACCGGATTTGCTGTCATCTACCGGTTGGGAGGAACCCCATTTTCCAACTATGTTGGTTATTTTATCAATGCCCCTACCTAAGGCACCGGATAAAAAATCCACGCCATTCATATGAAACTAACTTATTTCAAATTGTTTTATTACAAAAAAGGGGGTGGAGGACCAGCCTCCTCCCCCTTGGGATATATAGAAAAAAGGAAAATCAAATCTTGCAGGGCTTGATATTTGCCGAAGCAGCTAACAAGTCCATAAGGTCTTGAATACCTTCGTGAGCGCCATACGGTACATGGAAGTGTACTGTAATATGATCATCAATTACCCTACCGAAGCCGTTAGAGTAACGTGCCGGCTTCAACGTTACTGAATAATCAGCATACGGAGCCAACAGGTCTAAGCGGGTTTCTTCGTTGGTAAACATCCGTTCCATAAGTTCTTGGTGAGTCTTACGGAAGTCGAAGAACATACGTTGTTCGCGTTCTTTATTCAGCAATTCAGCGCCGAGGTGAGTACGCGGAGCCCAGTGCTGTTTGTATTCGGTATGGATCGGGTTGAAGTACGTGCTGATAGCCTCGCGCTGTTCATCCGGATAACCGCCATTTACAGCAATACGAACAGATCCTTCTTGGAATGTCAGACGGTCAATCAAACAGTCGGACGGAGAAATCATGTAGTCAATACCACGGAACAAGATACCGCATTTGCAGTTCTTAGGAATCGGATCGGCGATAATGGACTGATCTCCTGCTACGGCACCCAAACGTTTCCAGTTACGTCCACGATAAGATTCGGGAGCTTTAGATACGAAGAAGTCTTTGAAAATTTTATCGCATTCGTCGCAAACCATGTTAGTAACGACCGTTGTTTTGAATTTGTGTTGACATCCACCAGGTGTACCGTAATCTTCGATTGTCAGATACGGGAATGCTGCCTGCAATTCTTCTTTAGCACTGTTACCACATTCATCATCCGGCAACGTAATTTCATAAGCTTCTTTCGAAACCTTACAAGAACCACATGCTTCCCAGCTAACGGTAGTAACAGTAGGATTGCTACACATATCTGCTGTTTTAGCAACGAACGTTACTGTGGCAGTCGGATTAGTTTCTACAAATGCATCGATATCAGCCTTCGTTAGTTTCTTGCTTACGGCCACAGTGTACATACCTACGCCGCCATCTTGGGCTGCTGTTTTCTTGGCAGTGCTACTAACGGCATTCTTAATGCTTTCTACTACAGTGGACTGATCAACACCATCATCCTCTAACGTTACGGCATAAATCAAACCTCCGTCCACTTTAGTATATCCGTCAGGGCACTCTTCGCAGCCTTTCATGATAGAAGACAGCTTTTGAGTATAATCAGAAGGCTTACCACCTTCTTTCATCACCTGATATTTAGATGTAGAAAGATGACGTCCAACTCTCTTGATATCCAAACCAGGATAAGCAGCCTTAAGCTGAGCCAGGGCATAAGCATCACCGGTATCACACATTTCCATGCAATAGAAATTCATGTCGGTTTCCACCGGAGTTTTTTCCATTTCATTGCAAGAATGGATAGGATGAATTTCTACAAAATCACCCACCTTGCCACCACCTGCAATCGGCTGATTCTTGATACGTTCGATTGTTTTCAGAATAGCAGCCAAAATATCAACATCTTCGCAAGGATCACATTCTGAGCACATATCCTCACGACCAGGACAGTTTTCGAAAATGATGTAATCATCGATATTCACCTCACCCATCGGATAACCACGAAGCTCAAACAAACGTCCTGTCAGCTTAATATGGATAGGAATACGATCGCCTTTTCTTGCTGTAATAGCGGTACTGTCGTCAATTCCGTTATAACCGAAAATAACTTCATCTACTTTAATTTCTTTACTCTTCGGAGCAGAAGCATACACTTCTATAATTTCATCAATAGCAAACGTAGGTGTAGAGAATGATTTATCATCAGATACACGGTCGTTCACCATCTCATTACGTCCGATTCTGATCTGGAAACGTTGTTCGTCCTTACGATATCCTTTCAAGTCTTTCAACGCTTTCAAACCATCTTTAGTCTGCTCACCATCCAAATCATAGATAGCGATCTGACCTTCTTGAAGCAACAAAGAATCTACGTCCGCCAACTTAGCGTGCGGAGGACAGATAATGTGTCTGTCATACGGTTTATGGATAGCCATAGCCTTATAATATTTTAAAAATTAATATTCTGTTATCTGTCTCAAAAATAGTGATAGTCATATAAGCAACAAAAAGCATTATGAATTAATTAATTCTTAATGCTTTTTGATAATCTTTAATTTAGGATATGCCTTTCTTCTGCTACAAAGGAGATTGGACGTTGTTTGAATCTATTTGATAACGTCCGTATTCGCTTTCATTCAAAGCAAATTGCTTTTCAATCATGTTAAGGATAATACCAATTAATTTATCATCTAATTCAGGATCTATATCAGTTGAATTAGAACCATCGGATTTAATATATCCTTCGATGTCAACTTCCTTCGGATAGCGGTAATATGTAAGGTAAACGGTGTCTACATCAAAACCAGACTTATACACCCTTACCGAATCTTCGCCTATTGTATAGAATGTTTCCCTAAAATCAAAATCAGGTTTGTTAAAAAAGTCGGCAAGAAGCTCATGCGGGTTTTCGTTCTTAGCCTCCCACATGGTAAAATCAGTGACCGTGCATTCACCTTTGGTAAATACGCCTGATATGTTTGAAAAAGAAAAGAAATCAGAAGGCAATGAAAACAAAGTGCTTTCCGGATTATCTTTGTCTCCTCTCTCGTCAAGTTCTTTTGAATACACAACCAGCTTTTGGATATAACGTATATCCTCTTCATTTTTCTTATCAAGGATATAACGAACAAGGCGGTTTTGTTCGTCATTAAAAAGCTGAACAAAACGTGCCTTGTCAAGTTTTATACCACCGTTGGTCATGTTTTCTTCTGCCTTCTGTAAGGCCCGGAGATAACAATCAACGATTCTCATAAATTATTATTTTTTGTCAGCGTATTGATCAACATCGAAACCTTTCTCATCTTCCTTTTTCTTCTTGTCAGACTTAGTGCCTTCTATTTTTTTATGCTTGTTCTTTAAAGCGTTATACGCTTCCAGGACACGTGACTTAGTTTCTAACATCGACTTATTGGAAGCAAGAGCCATAGATGCAGAGATGGCGTCGGCGCCCAGGAGCTCGCCATTCAGATACAGTCCGTCGGTGTTGACGGTGACAGCCAGGCCCTCGATCATTTCCCTGATCATACGATGGAATTTAATCACCTGCATCCCTTCGGAAGATTCGTCGTCAGATAAGAACCTTGAGCTTGCTTCTTTATACATGTCAACGTTTGTATTCTTGGCGTCAATCCAATTAGTGAATATGTATTGAACCATGCTCTGATCAAGCTCTACGCTGTATATGATGTCAAGATACAAAAGCAGATCGTAGATGCTTTTCCTTTCAGCCTCTGACCCTTTCAGCTTGTTCATAAACTCATATAAAATATCAGCCTTGTCAATCTGACGTTGTTTCCTGATATCTACGGCCGTAGTCTTGTCTTCTACACAATAATAAGATTCGACATACATCGGATTACCATCTTCCTCTTTAGGAGTAAGAGACTTGGACAAAATAGCTATATACAGCTCAAATAAATCACGAACGTCATTAGTGTAGAACAGACGACCATCATACAAGTCAATTCTGTAAGAATCCCAGAAATCGAAATTCTTTTGGTCCAGGTCCTCATTGACAGTTTCTTCAAACGGATACCGAATATTCTTAATACGCATATCCATTTCATTCTTCTTGTCTTCAAGTGAGTAACCTTTATAACATGCTGAATTGATGAAGAAACCGGTATCATACACCCTAAGATCCTTATCCCATCCACAACAAGATACTGTCTTGTTCCCAGGGAAAGGAGTCTTGGAAATGCCTCTTTCCTGATATCCGGAAGGAGCTTCTTCATCCATCTTACCTGTTATAACATAAATAGAGTCGGAATATATCTTCATTCCTCCTACGGTAGCCAGCAGTTTCTTAGACTCATGGCTTTCTTCAAAAATCTTTTTTCCCATCTTTTATATATCCTATGAAAACAAAATTTGCGGCCGGTTTTAAAGCCGACCGCAAGTTAATATTAAAAGTTATGATCACAAAGAACTTGGTAACAATTCAATTGTTACGAACCGGCTGGTATCTTTTACCCAACAAGCCGATACAGAGTGGCACCAGAATTGTTCTGACATACGAGGATGGCTGGATACAATTTCTTGAGCCGATACTCTGGATGACCATCTACCTTGTTCGTAACCCCACCACATAGAACCGATATCAGGCTTAACGTAGAATACGTTGCTGTTGATATTACCAATACGAGCTTCGGATGAAGCAGGAATACCGGCGAATGCATTGGAATATTCAGGAGCGGTCAAGTCTTCCATAATACATGAATATGATGTGATAGGAGTCATACCGTCTACCAACTGGCTTCTATCTACCATATCAACGTAATCCAAAGAAGGTTCGTGTTCTACAATGACCTTACCAATACCCGGAATAGTAACGCCCTTGATCTTTACAGTTCCTAATTCAAGAGCATCATTTGATCCTGTTACCGGGTTATTGATGATACGTTCTGTACCCATAAGCGGAGCTAAGGCGCCTAATTGAGAGAAGAACTCATCACGGAAAATCTCAACGATATTCTTGTAAGCCATAGCACCTACCTTGAATTTCATTACACGATTTTCAATCGGCATATCGCTACGGCCACGGAAAATATAGTCAGCAGCAGCCAGGAAGTGTTCGCGCTTGATACCACCCGGACGAGCGTAGGAAATAACGAAACCACGGCGCAATTGGTGATACAGGCCTTCGTTTTTCATCAAAACACCATTATGACCCTTGACTCTACCTCCACGCATGAACATAAGTTCGTATGCTTCCATCTTAGCCAACTCAGCCAGGCAGAACAAAGACACTGTATTGGCTACACGTGCTGTACGCATATCAATGCTTCCGTCACCAAGACGAGAACCGATGATAGCATAACTTGCATCACCTCCTCTGATTTCAGAAAGCTGACGAACTTTCTGGTAAGCCTTGTCGATGAAATTCTGTGTACGTTCGTCCGCATAAGCCAAAGACTTAATACCAGCGTACATAGTCGTTTCACCTTCAACACCACGGTGTCCACCAAGCGTAAATTCACAAGTCATAGAACCGGCCTTAGAAGCACCTCCTACACCAGAGAACTGAGTAGAGAACTCACCAAGAACGTTTGTTACCTTCCAGTATTTAATACCGGCACGAAGCATGTCTTTCGGGAAGTATTTAGCACGAGAACGACCCCACAGCTTACACCAGTATCTCCAGTTTTCACCTTCTTGTTTAGGAGGACGCTCTGTAGAGATAAGAGCCTGGCAACCGTTAATCACATCGTAAGTAATAACATCTCCTTGTTTAAATTGTGCATTCAACACAATTTCGAAGAAGCTTTCATCAATACCGGGTTTTGCATATTTCAAAGACGTGTCTTCTACTGTAACCACCTCATACGTTTCTGATACCGGAAGATCATAACGGAATGAACCATTGATACCATTTACGGTAATAGTAGCATCCTGTTTGATCATACCCATATACATAGGCAGAGGATAGTTTGTAATGTTAGAAAACAACTCAAGCATACCCAGATGGTTCTTATCCGGATCTTCGTAGTACCAATCTTCTAAAGAGCTAAGATCGTGTTCTACGATACTTTGCTTAACGACTTTAGCGTCGGTATATCCAATCACCGTGTCACCATTCATGGTGGCCGGGAAATTTTTTGTTAAAAGTACATTAGCCATGAACGAAAAAATGTTTTAATTTTTAATCTATACTGATTTCATCGAACTTCACACCTTGAACTTGATCACCTTTATCATCTACCGGAGCCACCCTCTTGTCTTTATTTGTATGGCTGATGAGCTTATAAATTTTCTTTTTCTCATCAACTACAGCTTGATTCGACTTCTGTTTTATGAACTCTCCTGGGTTCATAAGAAACATAATCAAATCTGGCGCTTCTTCCGGATTCATCATCATCTCCCTTACCCTATTAAATGCTTTGGTAATTCCGGGATTCGATTCAGAAGGTTTTAGGGCAAAATCAAGAGCTTTAGATACCATAGTGTCATTTAGCTGATACTTTGCCTGGATAGAAGACTTAAGGTCTTTCTTATACCTTCTAAAATCTTCTGCATCCTTCGCCTTCTTTTCGGCAGCCTCTTTAGTACGTTGCTGGATAATATCATCCATTCTCTTATCAAGCTCAGCCTTATACTTTATAGCCTTTGCTTCAACATACTCTTCACCTTTATTGATAATGCCTTTGAAAAACTCATCAGCTTCATCTTTAGGCAACCCAAGAAGATCAACATAATGGCGAACGATCTTTATCTGATCTGCTTTGTTTTCAATGTCAAGCTTTTCTATAGGAGCGACATTCGTATCATATTGCTTAAGAATATCAACGATATTCGCGCCGGCCTTATCAGCCTGGATAAGCTTCTTAGTAATATCAGAAACAGAGGTAACATCTATCTTATCCTTAACAATGTCCTCTTTCTGGCTTTCAAGGACTGTGGATAATATGTCACACAACGAATCTTCTTTACTAAAATCAAGATCATTGATAGTAATCTCTTCGCCGTTTTCACCGCTAAATACCACATCTTTCAAATCGGGAATAATTCCCCTTGAAGAAAGGGCATCCAATACTTTTCTGTAATTGACAACCGGAGTCTCTACCTGATCCTGATTAACATCAACTACATTCTCTTCTCCTTTTTTATCCTCTTTAGGATCAGGAGTAGGATCAACAACCGGATCTTCTTTAATTTGAGAACCTTCTTCTACAGGCTTCTCATCTTTTTTAGCCGGTTCATTACCATTAATAGGCAGAATATCTTCTTCCCTATTATAAACATCATCAACCGGACCGATACTAAAAATATCGTCCAATTCTACTATTCCATTTTTTTCTAATTTTCCCATACTGCAAAAATATTTAAATACCTATATTTCAGATAAAAAACTTATAAGTGTTTAATCTTCACTAAAAATTAAATATCCCCAAATTTTATTAGAGATTTTCTAATGAAATTTGGGGATATTTAATTTTTAATTCTTATTGATTCCGGCTACATACCTTTTGGTGGCATCTTCCCTCGCTCGTTGAGCAAGCTCTTTGGATTTTAATTTTAACTCTTCCATTTTCATTCTCATTTCATCATCATGAAGTTTGGAATCGTTTTCAATTTTCTTATCTTCTATCCTTTCCTTACTTTCTATATCAGCTTGCCTTACGGTCTGATCTGAAACAGAAGCCAGGAAGTTGAGGGAGGTGGCGTCGCTCTTGGCGTCTGCTGCCCTGCCTGCCGCCTGGATCTTCTCTTGAAGTATCCTGTATTGACCTTTCTTGTCTTCCAAAGCAAGTTCATGCTGACGTTGCTTATCCTTCTCAGCAGCTTCAGCTTGTATCTGTTGCTGGTTAAGCTGCATCTGATTCTGTTGTTGCTGCTGCATCTGACGCTCGTTGTATGCCCGAGTATTCCTTGCATTCTGTATAAGCTCTACCATAGAATCTGATGTGAAGATAGATGCAAGATCGTAAATATCGCCTCCGGCCGTATTTAGCTGCAACATGAAAGTTTTAAATTTCTCAAGCTCATCCCTTTTCTTGGAATTAGATAATGCCTGAACACCAAGATGCCTTAGACTAAGACCGTCGGTTCCTATAGATAAGAATGCTCTGGTTAAATCACTTTTTGTGTACATTACAGAAATATCCTTTCCTTCTTCCTGGCATTGTTGAGCGACAGCCAGATGAAGATCAAGAGCGCGTTTCTTGAAGTAACCGAAGTTATCAAAGTATATCTGTGTTTGTAACATAGATGCCGTAACGCCCTGCTGGACCCCAGTGGCAGTCTCATACCTGTTGGGGCCGTTAATTACTTGAGGCGTGATACCAACCATTTCAAAACACTTCATCCTCGACCATTCAGCAAGCTCCATTCTTGTTTTAAGCTGCTCTGTCTGCGACAAATCATAGACGGCAAACTGGTTGAAAGGAACACCGCCTTTCGTGTTTTGAGATGAGGTATCTAATGTCAGAGCACCTACAGACTTAGCTACATCAAGAAGATTAGCCCATATATCAGCCACATCTTCACCCAAATCCTTGTATTCACTTGGAACCAGATTTATATCCCCTAAGAAGAATTTACCGATCTCCTTTTCAAGAATATTGTTTATCTGATTTATGGAGAAATTATAAAATATTTGATACGGCTGAATCCTGTTAGCCATAGAAGTACCGATATATCCGGCAACGGGTAGAACAAAGTCATAGATATTGCTATCCCCTTTTATCTGGTGATCGATAGGTTCTCCATCCAGATACAGGTTGTCCTGAGCGAGAGCCCCGCCACTGATCTTAACTCCGTACCTCACCTGTGGAACGTAATCTACGAAATAGGTATTAATCTCCGGGTTCTCCATTCCCTTACTCATGGTCCTGGTAATTTTCTTAATACCATTTTCCTGTAAAAAGTCTTGAAGAAGCTCGTCGGTTACCATTTCAGTAGTTACTAATCCGGTTTCAGTTTGGTAGGTAATTACATACACCTGAGCCGGAGATACCCAATATGATTCAGTTACCTGATACAAATCACTACGAACATGCTCGTCGCTTAAACTCTGGGCACGGTTATAATAATTACCATGCTCTAAATTTGGCATGAATCTGGTTCTGTGATATTCGTTGCCATTACTATCGTATCCGGTATATGTGCCGGCTGGAATACCGTAATAATCCTCATAAGCTTTTATAGAAGCATAATCATTATATCCTTTCCAAGGTATTACCTTATTCTGATATAACATCCCTACACTCGCCGATTTGGATAAACTTACATAGCTTCCATTATCACCATTGTTATAAGTGCCATTGAAATTATCAGCACCTCCTATAAGCTTTTGCTTGTCTTTTGCCGTAAGAAGATGCCCCCACCTTACTATAATATCATTGGCAGTATAATAATGAACACGACCAATATAATCCCCATATTGAGGATACTTGCTATCTAATGTCTTAGAATAAAACGTATTCAACGGAGACCACCTCTCCGGCTTATAATAGTCGTATCCTACATGATAATTTCTAAAGCAACGACCGGTAAGAAGATAATCAATGAAATTCTCGGTGTCTATCTCATCCATGTAAAAACGCCCCCTGTCTGCTTCAAGCGTATGAGAACCCCATATAACCTCAGCAGTCTTCCATTTTGTATTCATGAAGTTCTCTATCTCAGGAGGGGTCATAGATGCTTTCACCTCTTGTATCTGCTGAGCATAAGCCTGCTTTTCTTCTTCGCTGGCAAAATTATTATAATCCGGATCCAATCCCCTATTTAATAACTCTTGCCTAACCCTTCTGTCCAATTCCTCTCTAATGTAATTATAAAGAAGATTCTCCTTCGTGGCAGAATACTGATTCACTTCAGATTCATCCAGTCCAACTACATTATATTTGTCAGAAAGGTTGCCCAACCATCCTACAAAAGCGTTTACGATCGTACCTATTATATCATAATGACGTAAGAATGATGGAATATTTACATTGTCCCTTATAGACTGAACATCCTTAAGATAAGGAATTACATCTTTCAGCTCCATAAATGACAGCTTCCCTTCCATCATCCTGTAAAAATCTTTGAACTTTTGGTTCTCATCAAGCTGCTTCAAACCAATCAATTCAAGAGAATCCATAGTGGCTTTAAACCACTCCTTGGTTTTTCTCTTAGTAGGTATAGCCTGCACCGGCAACCCTGAAAATACTCCTCTGGCCGGAAAAGCCTGATCTCTGTTAAAATACTCCATGAGCTATATGTTTTTTCACAAAGATAGGTAAATTGTTCTACCTATCTCATTTTGTAAGGGTTATGTCTTCTTACCGTAAATCCTTTGACCTGTTCTATCTTCTTGCGCTCTCTCTTCTTTTGATTCTCCTTCTGAGTCGTACTTTCAGGCATGTAACCCATATCATCATAATACTTAGCCAGAAGAAGAGCGTGGCCGAAGGATATGATACGGTCGGTGTTGGTCCCAGGGCCGAAGGCTATGATCTCATCAAGAAGTTCTATATCAGGGATACGGTAAATACCTTTCTGTGTTATTTCATTACCATCATCATCATACCCAACAACAACATCCTCCCAGCAATATTGAATAACGGTATTGAAAAGCATGCGCTGATTGGGAACCGTAGGAGCCAAACCGAGCTTGTTGTTCTGACGGGCGCCGGCACGGATAATCTTACCGGCAAGACATTCGCCATCTTCCAGCAACATAAGCTGCTTATTTCGTCTCGTAAGATAAAATTCATACATTCGGTCGGCATTCTCCATAAGACACTTGGCCCCATACGCTTCTTGAAGTATTTCACAATTCCTACAAAAATCATCAGAAGATGGAGGACGTGATGCGTATGATGCTACTATGCAATAAGCAAATGGATCGTTGATTTTTACATATCTTTTAAGTACATAAAACGAACCAACAGAATCAGTATCAGCCTTGTCAGATTTATATGGGTCGAGCGATGAGACATAAGTGTAATCAAAAACACCTCCTTCTTCTGGTGGATCCTCATATATAACAACAGGAGAATCTATGTTACCACCTTGAAACGGATAATCAGCAAGCTGCTTATCACTAAAATTACACCCCATTTTCATGCCGTCTATCTGATAAATATCTACTGTTTTACCAGGCCTACCTTCTTCAAGAAGACGGCTTTTGTGCTTCAACGCATCTTCTACAGGGAACCTATTTACGTTCGTATTAAGGAAACAATCATCTATAGACAAAGGGAATGCCATTCGTTCCTGGACGTATAAAGCTCTATCCTTTTTGACAAGTTCGTCAAGACGTGATTTTATTATTCCAGTATTTTTATCAAAGTCTGAAACTTTTATTTTTATCTTCTTAAGACCGGGAACACTCTCTACTCCAAGATACTTATCAAGAGTAGTTTCTGTCTTTTCATACGCATGAGACATCTGGGCAGGAACAAAGCATCCGGATTTACATATACGCCATGTTGGTTTAATAACTCTCTTATTCAGAATATCATAATTCATTATAATGAATCCATATTCGTCCGGAGAGTTCATGATTTTCTGGGCATCTTGAGACTTTTCTACATTACCTCCGGTATTATGAGTTATAATACCATTTGCTATATAAGTGTGAGTATCTGATGCAGTGAGATTGTAAACAGGCTTAATTCTTATATACTCTATCTTATCTATCCTTTCTATTATCACTCCATCTAAATATTTTGACCTAAAAGAACCAAATGTGCTAAAATTAGAACTAAATTCCCTTATAGAATCAAGTTTTTCTCTTCTATATCCTATATCTGTTCCAATTATATTACAATATTTAAACATGGATAATTTATCCAATATATTACATACATATGAATCAAGAATAATAGATCTATCTGCTGGATTTTTAGATGGGCTATAAGAAATAGTACTATGTATTCCAAATTTAAAAAGAACATCCTTTATTTCTTCAAGAAGATGTTTATTACAAGATCCTACACTTATACGATGATGTCTTTTATCATTATTAGAACAAAAAGTAGCATCAGCATCAAAATACCCCCTAATCATCATAATAACATCCTCCCTTCTATATAAATGTATATTTAAAGGAAGTGTTTTGTTTTTTTTAGTCTGACCATATATACCAAGTTCCCTTAACTCATGGCATATACCTTTTATTCTTATTTCCCTATAGTCTTTTCCGTTCTTAGTCTTATACTGTTTCTCTATACAACACTCATATTTAGATCGTATATAATCATACACCTCATTATCACTGGTAGACACGACAGGAGTCTTATCAAAACCATAGCTCCCATCCCCTATTAGAATACCAACAAGATATGGATCAAACATTTTTTTATCTCCCCATATATCCACACCATCCGATACACATATTTTACGACCAACTCTAAGAGAGTCAGCTCTTCTGAAGTCAGCCCCAAAATACCTAAATTCACCACTTCTTTTCTTTATAACAGTCAATATGGGATGATCCCCACTGCATTCAAGCACCCTTCCTCTTTTCGTTGTTATTCTGTAACACTCTTTCTCGGCAGGAGGTTTCATCCATGTTATGTCTTGACTTACAGCTTTTGATGATACATTATCGAATCCTACTATTCCATCCTCTTGCTTCAAATCCTCTATTCGGCACGGCTCACCATTTGATTTATATACTATGGTTCCAGCACAACAACATCCAGCCATAAGACAAACGCCCCTCATTCTACCATGCATCATATGAGCCGGCCTACCGGCAAGCCATGCTCCAAGCACCGGAAATTTACCTACCTCATCATATATAGACGTATATGGAGTTCCACCTGCGGTCTTCAATGAGCCTCGCGTCTTTCCATCATCAACGTTGGTGATTCTTATTCTGGCATGAACATCACGTTGGTTATTGATGTTTCTTGTACCTAAAACAACTTCTTTAGTCCAGTCGTTACCGGTCCTGTTTATAGTAAGATAAGGAGGAAGATTATCAAGTCCAAACTCAAGATACTCTCCCATATTGGCAAGGTCTTCTTTACTTGCTCCAATAACATTATGCGTCAAATTGTATGTCATTGTAGCATTACGAGCCAGTAGGGAGCTCATTATAGCCGTATTGTGAGTAACGACGTAATTGGTGGTCAAAAATAAATGAGAATCATTATCAACGGTTATACAGGTGGCATGTTCCTTTCCGTATATTGATATGGATCTTATTTTTAATTCCTTACGATTCCTTGATAGTATAAGTTTGTTCCCCTCCAATTTAGCATACCAACCTGAAGCCCAAAACATACGTTGTACAAAATTTATGACATCCATGTCAATATGAGACAACGTAAGCTCTTCTTCTCCGGTTACTACGTTTCTGAAAGAACGAATGAAGTTTTCTATAAAATCTTTCTTTTGATCTATGGACGATCTTAAAAACTTCTTACAAACGTATTTATCAAAAAACATATCCCCACTATAGCCACCGAGATAAGCCGCCAGCATCGAGGCGTAGGCCGACGGCGGAACCGGCAGCTTTGCCGTAGGGTAGTTCAGGGCCTCACCTACTGGAATAGACATACTCTTATAATCCAATCCGGCTATGGCTCTAAGACTCCTAACATGCCATTTTCCGCCATGATTGACACGCCATTGGTGATTTCCGCAACAAATAACGTTACGACCGTCTTCAAATACGACTCTGTAGGTAGTTACTTTTCCTTGAGGATAGACACCTACGACTTCTACCAAATTACCTTTATCGTCATATATCTTATCCCCTACAACGATATTTCCTATCATCTTTTCCCGGTCCTCAAGATAAAGTATCTCAGAGTCAAGAAGGGCTTTTCCAAAACGACGGCACCCGAACATGAATATTCCTTTATTCTCTTCTTCAGCCTGCTTTAGAAATTCGGCAAACATCCATTCATTATCACGAAGCTGAGAATTTCCAGGAATACGATCATCTCCTACGTCAATCATCATCTTCCAGAAATTGATATGCCAGTATAGCCAAGGATGGATAAATACACCATTTATGGTAACACCGTTAAGGAGTTTCATAGCCTCATTTTCCCAGAATTGCTTGACATCATCGTCTTGCTCTTCATAAGAATAAAGGTCATTCCATAACGGAATATCGTTACCCATATTTATATAAAGTTCTTTACTGTTAAAATTCATGACAAAACTATTTATCGAGCTTGTTCTTGGCTTCATTCTTGACAAAAGACTGAATACCTGATACTGTTTGTCCTCCTTTTAGACTTTTCTTGTTTTTGGCAGCCTCAAGCTGATTATAGACATCCATTATCCCACACATCTTAATATAAGATTCAGTCCATTGCATTAAGCTATCAGACAAGCTTTTTTGAAACCTAAATTCTTTCTCTCTCTTATCAGAATCTTCTATTTTATCCCAAGGGTTTTCAGATAGATAACGTTCAGCCTTATCTATCTGATCCCTTAGCACAAGAAGTTTCCGATCTACGTAAGAGACATCATCGTTAGTCGGCTTTCTTGCTTTCATTGTTGATAATTTTTAAAAAATCCTCATACTGAGACTTAAGCATATTAAACCTGTCTTCAAGAGAAGATGGATCAACACGATACTTGCACATGTTTTTTATTCCTTCCTCAACAGATTCGTCTTTGAATACAACAGAACCAGTATTATTATCAACGTACATAATAAAATCTGATTCTCCGTCATTTACTATCCTATCAAGAACCTTCTTACTGTCATCATCTACATTGAGATCATGACCGGCGTTAATAGATAACCTGTAAACGGCCTTTATAGAAGAAGATACTTTCAACATCTCTTGTTGATACAAGTTGGTCATAAACGACTTTTCTTCTAAATCAATAAAGTCTTCTAACTCTATGTCGTTTTCCTCATCCTTCTTCCTAATAATATCCTTAGTTATCTCTTCCATCTCCTCTCCCGCCTTGTCTTGCGCAGACAGTAGATGGTTGTAATAAGAAATAAGATGCTTTATATCTGAATCAAAATCAATCTTCTTCATTGTCAAGAACCTTTTTATCATGAATAATAACGTCCATCAACTCCATTGATAAATTATAATCAGCCACTTCAAAAAGCTCGCTGTCTGTCAACGTCCTTAAAAAAGAAACAGACAATCCTCTTTTCTTTGCAAAAGATCTAAGTACGGCATAGAGAATGTCCCCGGCAGAATAATCGGGGAGATCGTCACAAGATGCCTGCAACATAGAAAATAAGGACTTCCTTTTATCCTCGCATTGTAAATGCCTTGCTTTACCACATTCGCCCATAACTTAACTTTTTTGAATTATAGTACCTTCAAAATTAAACGGAATCTTTTCCTCTTTTTGAGACCCATTTTTTTGATAGTGAACAGTCATGTACTTTACGAATCTTCCTATTCCAAATCCTGCTGTATGTATCTCTATATTGAACTTAAAGTGACGGGAGTCTATGATATTCAAATTAGAGGACGTACAGCCACAAGATGTCTCTGATGCTGTTATCTTCATATCATGCTTAGACTCAAGAACGAATGAAAACCTTATACTGTTCCCTTTTTCTACCGGTTCGAAAATGATTTCAAATGATTTACCGTCTTTAGAGAGGTCAATATTATATTGCTTGTCATCTGTAGAAATAACATTAAATTCATCAGAATCCATTGTAATAAGTTCTAACCTGTTCCATCTTGACTTCTCATCATAAAAATCAATAGAATACTGACGGTCCATCCACGAAGGACGGGGAAGCCCCTCCCCAAGCGCACACTCCTCTGTCTTGCTCCAGGCCTTCTGCTTGATGAAGCACGTACATACCGAACAACGATTTTTACCTATTTTCTTGCTTACGTATAAAGAAAGAGGAAGCATAGAGTTAGGGACGTTCTTGGTATTGAATTTACATCCCTCACACTTTTCAAGACGTTCCTTGTACCAATCAGGATAATCTTCTTTTTTTCTTGGAAGTTTTTTTAATATCGTATCCATAAAAGCATCGTATATAACTTCCGCTTGCAAAATCTTTTTCATAACTTATCTGTTAAATTCCTGTTCTTGAATATTTTGTATTTCACTAAAACTATGACCCTTACGAGATTTAAAGATAGATAATTTGTTGTGTTTTATCAACATATCTCCACCTTTTATCTCACCTGAGTCATAAGCATCCTTTATCATCCTTATCTTAATATCAAGGCACTCAAGTTCTTTTTCCTGATACTTAGATAATTTTTCTACCTTGGATTTAAGACGCTCAAGATTGTGTTTGCGCCTCTCCATCTCATGAAGATTACAAACCATATCGCCTACATACGGGAACGATACAGACACGTTATCTGTGTACGTACATAAGTTATTGGCATAAGAAATACTGGCTCTGAAAACGTCACGTATTTGGTTTCGGTCGTAAACGCTCCCGGTCTTATCCATCACATCATCTATAATATGTGACTCAAATGATATAGGGAAATTATTCTTCACCATCGTCTTCAAAAGTTTTCTTTCTGTAAAATAAAGAAACCAACGCACATTGATCTCTTGAACCCTCCAATACAAAAAGACGGCGCATGTTCTCTATATCCGGGCACAAACACCTTGTCCTGTAATTACCTTCACGGTCGATCAAAATACCACGTTTCTTCATCTCCGTATCCAAAACCGATACATATTGAAGATCGGCACTGAAACAATGAGAAAACTTCTTCTTCGTCTCATACGAATATCCAAACACAAAATAATAGGCAAGAAGATTTAAGTGCCTCGCATCTATGACATTCTTCTCATCACCATAGGCCATTAGGTATCCGTTATAAAACAGAAGTATCTTCTTAGCCATATCTACCGTATTGGAATAAGGTACTAAAAGCCTATAAGCCCTATTACTAACATCTTTATTATCACTTTCTTTCATGAGATTATCGTTTTGATACAAAGATAAAGATTAAGAATTTATAAATTTAAAATTAACGTATTTTATGACAATGGATTCAGGATTTGTCCCGATATTTGCACTGTAGCATTAAAAAAATAAGTTCTTATTGTTTGATTATTGAATTTTATTTCTACATTTGTAGCACGTTACGGATGTAGAAATAAGATAAAATAAGAAACGAAAATATAAAATATTAAGTGTTTCGTTTTTTGTTGATTCTTATTCTTCATCATCTGTAACGGGGTTTTGGGAATTATCTGCAAAAAGACACAAATCGGATGGATATCCCCAAAAATCCATCCGATTTTTTTTTGTTACAGATTATAACCCCAAATAGTATTAACCTGATATAATTCTATTATAAAAGTTTAATACATCTCTTTCAGAGATCGGGTTATTAGCCTAAGCCTTGAAACGAAGGCTACGTTATTTGAGAATAGATAGTTACCTACGGATGTTTGCCCAAGTCTGTAGCTCTAAGGATGGTGATTAAACAGGAGTAGTGTATTTGACGAAACAGTGTTGCCATTATATAAAACCTTAAATAACATTGGCGATGGGTACTTACAGGAGAAATCCTGACTTATCCCTAACGGGATTTACATCTACCTCGGAGACCGGAAGGTCTCCGAGGAGATGTATTAAAACATACGAATAGCTTTAAATATATTTAATAGAATATAGAATATGGGATATGAAGCTACAATTAGGTAGAAATATTAACATAAGTCTTAGACTTTTGGAGCAGTGGTCAGATGATTCGCTGTTCATGGAATTGTATGCTTTATACTGTATGATAAAAATCTCCCGCCGGGATTCGAGAATAAGATTCAAAAACCAGAAAGATCTTCTTCATAAACTTGGAATCGGGTATTCGAAGTTCAAGAACATGACAGGACATCCGATGTTTAACGAACTGTTCCGTATGACGGATAGTACGTTCGTTGCAAGAAGGTATCGTGTTAATGGCGTACAACTTACTCTCGGATGTGGTAAAGTGAATCTTCTAAAGAATAGGATTTTAATTAAGATAAAGAAAAATGAAATAACAAACCATGAAAAAGTCCTTGACAGGATAAGAGAGGCGATGTTTGTTAATTTAGTCAGAAACAATGAGTCTGTACTGAACAGTGGAGAGACAAACTCTCAGGCGGATGTCGTAGACGGAAGCCACTCGTATTATGGATTAATTGATTCGACGATAAGTAATAAAACAATTGCCTTGTACTTGAATGTAGGACTAACAAAAGCGAAAGAGCTTGTCAGTATGGCGATACAAGACAAGCTCGTAAAAAGGTTCGAAAACGTACAATTTATAACATACGTAGATAATCCTCGTGCTTACATTGAAGCAAACGAACATAACTACCCAATAGGTAAGCTGATTCCGGTATATAGGCACGGAGCTGTTTTCTGGCAAATAGCAAATACCTGGACCTTGTATAAAAAAGGAGCAACAAACAGATGGTATTTTGGAGAGAAGGATATAGAGAAAGGAGAAAAAGAAAAAGTGAGTAAGAAAGACGATTTCAATTTCTTCTTAAAAGACAATACTCATATCCTACGTTTCCTAAACGCAGAGGAAGTTGTTTCCGAAGATGGCGAAATCCTTGGCATAGATCGTAAAAAGACAAAAGAAGAAGAAGCAAGGTCATTGGCTTCTGTTATGGCTAAAGAAACGCACAAAGACTTCTGGGACGGATATGAGCGAAGTACACAAAACCAGATTATAAGAAAGTACTATCGCGCTATCATAGCAGAAGATAAGAAGCGCAGAATGGACATGTTCTTAAACCGTCTTAAACAATCATACGACAAGGTTAGTGGGTGGAGTAAGGAGAAGGTAGCCACGGTAAAAGCAGGCCTGGCTGATGCGGAAGCCTGCTGTGCTGAGGTGGGGACGTCCGTTGCCGGGGTCTGCGGTAGAGTAAGTAGGAGAATGAAATCCTATAACAATACCGCTCCTGACAAAAAGGCAGGTTTTAATGAGGTACGAGATATGTATGCTGAGTTCGCCGGCGAGATGGCTAAAGCGGTGGGATCGGTAAGCGAAGACATCTATACGTATGTTAGGGCAGAACAGTTTAAGGAAAAGATAGAGAATATGGATATACGTACCCAGTCATTACCTAATATTGGAACAACAGTAGATAATGATAAAGAATTAGATGGTGAATCTGTATTCAAGGATATACCATTTGAAGAGCTATCATTCTATAATGATACCTATCTTTATTCCTCATCTCAGTATTCATCATTGTAATGTTTGGTACTTGAGAGAGGGTCTGTTCTTAGTGGTCGCCTACAGAGCCGAAAAACGATAATCTCGTAGAACATCGACGGAAACACCCGTTAGCCACCACTATGCCATAACCATATCTATACGAAACCATATTACTGTCTGATTCAAAACTACTTATCCGAATTATTATTTCTTTTTAAACCTAATTAATTCATTTTATATTTTAGGTTTTATTTTATTTTCATACTTTTGTTTTGTAGAACAAAATCAGAAAAAAGATGGCTATAAGTTACGACAAAAAAATCATGGAGTGCGTTCTTCGTTCAGTTATGTCCGAAGGTAATGTCGCACAAGGAAAGGCTATTAAGTCTATTTGTAAGTCACCAAAACCGCTGTTTATAACCGGTAAAGGAGGAAGTGGAAAAGCACAGCCTTTGTATGCTAAAATTTTAACGCCAGAGGGTTTTAAGAATATGGGGGATATAAAGGTTGGTGATAAAGTTATGGGCGCAGATGGTAAACAACAGACTGTATTGGGTGTGTATCCACAGGGAATTAGACCTGTATATAAGGTAACTATGAATGATGGTTATTTTACATATTGCGATGAAGAGCATTTGTGGTCATATAGATTATCCAGTCATTATGGTAAAACTCCATTTTCGAGATGCAGTACACTAAAAGAAATTATAAGTACAGGTATCAGGAAGAATGTTAAAATAAAAAATGGTGAAAAACAGCCGTTAAGATATGAAATTCCAGTGTGCCGACCTATAGAATATGAAGAAAAGAAATTTTCTATACATCCGTATGTATTGGGAGTTCTTATAGGTGATGGGAGTTTAAATGGTAATATGGCTATTTTTTCTTGTTCTGATTCTGATGTAGAAATAAGAAATAGAGTAGAGTCATTTCTTGGAGAAGATTTTCTATTGAGTAAAAAAAAGGAACATCCAGCCATCACATGTCCTCAATACAGTGTGATTCAAAAAAATCATACAAAAGGTGGTGGGTTTATAAATAGGATAAAGGATTTAGGACTAAATGTTACGTCTGGGTATAAATTTATACCAGAAGAATATAAACTTGGCAGTATCGATCAGAGAATGCATTTGTTAAATGGTTTAATGGACACCGATGGAACATGCTCGAAAGAAAGAAATAGATTGACGTATTCTACTACAAGCAAGAGATTGGCTGAAGACATTGTTGATCTTGTACAGTCGTTAGGTGGAATAGCTAAGATAAATACGCTTTTTAGACCTGATAAGAAATACGTGTATGAATATACCGTAAGAATAAAAATGTACGATAATGTATTTACATTAAAAAGAAAAAAAGAAAGATATGTTCCTAATCCGGCAAGAGTTTCAAGGTATATAGAAAGCGTGGAAAAGGTAGATGATTCTGAATGCGTATGTATAAAAGTATCAAATAAAGACGAGTTGTATATAACAGATAATTATATTGTAACTCATAATACTACTTTCCTTAAGCGTATTATACCGGCATTAAAAAATGCGGTTGTTGTAGCTCCTACAGGTGTTGCTGCTGTTAATGCAGGTGGTCAAACCATTCATTCATTTTTTAGAATAGGAATGCAGCCGTATATACCTGAAATACGAAAAGGCGCGTTTATGGATAACTGCGAATATAAATTCAACGGAGGTTCGGAAAAGATTTTACAGAATATAAAGTATCTTATCATAGACGAGATTTCTATGGTTCGCCCTGATCTTCTTGACAACGTAGCTGATATACTTCGTCATGCAAGAGGAGACAAGGACCCGTTTGGCGGCGTGAAACTTATTATGGTAGGTGATTTATTTCAACTTCCGCCAGTAATTAAGGAGGATTTTTTTAGAGAAATATACGATACATCTTACTTCTTTAGCTCCAAGTCTCTTATGGCTTCTGGTATGGAAATGGTTTCTTTTGAAAAAATATATCGTCAGAAAGATGAGAAGTTTATTAGTGTCCTTAATAAGGTGCGTGAAGGGCAGATGGATGATGATGTATTTGATACAATAAACAGCAGATGTATTCAGTCTGATAATAATCAAGGATATGTTGAGATTGTAACTACCAACTCAAAAGCTACGGCTATTAACGAAATGAGAATATCATCGTTACCAGGCTCTTTAAGAAAATTAGAAGCTGTTATAAACGGTGATTATCCTAAAGATGCTCCGGTTGAAAAAACTCTTTTCTTGAAAGAAGGATCAAGAGTTATGATAACAAGAAACGGAGGAGAGTACTTCAATGGCTCTCTTGGTACTGTATTATCTATAAAAAAGGGTGAGATTGAAGTAGTCCTTGATAAACCGAAAGATGATGAGCATACTAAGGTTGTTATAACACCATGTTCGTTTGAGAAAGTAAAATACGTAAGAAACGGATATAAGATAGAATCTGAAGTAGTAGGAGCTATTATTCAGTATCCTATAAAAATAGGTTATTCTATCACGATCCATAAAGCCCAAGGCCTGACATTGGATGCGGCTATGATGGACGTATCTAATTCTTTTGAAACAGGACAGCTATATACGGCTCTTTCAAGAGTAAAGTCTCTTGATGGATTATATCTTCGTCAACCTATTCCTAAGACGGTAAAAACCAGCGATCAGGTGGTGATAAACTTCTATAAAAGGACTCTTGGTAATGGAGGTATTGTGAAACCGGTTCCAATGGAAGAGCTTGAAAAGTCAATGATTAATTTGTCAACCGGATCTGAAATAGATTTTGCAGAGTTTAATTTATAAAAAAAATATAGTTATGAAATTTGGAGAAGCTTTAGAGGCAGTAAAAGAAGGTAAGTTAATTGCTCGTTCAGGATGGAACGGTAAGGGAATGTTTGTCTTTCAGCGCCCGGAAGATTGGTTGTCTACTGATACGATAGTTAATAGAGTAAAGTCATTACCGGATTCGTTTAAAAAATACGTAAACGATTATTATGACATAACAGAAACCAACATGATTAAATTTTGTTCTTATCTGTGCATGAAAGATGCTAACGATAATATTGTAAATGGATGGTTAGCTTCTCAATCAGATATGTTGGCTGATGATTGGATGGTAGTTGGTTAAGGTAACTTAGTTTATCACCGCTTTATTTCTTTTTATAAATCAATCAATTATTTGCTTTTAAAAATTACAGTTATGGAAACAAAAGAAGAAAAACAAAAGAAGTTTGTGACAGAATTTGAAATCAATGGAGAAAAGTATGGCGGATATATTTATGCTACAACTTTTTCCGAAGCTGAAGATTTTGTTAGACAAAGAAAAGCGACAGAGAAAGTTGTAGGTGGTCCGTGTTTAGAACAAGAAGAAATTAATCGTCTTTATAACCATTCCTCTTAGAATTTTCAATGATCCTTGTTTGTTGGCATAACCTTGAGATGGTGATACTATAGTATATAAGTACCTAATAAGAATATGGCAAGAGTAGATAAAATATTTCAAGACAATTTGGCTCTTATAATGAGCCAGCCGTGGGAAGAGGTAAAGCGACCGGTCTACGGTGACGGGACAGGCGTCAAGGTGAAGCGTATCCTGCAAGTATGCAACCAGTACGATCTTCGCCGGGAATTTCCTCTTGGTTCGCTTAGACCTACTAATCTTAAAAACTCCATAAAAGAAATATTGTGGATTTGGCAAAAAAGATCGGTAGATATTAAAGATCTTGGTCTTCATATATGGGATCAGTGGGCTGATGATAATGGAAAGATAGAAGGATGTTATGGAGATATGGTGAACAGACATGTTTATATGGGAACCGGAAAAGCTCCAGAGGGTATGATAGACATCCATGATGGTCTTTACGGTTTTCTTAACCAAACAGACTTCATTCTTTGGTCACTCAAGAATGATCGTTCATCAAGAAGAATAGTGGCATCTATGTTCGATCCTGAAACCAATAGTCTTAAGCCTCTTCAAGAATGCGCGTTCCAGATTAATTTATCTGTTAAAGGAGATGAGCTGTATATGACTCTTTATCAACGTAGCCAGGATGCTATTGTTGCCGGCCTATGGAATGTAGCACAGTACGCTGCACTTATGATGATGTTCGCTCACGACGCAGGCCTGAAGCCGGCTATTTTTACGCACTTCATTCAAGATATGCACGTATATGACCGGCACGAAGAGCAGGCAAACGAGCTCCTTCGTCGATCCCTATTCGGCCCGGTTCCACAGGTTACTATCTCGTCTCGTATGGAAGGGAAAGGATTTTATGATTTTGTAGCTGATGATTTTGAGGTATGGAATTATGAACCAAAGGAGCAAATAAAATTCGAAGTCGCTAAATGAAAATAAGCATAGATCGTAGAGTTAAAATGGTTCCTATCATGGAAATCAGTTCCGGCGATGAAGTTAATATCGGAGGTTTTGATTATGTTGTTGAAAACATACTTCCGTGTAGGAAAGGATCTTATGATGCGCATGGAATTAGGTTGGTCATGTCTTCTTACAAACATGGCCAACTTGTAAGAAAAGTAGATAGTGTTTTTTCTATCGATTCTATTTTAGTATTTCTCCCTAAAGGAGATTCTGTTGTAGTAGAGTGCTCTTATAGAGAACTTGAAGAATGTTTTCCTAAAATATAATTACAATGACGGGCGAAGAGAAATGTAACCGATGCGAGCAGTTTGGACCGAACGGTCTAACTGATTATCCATGTAAAAGGATTCCATCAAGGAACTGTCCTTGGTTTATAAAAATATCGGATAAGAAATATAAGAAGATTCTTGCCGATAGGGTGAAAAGAATTAAGGAGAATGAGAAACTTAAGCAGGAAATGATGAAAGATCAGGATCTTGTTGAAGAAGTAAAACAAAACACAAAAAAATTAATGCAATGAAAAAGAAAAATATAAAACCAGAAGAAGTGGAAGTCGTTATTCCTAAAGAAGTAGAGGCTATTAACATATGTGGAGATATCAATAGTTTTATAAAACATATTATATATGTCAGCTTGGATAAGGTGAGTAGTGATAGGGCGTTTGTTAATAACGATGTTCTGTATATGGTTACATACGCATCTATAAAAGGTGAAAATATACCTGTTGGGGTATTAGCAAAACAAAAAGAAGCTGAAACAGAAGATATCGCTATGCCGTTTGAGGATATTGGAAGGGACATAAATGTCGTGTATCCTATTGAGATAGGAAAGATGTTTAAAGGATTTTACATTCTTGGTAACGGTGCTGTGGCTATTGATTACAAACTTACAGACAATGGCGGTTTTGACAATGATGACGGCATTGGTAAAATTGACATGAATCTAAATTGATATATTATGGTATTATATATAGCAGCAGACCCGGGAAAAGATGGAGCCATAGCCTGCATCGATCAGGATAGCAAACTAATATCAAGAATCTCCACTCCAAGAATATCAGTTTCAGGACCAGTAGACTTGATTAAAGAATATGTTTTTTGCCGGGATACGATCGTAGAAAACAATCCTGATAGGGTAGTATTTGTCATAGAGGACGTCCACGCACTGTACGGGGTCAGCACATCCTCTACAGCCTCCCTCATGGAGAACAAAGGCCAACTGCATGGGCTGTTCCTCTCCCTCTGCATGGCATTTACGGACATAAGTTGCTCCGTTAATTTCATAGCCCCTAAAACATGGCAGAAATTGGTTTGGACACATTCTGATAAGGTCATGGAAGCCAGTAAGGTAAATACTAAAAAAACGTCATTAGCTTGTGCTAAAAGGCTTTGGCCAAACGATACATTCGTTAAAAACGAAAGATGTAAGACCGCTCATGACGGTATAGTTGACGCGATGCTGATAGCAGAAGCGACAAGAAGAGGTATTTAATATATTTTAAATCATTTTAAATCCAATTAATTCAAAATTAGATTTTAAAATAATACATTTGCAGTGTTAGATAATCATAATCGTAAGTTTTAAAAAATGAAAGTAAGAGTTCCTGGCATACTAATTAATGAGAAGCTTTCAAATATTTCAAAGATGTTTGATAAGGTTCTAAAGGATTGTGTCACATCGAATATAAAAATTACTTTATATTTTGATCATATCCGGATACAAGCCATGAACGAACGTATAACATATACGGATGATATTTTCGATGTGAATACTGATATTTCTTGTGACCAGAAGTTTTCTCTTTTAGTAGATGCCGGGACTCTTATTTCATTTTTTAAAAATCATAACCAGGATATAGAGATAGAGATTAAAAACGATTACAGTATCGTTTTTAAATACGATAGAGGATCTTTCTCTTCTACTTGGATTGAGGATAAGGCTTTCCCTGATTTCTTTTATCCTGTAGGTGATGGTATTCGTGTTATGAGCTCATCTTTCATTCAGTCTATGAAAAGATCTTTTGCGTCTGTTGGATCGGATGAGTTTAGACCGGCTATATGCTCGATTCTTCTTAATGTGAAGAAGAATTATATTGACATTGTTTCTACTGATATGTTCCGTTTGTTTATAAACAGGAAAGAGTATGCTAATGCGGTAGCAGAAAGGTCAATTATGCTAAGCGAGGTCGCGGCTTCCATCTTATACCGCTTTCTGTCTGATAAGGATACGGAGATCAGTATTTCTACAGATGGCGTTAGGACGTTCTTATGCTTTGATAATGTGATTATATCGGATATGAACGTAGAACAACAGTATCCTAACTACGAATATGTATGTAATAAATTCGAAAAATCTTCAAGGGTTAAGTTCGACAGGGATTTGCTTATATCGGTTCTTAATTCCATGACTTTAGTGGATAATGTTGTCAATGTTAAGGTAGATGAAGAAAACGGCATAACGGTAATGTCTGAGGATTTTGGAAATAGAAAAAGGATAATGGAATCAATGCCTTTAAATGCGCTTGAAGGTCCGTGTTTTAGCTTTTCTATCAGTAAGGAAAATATACTTTCATCCGTAAAATCTCTTATAAAAGGAGATACTGTTATGGATTGGTCTGATCAGTATAAGATGATAAAGATGTTCAATCCTAAATACGAATCAACATACGTCTTAAATCAAACATTGTATAATCTATAAACAATTAATAATATGGCTTTTAGAGAAAACAGAAGTTTTGGTACAACTTATTATTTGTATATTAATTCAGATGGTAACTTGTATGAAAAAAGTAACGAACCAAAAGAAGGTTTTGTTCAGCACATAAATCCTAATAGCGGTCAGCCGGCGGGATATTGGAAAGAGTATTATAATGGAGTAGTTGGATACATTAACTACATCGGGTTAAAGTCAATCTCTTTCTCTAATGGAAATACTGTTACTAATTTCCTTATCGTATTAAAAGATTACGAGCTTAATGAAAACTATTGTATTTCCATACCTCTCGTCAATCAAAAAGGAAATATCAAGGGCTTTGTTAAGAGCTTCGTAAAATACTACGAAAACATCGATTTCAGTCGTGAAATTTATTTCAATGTCTTTAAGAAGAAGAAAGATGACGAGTTTGGATCTTCGGAGCTTATTATCGCATATGCCGGAGTAGACGGAGAAAATGATCAGCTTGTTGAACGTTTTTATAAAAAAGGCGTAAATGGTTGGCCTGACCCTGTTGAAGTTACAGGATTTGATGGCAAGAAAAGCCTCGATTATTCAGCTCAAAACAACTTTACTTATCAGAAGATTACTGAATATTCAAACAGGTTCAATGCTTCTATTAAAGATATAAGAGCAGGTATAATGGCTAAATTAGGTTTAGGAGGAAATACTCAGCAAGAGCCTACAGCTCCTCAGACTTATCCCCAGCAGCCGGCAGAGCCTCAACAGGTTCAACAACCTCAGTCTGTTCCGAGTGCTATTCCGTATCAGAATTACCAACAGCCTGCTCAACAGCCAGCACAGTATCAGGCACCGGCTCAGCCTGCTGCACCTGCCCAGGCGCCTACTACAAGGAGCACCAAGCCTCAGCATCAGACGCAGCCGCAAGCACAGATGCCGAACTTCCCTCCTATGGAAGAAGAAGACCTTCCATTTTAATATAAACATCAGCCCAGGAGAATAACATCTCTTGGGCTTTTAAAGATTGTGTAGAATGATAGTAGAAATAGTTACAAGATTTCCCCTTATTAAACTTCGTAGGAAAGTGACAGAAGAAAGGATTATGGCGAAGCATGGGGATAAATTATGTATGATCTACTCAGAAACCAGAGAAAAATATAAGCAAGGAGATGAGTGGGTCGATGATCCTAATGATGCAGACATAAGTACTTTTCGTGAGTGCTATGAATCAACGAAGGATATAAAAAAAGAAGGTATTGTTTATTGTACTATAAAAATATGATCATGGACAAGTTAGAAGATATTGAAAGACTTCTTTCTGAAAAAGAAGATAGCAAGAAGGATACTGTTTCTGAAAAGAACAACAAACATAAAAAAGAAGATAAGGTCGTTAATGAAATACCTGAATCGTATTTGACTCCAGGTTATCAGAAGACTGTGCAGGTAGGTATTAAGAAGCTGTATCCTGATGTCGTGGTACCTGAATACAAACATGATGGCGATGCATGTTGTGATATTCGTGCATATAGAGTGGTGAAGATGGTGAATGACATGGGAGTGGAAATAGATATTCCTTCCGATTTTGAATCAATTACCTTATATCAAGGTTATTCTGTTAGAATCGGAACCGGCTTCAAATTGAATATCCCAGAAGGATGGTGTGTGAATGTAGAAGGAAGATCAGGATTCTCTTTTGACGAGGGAGTGGTAGTTACTAACGCACCCGGTAAATGCGAATTTACTTACAAAGGAGAGTATATGGTTAATCTTACTAAAATCAATAAAAAACCGACCGTAATCCATAAAAACGATCGAATAGCTCAGATGGAAATAGTTCCACAATACAAAATGGTATTGGAAGAGGTGACAGATATTGAGGTAGAAGACGGAAATGAACGTGGAGAAAAAGGTCTTGGTAGTTCTGGAGTTAAGTAATGTTTAAATATTTTGAAAATGAGCATGTTAGGTTTTACATTCATCACAGACAGCAAGCTGTCAATGTACAGGGAGAAAGCTATTAAATCCGAAAATCTTGCAAAAGAAATTGAGGAAATGCAGGATAAGGCTGATTTTTACAAGGAAAGGCTTTCCGAACTTAAGTCAGATATCGCTTCAAAGGATAAAGAGATTTTATCTATTGGCAAAGATCTTTCTGAGTCTAAGGAAAAGATTGACGCCTTGAAGGAAAATCAGAAAAAGCTGATAAAAAGCGTCAAGAAGAAAACGGAAGAACTTGATGCGGCCAAGGCTGATCTTGACAAAGCTAAGTCCGATCTTGATGAGGCTAATTACAAAATCAGTAACTTGGAAGAAAAGAAAAACAGTATATCATTTGAATTAAAAAAGAAATCAAATGCATTGATTGAAGCCAGGATCAGAATCGGAGATTTGGAAAATGAGGTTTCTATTGGAGCCAAGGCAATACTGGAGTTAGAATCGAAGCTGAAATCAATGCAAGTAGAATTAAGAGGCTACCAGATAGGTATAATCGGTAAAGACAAAAACGATGTCGCTGAGCCGGAATTGGATAAAGATGAGGAGTCAGATAAGGATGTGGCAGAACCAGAGAAGTCCGATGTTGTTCCTGATACGGATGTGATTCGGGAAGAAGCCGGTGATATTGTGGAGCCCGAAAACGAAGCTGAACGAGTAAAAAACACTAAAAAGAAGAAGAAAAAGAAATAAGTATTTTAATCCTTTTTATGTTTTAATGTTTGCCATATTTTAGGTTAGTACTTAACTTTGCGTTGAGAGAGTTTTTATGATAATTATTGGTTAATATTTAGCTGTTATATGCAGGCGTCCGTGAAGGCTCCTGCATATTTTTAAGGTCCTGTAGCTTAGTGGTGAAAGCAAGATGCTCATAACATCGAGATCGTGGGTTCAAATCCCTCCGGGACCACTGTCCAATGGTGTAGTGGTAGCACAACAGATTTTGGTTCTGTTAGCGGAAGTTCGATCCTTCCTTGGATAACGATTAAGTTTTTGTGGAAATGTTAATTATCTCAGTGTTTGCGGTGTGTGAACATAGCAAACATTAAATGGCCCATTAGTTTAATGGATAAAACCTTTGAGTCCTAATCAAAAGTTGCCTGTTCGATTCAGGCATGGGCTACATGGCTTGTTGGATGAGTGGTTTAGTCAGGGGTCCGCAAAACCTCGTATGGCGGTTCGATTCCGCCACAAGCCTCTAAAAAAAGTAAGACAATGAACTACCCAGAGCAACAAATGCTTAAGATCCTTAATAGGGATCTGTTAAGTAATCCGATGTATGTTATTAACAATCTTCATATATATGATTGGGAATCTGACTTCCTGGCCATAACAAGATCATTGTACGCTTATGAAGTAGAGGTCAAGATGTCTAAACAAGATTTCTTTAACGACTTCAAAAAAGATAAAAAACATAAGGTTCTTAAGGACGGCGTTATTAAGGTCGGTGGTATCATAAGTTATCCTCCAAACTATTTCTACTACGCTTGCCCTCCTAATATGATTGACGTAAGTGAGGTTCCGTCTTATGCTGGGCTGATTTATGTAGATGTTAGTAAAAATAGAATGAGAGCAGTTAAGACCGCACCTTTAATTCATAGACAGAAGTTTGATGTAGTGGGTAGGAAACTGGTGGATAAGTTTTACTACAATATGCTTACTTGGAAGAAAAGAGCTATTTCAAACGTGTATGCTGACCCGGCCAAGGAAAGAGAGAAGGGCGTTCGTGCCGGGGCTGAGGCTGTGAGGAAGTCGGCCTGGGATGCGTTCAGGGCGCAGTGCCCGCACATTGCTTTCCCCTATGGAAAAGAATTTCCGATGTGTGACGATCACGAACAAGATCATCCCATGAGAGACTGCATACTTCAGTGTGAAAAAGGTAGAATATTTAAAAACAAATTAAAATGAGCACCCCACGTGAATTAAGCAGGATAGCTAATAGGATAGCCGGTAAGATGACTGATGATGGATGGGTCAGCCCCGGTAGGAAGAATCTTGTCTCCGATAAGAAGGTTATGGAATTAATAGATTTGATCTTTAATGAAATATGGAGGGAATTAAATGACGGGAAAAGAGTCCATATCAGAAAACAGATGATTTTAAAAAAGATTTTTGTCAGTAGGCAAAAAGATAAATACTACATACAATGCATAGAAAAAAGGGACGCCAAATAGACGCCCCTTTTCTTTTTCTGTAAGTAATTGTTATTTCATTACTTTCCTTACCAACTTAGAAACAGCTTGCGTGATAGTCCACCTGATGTTAGCATTAACATTGATAGTCTGAGGAGCACCGTTTGCATCCAAGTTAATTACCTCCTTGTCTATTTCCAAGAACGGATCACCTGCTGTCTGGGTAATAACCGTATTAGCTGTCTGACCACCAGCGGCCGTAACCTTAAGAGTATTTACCAGATCGTTTATATTAGTGTTCGCTACAATACCGGAGAATACGATACTGAAAGCAAAGCCCCCTGTTGCACCAGGGTCGTCGGCAATAACAGCACCGTTGTTGGTAGCTTTGCCTGCTGCCTGATAGGAGGCTGGTATTTGCAGCGTCAGAGGATGAGTCTTGTCCGGAGTTAAGGAGAACGTTAATTTAGTTGAGTTACTTGTACCGTTGATAGTTACAGTACCACCTCCTTTCCCTACAGATGCAGTAGGATCTATTTTTACGAACTCAGCTACCGGAGCTTGGTTTATGGTAGCACTTTTCTTAACATCCCCGGATTCGGCACCAAATTCTACTTGTAACGTACGCTGTACACGACCTTCGTATTTTTCACCTGATACGGTAACCGCCTGATTACCGTCACCTGATCCCGGATTGAAGGTTACAAAACCTATTTTCATTTCTGCCATGATATAAATGATTTTTTTTAGTTAATTAATATCTCGACAAATATAGTTTTATTATACGGAAATCATATTATTCATGTTTATAAATTAAAAGTTATCTTTATCTCAAAATAAGACAATCATGAGAAGAAGATTTTTTAACAAAATAGGGGGGGGCGGTCTCCCTACTGATAATTTTATAGTTTTTGATAAATCTGTATCAGATCCGGCTAATATAACAATAAGCGAAGACTTCGATTTTTTAAATAGGTTGATTACCAGTGGCTTCTATAGAGTTCTTTGCAAGAGCGCTATGGGAGGAGGAGAGGTTTTTGTATGTAGATTAGATGATAACGACAGTAACTTCTATCTTGATGGTAGTCCGGCTGATCTTACCGGACAAGAAGGTGATGTGATGGTCGTTTTCTTAGAATTTTGGTATAAATGGTATAAGGTGGATGATAATAAATTTCTTTATCATTTTGCTGATCATAATATCGATGGCACTTACATCCATGTCCCGGAATCTCTTGTTGGAGCATATAAAGGATATGTATCTTTGAATAGATTATATAGCTGGAGTGATGTTACTCCTACGACGAACGTATCATTATCTGATTTCAGAAGTTACGCAAAAGCGCGTGGCACCGGGTTCCAGGTGATAGATTTTCAACAACATTGTGTAATTGCTATGATGTTGTATGCTAAGTATAAAACACGTAACCTGCAAGGCGTATTAGGACCAGGTGGCGCAGGAAGTAGCCCGGCTACAACAACGGGAAGCAGCAACGCAACCGGCGGTGCGGATACCAAAAACGAAAGTTCAAAGTACGTTTGCGGCTTAGGACTTGAAGGGGTTTTTGGCGGTATCTGTGAATGGGTTGAAGGTGTAGAAATAAACAACCGAGTTTGGAAAATCACCGACCCGGACGGTTCGACTCGCAATGTGAACGCCGAGACTTTCAGCGGTTGGATAATAAATATAGCAGCCGAAAATGGTCCGTTTTTTGATGTGGTGCCGACACAAGTTGGCGGTAGCGATTCCACGCATTATTCAGATTACTATAATCGGACATCAGACAGCTCCCTTGTTTTGGCGCGCTCCGGTTACCGCTCGTATCCGACTGGCGGCGTGGCGTATACGGATGCGGTTTACGATGCGTCGGACATGGATTCGAGCTACGGTTCTCGTCTTGCTTTCCACGGAACCATATCCGAATTGGCTCCAAGGCAATTCAAAAGATTACCCGTATTATAATATCATATTTTAATTGTTTTTAAATTGTATTGTTAATATTATTACGTATATTTGCGATACAATTTAAAAACATTATATCATGAAGATAAACTTTTTAAGCAGTAAGGTCTATGTAGGTTCTAAGACAAAAGAAGCTAAAATCAGAAAGCTTTCTATTAGCAAAGATCGGATTATGACCATATCGGTAGATAACCTGAAATGGATGGGTATCGAAGATGCGGTTCTGATTGGTATGGAAGAAGGAGCTGAGTTTAAAGGGGTGTTGGATTCTAATTTGTATATAGCTCCTTCTAAGGTAGAAGACGAGAGATCGTTTTTATTAAATAAACAAGGTGAGAAATATAGACGTATTTACCTCCGTGATGTACTGTCTTCGCTGGGTTGGGATATCGGTGATAATCAGTATGCGGTTTATGATATTGTGAAGATTAAGGACGAAGATGGTGTGTTCTGCCTGGTTCCGAGAGAGATTAAGAAAAGCAAGTTTGAAAAAGGAGAATGATATGGTACAAGATATTGATATAAAATCCAAACGAATATTATTGTTTGATTTTGATGGAACGCTTATAGAAACCGCTTCTGGGAATACGTTCGCTACAGACTTGACAGATATGAGGATTAAGATGGATGTGGTGAATAAGGCTCTTGACCTCATGCAGGAGAACGGTGTTAAGGTATTTGCTATCGTAAGCAATCAAGGAGGAGTAGAAGCTGGGTTTGTTTCTGGAGCTGATATTGAAGCTAAGATAGAATACGTACTGAGGTCCGTACATGATCTGGCGGTAAAGAGAGGCATAAGAGGCGTCTTGTATGAAAAAAGGTTGTGTTATTCAAATGACGAACAAAATCCGATGAGGAAGCCTAACACGGGCATGATTGATGATATTCTTATGAAGTGTAAAGACACGGTAATGCGTGGTATGAACTTTAGTCAACTTAAGGGATGTTCGTTGATGGTCGGGGACGCCAGTGGTCTGCCAGGTCAGTTCTCTGATTCGGATAAGGTATGTGCTTATAATGCTGGTATTGACTATATGGATATTACTACGTTTTTGGATAAAGATCTTGATTTAGAATATGTATTGTCCAAAGAACATACAAGTGAAGGAATAGTTATTTTAAATAATGGCTATATATATATCCTTGAAAATCCATATGGTGTTGGTCTTAATATAAAAATCACTTTAAAAGATTTTTATAAGATTGAAACCGATGATGGAAAAACTGCAACCGTAGATGATGTGCTGAATATAAGGATTGATAAAGATCAGAATTTTAATTCATATAGTGATGTTATAAAAATAGAAACATTAAAAGACGGTAGTATCAAATATACAAGCTTATATCATGAAAGTAAAGAAAACAGCGATAGTTTATCATAAATCGGATTTAGATGGCGTTGTATCGGCAGCCATCGCAACCATGTACGAAAACAGTAAAAACAAGGATGTTGTTTATATCCCGTATTCGTATGAAGATGATGTTAAGAAAGTTACCAGCAAAGTGCGTGATTTAGATGCTGTTTATGTTCTTGACGTGTCTTTCGGAGCCGATTCTAAAACGGTTTTCAAAAAGTGGCTTGATGAAGGAAAGAGCCTGATGTGGATAGATCACCATAAGGGAATTATCGAAGATAGTAAGACATGGGGGTTCGTAGTTCCAGGGTTGAGGAGAGTCGGTACTGGTGCGTGCGCACTTGCCGCCGACCTGCTTATGGGGAAGGTGCCGGCGATCGTCCGGTGTCTGTCAGACTACGATGTGTGGAATAAAGAATCCGGTTTAGGCTGGGATACGGTAGTAGCCGTTCAGTATGCCTTGAGATCAAAAATAAGACTCAATGTGTTAATAGCATTGTCGTATTTGTATGATCATTTTAAAGAAAATATGAAGGACAATGAGGTGGATTTAATTTTCTATGATCTCGCTAAAGAAGGACGTGCTATAATTAATTACATGGCCGGCAAAAACGAACAAGATGTAAGTAGGTATTCGTTCGAAGCGTATGTTGATGAGGTGAAGGTCGTGGCGATGAATACTACAGAATTTAGCTCTAAAGTATTTGATTCTCTTACACCGGACTGGTTAGACGGTAGGAAAATTAAAGCCCTGATGCCATTTTGTATCATGCCAGGTGGTAAAGTCCGGTTCTCTCTTTATGAATGCGTAGAAGACAGCGCGGATTGCTGTGAGGTAAGTAAGAGATTCGGTGGTGGAGGACATGCTGGTGCTGCTGGATTCGTTATAGACGTATCAAGTGACCAGTTTAAGGACTTCCTTGAAAACCATAAACTTACTTCAATTCAATAAATTAATAAGGTCGTGTTTTAAATAGGATTGGTTTCTATCAATCCTATTTTTTTTTGTTGTGTGTGAGGTGGGTGGGTATGTGATGGGAGAGAGGGTAAAAGAGGTTTATGTAATGTGGGAGATATGTGAGAAAGAGGTTTATGTCATGAGGGATATGAAAAAATGTTTATGTGATGGGAGAGAGGGTAAAAGATGTTTATGTAATGTGGGATATGAAAAGATGTTTATGTGATGGGAGAGAGGGTAAAAGAGGTTTATGTAATGTGGGATATGAAAAAATGTTTATGTAATGTGGGAGATATGTGAGAAAGAGGTTTATGTCATGAGGGAGATATGTGAGAAAGATGTTTATGTAATGTGGGATATGAAAAAATGTTTATGTGATGGGAGAGAGGGTAAAAGATGTTTATGTGATGGGAGAGAGGGTAAAAGATGTTTATGTGATGGGAGAGAGGGGGTACCTATCACGAACCTCCCGCCCCCGAAACGCGTTTTCTCCCCCGCACCCCCTTCGCTGGAAAACCGGAAACGCGTTTTTACCTCAAACCTACAAACCCTCTGATTATCAACATCTTATTTAAATTATTGATAATCAATGTATTATTATAACATATTGATTATAAACCACTTAAATAAACATATATCCCACATATTAATGTACGCATGTAATACTGCTCTTTAGTGTTTTATAACTTGCTGATAATCATATAATAGAATCGAAATTAATACAAGTTAACAAAAAAAAGATAGCATATATATTTGTGGTATTGATAAATGTCGTATATTTGCGTCGTGATCGAGAGAGACCACGAGTTAACATAGTGAACCTATATAGTGTACCCGTTGGGTGAACTATATATGTATCTGTAATTGCCTGCGTTGTGGGTCATTAAATTGAATATCATTTGTTTAACAATTAAAATATATTGGATTATGATTACAAAAAAGAATGTAAACAAGCTGCAAAATGCTGTTATTAAAGAAAATGCTGCAAATTTGGTAGGTGCTGTTAAGTTGTACAACGCTCTATTTGCTAATGGAGCTGATCTAAAGGCTATTTGCAAGGCATTGGAAATACCGGCAGAATACGCCGTAAAGGTAGCAGCCCTCGCCAAAGATAAAAAAAATCTGGTGGCAGTGTGTAGTCAGATGTTACCTAAAGTGGATAATACTTTTGTTAAGTTTACCTTATATTCTAAAGTATATAAGGATAGCAATATAGATAAGGAAAAAGGGGTGGAAGCTAAAACGGCTGATTGGTTCGCTGAGAATGTAGTTTACGGTAGCGAATATAAAGCATTTGGTTTTACTACTGCCGAATCATTGGAGACCAAAAAAAGTACTAAATGGTTGATAAAAGAAACCGACGAGTACAAAGCTACTTATGTGGCTGTTAAGATCAAATCTTATTCTATTCGTACCGTTGCAAAGTGTGTATCTGAGTATTTAGCACACGAAAGCAATCAGCAGTGAAAAAACAAGGTTTGGCGCGTACCTTTAAACGCGTCTGTACGCCGTTGTCAGTGGGTGCACGTCCCGCGTATGCTTTAGACTGAAGCTGACAAAACAGAGAGTTATTTTACATATTGGAGATAGACATACCGTCGCCCTTGCCGTTGGCAATTAAAGGGCTGGTATTACTGCATGGACTATCCGAATAGGTATGGTTTATGTTAGGTATGTGATTACAGTTTGGAAAACATGCCGTTGTACGAGGTTTATCTTCAGATCGAAACGTGTCTTACTTGCTTACACGAAAAACAGAACAAGGCTGTAGATTAAATTACAGGGTACAAGCATGTAGCCTACCATGTAGGGACGTGCCGTATCAAAACGCAAGGACACTATGCCGTTATGTGTGGCGAAATAGTGTAGCAGACGGAAAATATAATAACAACATAGTACGAGCCTGTACGCAAGAACTACGTACTAATTACGGGCTGTTGGTTGTAGCATAAAATCTCTATAGGATAGGAATGCGTGTCCGGTTCGATTCCGGAGCAACCTCTAAATTATAAACAATATAATAACATGGAAAGGAAATTTAAATCTTATATGGTAGACGTCCGCGGTCTGTCCAGGAAAGAAGCTAAAGAAAAGCGGAAAAGAGCGTATCGTGAATTTATGTTGTATCGTGATCTTAAAGAAGCGTATCATGCCGATACGGGAAAGGACAAATGCAAACGCAAAGTCCATACATCACGAACATACGTGAAGGAAAACATAAACAGTATTTAAACAGGAGTAGGGTTGTTCCGAATATCGGAGCAGCCCTATTTTTGTATCCTACTCTTTCTATTTACGGGTAAGATATTCTGAGAGTGAACACGACGACAAACAAGGTAGGAATGCGTATATTGGTTCAAATCGAAACAAAAATAAGGCTGTTTGGATATAATGCCGGTATTTTGTCTATATAATGTCGTTAAAATTGGTCTAAAACGAAACTTTGGGCGGTTTTCTGACCCAAAATAGGGTGTCGGATGCCGCCTTTTTCGTCTCTATGGATTGAAAATTAAGCTTATTGTATTTTTCTCAAAAATGATGTATGCTTGACTATCAATTAGTTAGGTTTTATAATACCCGTATTTTCGGACACACTTATTGTATTTTTTTTATTTTATGTGGTGGTTTTTATTAGTAGCTGACTTGTATTTTCTGTCGGTTGGTATTCGTTCTATGTTGGAGTACGGACCGGATCAGTATAATATTGTAATGGTCTTTTGCTTTTCTTTATTGGCTTTGATTATAGGTTTAAATATCTATTTTGATAGGAGGAGCAGACGGTAGGGCGTGGGCTGAAGACTCTCTATTCTCTCTATGGAATGATATTATCTCCAAACACCCCATACTTCATGCCAGAGTATAAGCTTGTAGCGCTCTCCGTATGCCGGTAGTGAGGCGGTAGGGCGTGGGTTCTATGCGGAAAGCCGGAGGATTAGCGGGAGTTGGAGAGGGGGAGAGGGGGAGAGGGTGGGCACTCTCTTCCCACAAAATTAAGACTTACAGCGTTTTAAACAGCATTTTGTAGTTTCTACCAGCAAAATTCAATAGATCAGAGCTTTAAAACAGCATAATGTAGGATTTTCCCACAAAATTAAGACCTACAGCGTTTTAAACAGCATTTTGTAGTTTCTTCCCACAAAATTAAGACCTACAGCGTTTTAAACGGCATTTTGTAGTTTCTTCCCACAAAATTCAATAGATCAGAGCTTTAAAACAGCATAATGTAGGATTTTCCCACAAAATTAAGACTTACAGCGTTTTAAACAGCATTTTGTAGTTTCTACCAACAAAATTCAATAGATAAGCGTTTTAAAACAGTGTTCTGTAGATCATTTCCACAAAATTCAATATGATAAGGGTTTAAAACAGCATTATATAGGTTCCTTCCAACAGATTAAGGGTTGAGGACTGCATTATGTGAGTATTTTTTTTTAAGCGGGATGTTTAACAATTAAAATATGGATGGTATGAACGTATATGACTTTGCGCCTGACTTAGATTTGAGTAAGGAGGTAGAAGGTTCTATTTTCGGGGTAAAAGGAATAGAAGGCAGTGATGGAATAGTATATGCTAAGGTAGTTAGCTGTGTAGACGTTAAGGATTACAGTTGTGATAGGTGTATTTTTTTATGATTGTCATAAGGATGATTGTTATAAGGATAAATGTTTATTATCGCGTAGTGATAGTTGTGTAGATGGGGATTGGCTTTGTAGGTACGAACAGGCTGCCATAGAGGGGGAGTAGGCGGCGCCTTGGGCTAAGGCCTGCGGTTGTAGGTGGAACGTAGGTCGGAGCAGAGCCGGAACAGTTTATTGTGGAACTAAAAAAAAAATAAAAAGGAGGAGATAGCGATATGAAAAAGGCATTTAAGATATTTTCTATTATGTTTGTCATAGAAATAGTGCTGATAGCTATTTTAGATGCTATGGCGTAAGTGAGAAAAATTTCTTCATTAATTTTCTTATGCTTTAGACAGAATGCTCCCATCTGCGAAGATCGGAGCATTTGCTTTATGGGATTCATGGTGCAGCAAGTCGGTTCGATTCCGGCGATCTCACACAACATTAAAATAGGGAAGAACATGTTAAAAGAAGAATTTGAAGAACTGATTAAAAGGGAGGTAAACGAAAATCAGTATAAAAACATAGAAACGGCATACGAGGCTTTGCCGGAGTATATGGATAAGATGTATTTAGCAAGTGCTATTTCAAATGATATTGGGAAAGCTATTAATGTCTTATCGTTTTTAGGATCGCATATAAGCGAGTTAATGGGTTCGATAATAATCGAAAGGCAAAAGGTGGAATCATGTGCCTATGATTTAATAAACAAATCGCATGAGGAGGATGACTTGAAAGCAAGAGAGATTGCCGTGCGATTAATAGGAGAGAGGGAAACAGTGGCATACACAGTAAAAGAAGGGCTGCCATTGTGGGAACAAGATAAAAAGTTTATAATAGAATTAATAAAGGAGGATAGAAAATGAAAGACGGTATTGTATTGCATCCAGAGCATGGGTTGAATCCATCCATAGAACTATGCATAGTATGCGGTGAAGAGATGGGGATTGCTTTATTAGGGAATAACATCAAAGGGCAGGCGCCGCATCATATATGCACGGGAGAAATATGTGACAATTGCAAAAAGATAATAGATGACGGAGGTTGTTTTATTATCGAAGTCGAGGATGGATCAGATCAAAAGAATCCGTATCGTACAGGGAGATATTGCGCGATAAAGAAAGAGGCGGCAAAGAAAATACTTGGACAGGAGCATAGTATTGTGTACATGGAAAAGTCTGCGTACAGTCAAATAATACCACAAAAATAAAGAAAGATATGTTTACAAAAGAAGAGCGATTATTCATATGGAAAAAGGTATATGAGATGATTGATAGGTTAGAGGATGGGGAATACATATGTGTTGCGTTAAGAAATGTAGTGTTTATGTATTTCAAAACACATAAAAATATCTATGAGTTTCGTTCAGACGAAATGGTGAGAATATATTTCCCGGAATTGGAGGAGAAGATAAGTATGGCCACAGAACCAGAGGAAACAAGAACGTTTTATGGGTGGTTTGGTTGTCTTAGTCCAGAAACGAAGGAGGTAAGGCTGAATATTGTGAAAGATATTATAAAAGAATTAGAATAGTATTTTTGTTAATCTATTTTATTCATCAAATTAAGTTTTGGGTTTTGGCATGTCGGTTCGTGAGGATAGGCATGCCAATTTCTGCATCATAGAGGGGATGACGCGGCGTGCCGGTGCGTATGTGCCGGTCCTGGTTCGATTCTGGGCATCTCACAAACAATAAAACAAAAAAGTTATGAGAATATATAAGAATGATATTATAAAGGCGTCAGCAATAAGCACCGGAGCCGACAGAGGCGTGTTGCTGTGTTCAATAACAGATTCAGGCTTTACGTCTATAGCGGGCGTAATATCGGCTGTTAAGGATAGGTTACCAAACGAAGATCACAAGAAGATGGTTTTTGAAATCTTGAATGATACGAAAAAAGAGTACGGAAGATATAATAATTGCGGAACAAAAGTATTGTAATAAAGAGTAGAAAACAATATGTTTATGTAATATTAGTTTTTTTATTTTTATTGAAAGGAGCGCCGGCCTGTGAAGGTATGCGCTCTTTGTATTTGTATAATGCATAAAACAATAATAATATGACAGAGAATAGTATAGACGTAAATATCGTACCTGTAAAGAATGGTATGAAACGTGTTGTGGTATCATATTACCATTATTCACGCAAGGAGAAAGATCGCATGAGTTCCCAAACGGATTACGTTTGGGAAACAAAGAATGAAGAAATGTTTAAATACTTTGAGGCCAGGAGGACAAAAGTATTTTATAGTCAGATTCGTGCCATGTGTAGATTCTATGGCAAGAAAAATGTACGTAAATACAAAAAGTTATGATATTAAAAACGACAACCAACGAGTTTTGTTTCATTAACGTAAGTTTCTACGAAACAATAGCAGATCCTCGTCATTTCTTTGAACAGGATTATGAAGAGATGCCAGAATATGAGGAGGAATCGGATTTTGATTTTGATTCTTATTACAATAAGTTTATTCCTTTTGTACAGGAATGGGCGAATGAGGTAAGTGAACGCCTTTACGGATATGGCGTGAATAGTATAAAGGTAACATCGGTCGGATATCCGAAAGAATATAATTATGGTACTGATTGGATGAACGTAGAGGTAGAGTTTTGTGATGAATGGAGGCAAAAGATGTTATCTAACATTAGTAAGATTGTCAATGATGATAAATGCAAGAAGTATGCGGAGACTAATTACCGGTCGGTATCAGGATACATCTTTTTAGGACCTGAAGATTTAAAGGAATTTGAAAAGGAAATAATAGAAAGAAAGTCGGATTCCGGATATGATGTAACAATATTATTAAATATGTATCTAACTTTGGCTTTTGTAAAAGAATTTGGATTTAAAGCCGGAGAAGCATGGAGTGAAATAACAGAATATGCTTACGGATGTTTATCGTATTCCGATTTTGCAACAACAGAGATGCTTATACCGGAAGGTTCGGAGCATTTATTCAAAGACATTTACACGGCAAAGGCCGACGAATTATATCATCATGTCCTGGATAAATTCGGATGGGCGTGGCGTGATCCGAAATATAAGTCAGAAACAGAATTATGCGCGATGCTAAAGTGGGCAAAAGAAAAAGGCTTGACCATTGAAGAGTTAAGTATTTAATTGTTAAACATAAGGCAGTAGTGGTGCGTGAGTATAGGTGCTGCCGTTAAAATATTTTATAAGATGAAAAAAGAAGAGATTCAAACTATTTTATACACAATCAAAGAAGGAGACAGTATTAAAATCAAAGTACAAGACAAAAGTGAAGAGATAAGACTGCGGGATCATGTAAGAAGAGTACAGAAATACGGATACAGGTTTTGTTTGTCTCATTTACATGATGGAATTTTCTATCTGGAGAAGTTGAAAGAAGGGGATAAGGATAAATACTATAGAGTAATAAACAGAGGAAATGGAAAGACCGGAGTATAATAAGCTACGCAAAATGGCTAAGACTACTCCAGGTCTGATAGTGGACGAGGTGCAAAACATGATGCGTGTATCGCTATACGATAATGGGGAACTTAAGAAGGTGGTAGTAGTAATGAAATGCGATTCTTTTTTACAGTCAAAAAGTAACATAGAAAAGATAATGTTATTATCATCTTCTATAGAAGATAGAAAAAACAGAGAAAAAAATAAAACAAAATCAGAAAATGAACAGAATAACAAAAATAAGAGAAGAAATAGGAGGAAAACAGGTTGATTTAACCTTTTACGGGCGCTTTTGCAGCCTTATCGAAGGTGATAGGAAGATAATACTAAGGGCAATAAAAAACGGTTGTAAAAAAGGCGTAATCGGGGCCATTCAGCCTGGGAGACATGACAGAATTTGGACCACATGGTCTATTGCTTTTAACGATCTGAAGGTAGGGGATACGGTAGAGTTCAGTACATCTGGAAAATACAATCCCGGATTTCATGCTACGGAAAAGTATGTAGGGTGTGTAGAATGGATAAAAGGGTCGGAATGTGCGATAAAAACCGGTAAGGGGATAGCAGTAGTATTAATTAAACACGTAGAAAGGGTAGTAAAATGATGGGGTTGAGAGAATTTATAGAACTTTTTGACAAGAATGAAGTAAAGAATTTGTTTAATGCATTGTCTTCATGTATAGAATACGTAAGGATAGATTTGCATGTATTTAATATAGGTGCTCATGTTGCGTGTCTGTACAGTAATGATCCTGAATTGCTTTCACAGGCAGAAGGTTGTAATGTGAATATGATAATAGAGGTACCCCACTTATTCGAAGCATTCATGGAATATGCTTCACCGGAAATGAAGTTGTATTATGAAAAACTAACAGAGATAGTATAATATGAAAGAAGAAGTAGAACGGATAAAGAAGTTGGTAGGCATAGATCATAACAGATGGGAGCAACCTTGTGCATGTGATAAATGCAAGAACATGTGTAAGGTTGCTTGTATTGGTACGCCAAAAGACATAGAGGCTATCATAGATGCCGGATACGCTGACAGGTTAAAAGAAACAATGTGGATGGTAGGGTATCTTGCAGTGAAAGAAAAACCAATAGCGATGATCCAACCAACAGAGAAAGACGGGTGGTGCGTGTTCCGCCGGCCAGACGGTCTCTGCGAGCTGCATGACCGTGGACTAAAGCCGACTGAAGGAGTTCTGGCTTCTTGTAAGGTGGTTGAAGAAGACAATGTCCCAACATATGAAACGTCTGTACTTAGAGCAGTAGCTCATGAGTGGGTTAAGGTAGAGAACTTCGCAACTATAATGAGGGTCGTTTTTAAATTTTTGCATGAAAATGAACGTAGAAAATAAATTAGATAAAGTGGTTAATATCCTAAAAGAAAAAGGATTTGTAGTATATAGAAAGGGCGGGAAGGAGCCAGGTGTGTTTTACGCTAAAGAAGGTGACAGCCGGATAGGATTCGTTTATCCCAACAACGGATATATATATGATAGAATAAAAATGTGGTCTTTTTCAAGGATATATAAACCACATAAGAAAACCGGGTCTTCGTGTTTAATGAGCGTCAGCGACGAATTTACGATAGAGAATGCGATTAAGAACATAGAGGATAGACTGTGGGTGAATTATATAAAAGATGGTAACAGAAAACGACCAGAAGAATATAAAAATATAAGAGAATTTGTTGGTAGCTTCACTAAATTCTACAACTCTGTAGAATTAGTTGAGGTTAAGTAGTTTTTCATGCGAGTTAGTTGCCGGCACTGGTCTGTGAAGATAGGTGCCGTTTTTTTTATTCAAGAAAGGAGGACAAAGATGGGAAAAAGAGACAAGGAGATACCTTATGAGGTAGTCATACAGGAAAGAAAAAGAGTGGATTTATACGGTAACGTAGTGTATTATATCTATTGGTTTGATAAATATGGGTACGATATCACAAACGAATGGAAATTCTGGAGCAAGGGTCCGAAAAAGAAATACGATAGAGTCAATCGTTATCTAACAGATAGTTGGTTGAAGGAATACTGTAAGAATAACAATTTAAAGATAAGTAGAATAAAGGAATGAAAAAGATAAAAGTAGACAAAGTGATATTATATTACATGGATCGGGTAGACCCTGACGGGAACCTATACCGGTTCTATGTATATAAAGACATGGCATCTGAAATAGAATACTTTTGCACGGAAGAGACAGGTAATATGACTATACCAATCGGAGAAGGAAAGTATATTAAAATCGTGCCAAGGGAAATAGTGAAAATACCGGTAAGGGGATATAGGAAGCTTACTGGAATATGGAATCGTGAAACATGTAACGGGAAGGGATGGTATAGGCTTTTTAATTATTTCAAATACAAGCCGACCCTATGTTATTTTAAAAAAGCTGGACATGATGAAAATGGGAACACAAGATACGAAATATCATTATTTAATAGCATTATAAATGTGACAAGATATTTTAATCTGTGGAGAATGAAGCCAGGAAAGTATGTTATGGTAACAAACGAGTGTGGAGCCTTGGATGTTATAAAAGAAAAATTTGACAACATAAATATAGTGGAATATGGATCTGAATGAATTGTACAAAGAAATAGAAAAAGCAGAGATTGATCTGAATGCAAAAAGGTTAAAGTACATCAAAGAGGCATTAGTGGAGAACGGTGGAAGTATAAAGCTAAAATTTAAAAAATGGGGAGAAGATAATAATGCGTTTGACTTTGATGATCAGTTTCCGGTGATAATAGAAATTGCTGGGATTCCTATGTTTTTAACGGAGGTGTATGTCAAAAAAAACGGTTTTCGTATGGTTCTGCTGGATTATGATGATATGACTTTAGGTGATTTTGATAATACAGGGGAAAATGAACAGGTTGCTTATTTTATTAACTATTGTTTAAATCAAGACAAAGATGGGAAAGAGTAGAAAGGATTATGAAAAGTATCTTAACTCCATATCTCCAGATAGAGACGATGAGGCATGGATCATTGGAGGAAAGAACAGGTATTGCGGTAGAGAGAATTATGGCACTATGATCAAAAGGTATGATCCTATTGGTTTTAATGTAGGATACAGGGAGTGGGTAGAACAGCCAGAATAAGGCGGCGCCTGCCCTGCCATGAGGTCGGCCTGGCTGTCTGTGGCCAGGACCGTACATTAGTCAGATAATGAACGACGAAAACAATACAAATGTTTGTTAATTATGAGAGTAGAAGATTTAACGAAGTTTGAAGGAGAATGTCCTAACATAGTCGTATTTGGTGCATATATGGCTATTAGGGTTCCATTAACGAAGAAATGGAAGAAAATTATTAACGAGAGAGGAGATAAGCCAAACACGTATCATAACTGTTTGATTAGTTATATCTCAGAGCAGATCGCGTTGTCCGGATTCAACATGAAAAGCATCGGGAACCTGTTAATAAAGGGAATCGTTTTCAATCAAAACGATTACTATAAGTATAACGACGTAGGAGGATTCCCGGCAACTATCAACGATTTGGGATATTGGGATAAAAACAGGGTAGAGCCAAATGAAGATTTTCACACTGTTAGGTTGTTTAATACAGTAAGTGTATATGGATTGATGTTTGGGCCCATAAAACAAAATAATTTCATTACGTTGGAAAACGATATAATGCAGATTAATGTTGGCAGCATAACTTACATCTAAAGAGATAAATCATGAAGCTATTATATTTAGTAGAGTCAGGAGAATCGAAGTTCCTTGTCTTTGACGAAATGCCTGATAAAATTAGCACAAAGTACGGAGATGATACCATTATTGGAAGGATAGGAGGTATATTCTATGATTTCCTTGCAAAGAGAAATGAGCGAAGAGAAGCTTTCGGAGGTAGAAAGTTCGATATCGTACTTGACAACGGGGAGATAGAGAAGTGTGAAGGGCAATGGTGGGATGCGGCGACAGACAGAGCAAGAGAAGAATTGGAAAAAGAGGGAAATCCACTTTCTAAAATGGTACTGATTGGTGTTTCTTCGGTAGATAGATTATTGGATTGCTATGTGTATTATGGGTTATGGGCATCCGAAAGTAAGATTGAAGAAATGATAGCTGACTACAAAGGTCGTATATATGAGTATTACGAATTTAAGGAAGAGGTCATTAATAAGATAAATGAGACCCTTAGAAAATCATATATTCAATCTTGGAAAGAACGGATAATACGATCTGGGATGAGACAGAAAGGGAAAGACGTGTTTGAATCACCGGATGGATTGTATATTGAGATGGTATATGAGAACAAAGCGTTTGTGCCATATAGACCTATAAAAGAAATCCAGGATTTACCTATAGATGCAAAGTATATACCGCTTCTTACAAGGATATTTGGAAAGAACATACTTGCGGAGATAGGAGGAGATAAGATATTTATAACTACTGGAAAATATGCTGTGAATTTTTGGTGCTGGAAAAAGTAAGCATAATGTAAAAAGAAGATTAAAATAATAGCTTATGACATTTCGAGAATTTATGCAGGAGAACGGCTATGACCGGATAACTACCTTTTGGGAAGATTTCAGCATAGCCGACAAGTATGGTGTAGCAGGTGTCAAAGATACCTACAAACGTGCATTCAGTGAATGGAAAGATGATTATAAGTTTTTCACGGAATTAACGCTCGTATTGAATCATAAAATCTGGCAGCATTATGACAGCAATCGTGAACTGGCTGCACTGTATGACCGGTTGTGGCGAGAAGCTGACGAGTATGCCATGAATAACTTTAAGGGAGAAGAACTTGATTATTATTACAGAATAACAGATTAATATTATGACAGCAGCAGAAAAATTAAGAACTATTTAAAATATAAAGACATGGAAGACGATCTTATTACAACAAAAGAAGTAGGCGATTATCGCATTAAAGTGTATTATTGCCATGATTCAGAATGCCCTATAACTAATTGGGGTTTGTTTGGGTCATTCTTTTTTGAATACTCTGATATGCATCGATTGCATGATGAATGCAATTGGAAAACTTTCTTCTACGATAACAAGCATGATCTTAGAGATGTTATTGATGCTATTGTAATGAAGCATATAGAACAGAAAGATATTGTAAAATATTTAAAGAAAGGGGAAGCGAATGGGATCTCATTCACATACAACAGAGGTAGCAATGTATGGGAGTTGAAGCATAAGACAAGTCCATATATAGGTCAAGAGTTTTTACCAGGTGATTTGAAGGACTTTGATTACAGAGGAGAATTAATAGAGGATCTGGATGATGAAGACCTGTTAGATATCATATCCAAATATGGAAAAGATGTGGTAGCTATAGAGTGGTCAACAAGGGGTTATAGTCAAGGTGATTATATAAAAGGGATAGCATACGTTACAAAAGAAAAATATGATAATGAAGTCTGCAACAAAGAAGGAGATTGGAAAGAAGATTGTGCCAAAATTATAGATAATGAAGTAAAGTCCATAGGTATGTGGATGTGGGGAGATGTAAAAGGGTACGTTCTTGAAAAGAAGGTAGCATTTACCAAGAAATACAAAGACGAATCAAGAGAGGATGAAGATTGCGAAGAATGGGAAGAGGTTGATTCTTGCTGGGGATGTTACGAGGAGACAGATGAATTGATAAAGGAAGTCATGATAGAGAATGGCTTAGAAGAATAGGTTATAATGGCTGATAGTGACGGATGCCACAGGAGACAGGTGGGTAAAGTGCAAAGAGCTCCGGTTCAGGGGAGATGGGACCTGTCTTGCGTGGCGTAAGGCTACAGTAGATGAAATTGTTGAACATTTTAAAAGAAGATAATTATGGGATATATATGTACAAGATGTGGTGGAACAAATGTTGTCTGTGAAGCCATAGTAAATCCGAATACCAGAGAAATAATAGATTATTTTGATGAATCTTTCGAGCATGCTATTTGCGGGGATTGTGAAAACGAGGTAATAATATCTAACGTTGAAGAAGTCAAACATGAAATTGATTTAAGATTTCATGAATTTGTAGAAAAAACAGGTAAGGAGCCTGAATACGTAGAATGTCAGATTGTACGGAAAAAGACAGGAAATGAACAAAGAAAGACAATAAAACTATCATTGAGCATCAACGATGATGATAATGATGATGTTTCTTGTTATTGCAATGGGATAGAATCGTTTAAGCAACTTGCTGAATACGGGATGGGAGAATTTATCGTAACAGGTTGTTGGAATTTCTTTTAAGAAACATATGTAGTTATCATTTTTAATAACATATCTTATGAAAACACAAGAAGAATATGCCCGTGAGATTGAAGGAATTATTCTCCGGGATGTAGAGAGCTGCCAGGGTGATTGGTTTAATATCGATAAAGAGATATTCATGCAGCCAGAGAATGAGAACAAGGCATTTATTTTGGGAACCCGGAAGACCGGATGTGATTTAATAATACTGGGTGGCACTAATTGTGATGAAGGTAGTATGGATTGGCTTTTTGGGAGTCTTGGCAATGAAAACTTCTATGTATGCCAGCCAGTATCTTTCTATAAATCACAACGAGAAATCCAGAAAGTAAATCCGCTTTATGCTTTCAAGGTGGCCACTGCTTATTTTAGAGAACAAGGGAAGGTTCCGGTATTTGAAGATAGTAACTGTAGATTAATAAAACTATGAGCATAAAAGTAATAAGATACAGGTTGCCATCTTATTGGGCTTGTCCGTTAATCAATGATGATTACACTGGATTAACGGATGAAGAATGTGAGGAAATTCATAAAATACAAGATATGGAAAGATTGAATTTTGAAACATTGTTTCGTATCGTAAGATGGGATTACAACCGTTGCTTTAAGGATGAATCACTGGACAAGGATTTGTTCGTAGAAAAATACGGACGGGTAATGGGTGAACATTATTATAACAAGTTTGTCCATGAATTTGACGGAAATATCCTGAAGATGGTTGGTTACTTCAGAGGTTCCGAAAAAGAGGGGCAAGTCTTCTGCGATATGATAACCGAACGCATTGAAAAATATGAACAAAGAGAATCATATAATAGAAGCAAGTTAAACAATTAAAAACATACTTATATGAACAATTCAATGGTCGCTCACTTATGGGCAAACGAAAAGCAAGAATCAGCGCATGGTAGTAACTTCTATTTTGAAGGTGAAAGTATTTATTCCTATGGAAGACATTTTGAGGTCGGAAGAATCGTGCGAAACAAGCGTGGAGAAAAGGCGTATTTGATTAATGATACATACCATTCTTCTACTACAAGCAAGCATCAATATTATGTTCGTGAAGCAATACCAACTGGTTCAAAGGTGTTCTATGTTGAATGTAATATGTCATATTGTATCGGTAACATGCTCTTTGTTACCAATATGTTGGAATCCATTAAAGATGCTATTGAAAAATACAAAAAAGCAAGAACCGAATTGTCCTATCGAGATATTTGGGAAACGTTTAAAAATCTGATGGATTATATTGAGTTCTTCGATATGGGGACTCCCCGGCGTCTTCTTAAAAAGAGCGCAAACGAATGGCTTGGAACTAACCATGAATTATCACGGAAATCAGATAAGATTAAACGTGAGTATGTCCGTGAATTGAAACACATTTTCCAGATATTGTTGAATCATCAAGCACTGGAAGTCCTTGGAACCGTTAATGTGATTGTAGATGAAGTTTGCGGGGAAGGTACATGGATTAAGTATTCAGAAAGATCTGAAAGATGGAGAAAGGGTGAGGAAGAAAGAGAAAGAATAAAATTAGAGAGATTAAGAAAGGAAGAAGAAGCCCGTTACAAGGATTTTGATGAAAAACTGGAAGAGTGGAAGTCAGGAGAAATAAATTTCTTGAATACACCTTTCTATATTCCTGGTGAAAAACCTAACGCCTGGATCCGTATAAAAGGAAATATTATTGAGACAAGTAAACAGATAAAGATTGGAATAGCAGAAGCCAGAAAACTGTGGCGGGCTGTGTCGGCAATGCACCGGGGCGCCGAGTTTCGGCACGGTCTGGTGGAGGACGTCACCGGTCACCAGTGGAGTCTAAATCGGTACGAAAACGATTTGCTAACCGTTGGATGTCATAGGATAGCATATAACGAAATGGAGAGAATAGCAAAACAACTGGGATGGGTTTAAGTAACCCATCTTATTTTATAACAACTAAAAACAAGAAAAATATGGAAAATCCAATTATTGTTCCGTTTGATTTAGAAACGGCGAAAAAATAAACATAGGGGAAATAGCAGGTCGTATTGTGACAGAGAAAGGACAAAATAGAGCAGAAATCGTATATGAAGACAATTCGTCAAATTGTCCGTTATTGGTTGTAATTCATTCGATTTCTGTATCGGCAGACTGGTTTTCTGCTACAGGAAAAGCACTTAGCAGCGAAAATCGCCTCCTTCTTGAAGTTCCAGAATATATTACATTTAAAGATGGAGAGGTGTTAAGCAATAAAGATGGTAGCTATATCTTTATTTTAAATACACATGGGAAATATTTAACGTCTTTTTATGCCTCTTTAAATCAAAAAGGTATTCTTAAAATAGAAGATGGTTTATCTGCTTGGGAAAATCAGATAGAAAAATACAGATTTGCCACTGAGTCCGAAAGACAAAAGTTGGTTGACGCATTAAAGGCAAGCAAAGAACCTAAAGCTAAAGAGTATCTGAAACGCTTCTTCGGGATTGAAGAAAAGCCGAAATATGATTTTAAGCCGTTTGACAAAGTGCTGGTAAGAGACGAGGACGATAAAGAATGGCATATCAGCTTGTTTGCAAGGGAAATTGTGGACGATTCTGATGGATTGTCTTATAAGTATGAATGTTCCAATGGAACGCTGTGGAATTGTTGCATTCCTTTTGAGGGCAATGAATATCTTTTAGGAACTGTTGAAAATCCAGAAGAATTGATCCCCTGCTTAAAAGCAGGGGCTTTGTCAAAGATCGTAAATACAGCGAGTCACTATCAGTTTCGACGTTTGTAAATATCATATTAAAATCATAAAAATATGTATGAGAATATTTTAAGCAACATGTTAGGATGTCAGACATATTGTATATCAGACAATCCTTCGAATAGATACTGTCTTATTGGGCCTATTGAGTGTAATGAAAAGATGTTAGAAGAGTTACAGAAAGGAATAATAGTAAAACTGAAATATGTTGAAAAACGGGTCCTGGATACATTTGCAGATAATGGTATTGATCTGGATGGCTACCCTTACTGTATTATTGTAAAGCGGAATTTTTATCTCGCTTGGTGACAATCAAAAACATAAACGATATGAGTAATTTCATAACAGACACTCCAGATAACTTCTGGCAAATAAGATGGCTTGACAAATATATGGAAGGTCATAAAGGATTCATTGCCGGAGGATGTTTTAAAAATATCCTTTCCGGAGAAAGAGTAAAAGACATTGATATTTTCTTTGAAAGTGAAAGCGATTTTCAGGAGGCTGTTGATTTGTTCAATGATGAAAAACATCAGAAAGAAGGATGGAAATTTAAATATAGAAATAAGAAGGTATGCGCATTCCAGAAAGAGGGAGAAAAGGTATGGGTAGAGTTTATAGAGTCAGAGTTTGGAAAGCCGGAAGAGATTCTTAGGAGCTTCGATTTTACTGTGGCAAAAATGGCTTACTATAAGGAGCCCAAATACGAAGAAAAAGAAGATGATTATTTTCCATTCTCATCTGCAAGTATAGTAGCATACGAGTACAAACTACTCTATCATGAGAAATTCTTCGAACATCTTCATATGAAGAGGCTGGTCATTGACGAAAATATTCCTTTTCCAGTAAGTACATGGGAGCGCTCATATCGGTATAAAGGATATGGTTACAATATGTGCCGGGAGACAAAGAAAAAACTTCTACAGGCTATTAAAGGTGTAAACGTAGAGGAGGAAGATGTATCTTTGTACACTACTGGAGGATGGGATTAACCTATAAAACAAAATTGCTTATGAAAACATTAGAACAACTTAAAGAATTAGCATCAAAATGTTTAGACGGTAGAGATTTTAACAGACTGGCTAAATTTATCCCATATAACATGATAAAGGATTTCGGTATGGAGCCGAACGAAGAATACAATAACGAAGAAAGGTGGAACAGTACTGTAGTTGAATTTACCAGGGAGAATGTTTTGAAACAGCTTGAAGAAGATGTAAGATTCGGTTTTGAAAAGGCATTAAATCAGAGAGGAATATCAGCCAGTTTAATGTTTGAATGTGTAATGATGTGGAACTACATCCTGGAAGAAGGTCTTGAAGACTGGGATGAGGATGATTATGGATTTTACGGGCTACCTCTATTTAAAGCTACGGCTGTAAAATACGGATGGGATAATCCTATAGGGGAAGACAGCGGGAGAGAAAGAAAATATGATTCACAGTATTAAATGGGCATATCATGAGCACAAGTAAAGAATGCAGGGCAGTAAGGAACTGTATATTAAATGAACTTCACCTTACCAAAGAAGATATAATCAAAAACATAGAGCCGTTATTGGAGAAACACGTAAAACGGTACATGGTTAATACATATGGAGGTGACAACCAGATAGAAAACTGGATCAGATGCATGGTGAATGATGAACTCAAACGAAGAGATCATGATTTTGTAAGAAAAGCGTGCGAGAGCGTCATCAGGGATCATGTATTAAATGAGTTGAATATAATCGTAAGATCCAAAAGTGAGAAATGTACATGTGAAAACAGAGTACCATCCGAAGAGGATAAGAAAGAGTCAACTGACGGACTGTATATAATCTACAAAGACGGACATGCAGAGCCGTTTACCGGCGATAACTCCAAAGATTGTGTACGATACATTGGGTTGAAGCACAGATACATGTCATTTGCAATCTCACTGACGGAGCATGATATCATACAATTGCTTGACGATGATAGCCGTGAAGAATCCGGAAGTGGGACATATTACGAGCGTGAATGTGATGCGCTGTTTGACATTGACGGACGCGGCAATACGGAACGCCTTGTAACCAGAAATCCAAAATTGAGAAATCTGCTGGAAGATGGCGAGTATATACCATCTCTTGGTCAATTAAATTTAATGGCCCATTATATGGACGAACTAAACAAAGCATTCACTTATGTTTCGGCATCTCCCCTCTCCTCGACGTGGTATTGGTCCAGTACTGAGAGCAGCCAGGCCGTCGCGTGGTACGTGGTCTTCTCCAGTGGCCTCACGGGCACCGGCAACAAGCACATCGGAGACATGGTTCGGGCGGTAATTGATTTTTAAAAAGGATTACAATGATAACATCAGTAAAAATAAAAGACAATACAAAAACTCCTTTTGAATATGCTTCTGACATAGAAGCGTTTGAAAATAGTAGAGAATTTATTTTCAAGCCAGGAGTGAATGTGATTGTAGGTAAAAACGGTAGTGGAAAATCAACTTTGCTTAACATCATATCAATGTATGCGTTATGCGAGAAGTCCATGTGCTCTGAAATGCCGGCTGAGGCGCTGGATTTTCCACCTATATTTGATGATGATGACAAGGTTCTTGATGGGATTGACATATCATCTGATTATGCAGGGAAAGTATTCCGTTTATTGCCATCGGCGGAGATGAATCGAGATAGCGTATTGAAAAACATCAGCAATTTCGATTTGTATGTGAATAATATTCGAAGATCTTATGGAGAGAAAGTGGTGTTATCATTGGAATCACTCTTCAATTTAATGTTCGGTCAAAAGGATTATACATTTCCAATACAAGATCTTGTAGAATACAAGAAAAAATCAAATGCGTTTTGGATTAAAAGAATTGATAACCTGTTGAAGTATTATGAAAGAAACCGCATAACATTAACAGAAAGCAGTTTTGAATACACGGTTCTCATGGATGAGCCAGATAGGAATCTTGACATTGACAACGTAATGCAAATTTATAATGTATTGTCATTCCATAAACCACAAACGCAAATTATAGCCATAGTACACAATCCGGCATTGATTTACAAGTTAAGCAAATTAGATTGTGTGAATTTCATAGAGATGACAGAAGGATATCTAAACAAAATTAGCATATTTGCATCTAATTAATTGAAGTAATTATATACCATTTTTTTATAAACTTATCACAATGAGCTATTTTATATTAATGGGAAGAAGAATCCCCAAGCAAGCCATAACAGGCTTCAAATTTCAAAATGAAACAGATAACATTCGTCCTTTCTTGTCAATCAGGATAAGGGGAAAGGACGAAATTATACCTTTCAAAGATAAAAAGGAGATACAGTCCGTAAAAGCGCATCTGTGTTCTATCTTCTCCGGATTTGTAAAAATAGGCGACTGGTATCTCAAGATGTCGGAAGTTAAGGAATATAAGCCGGTGACCGCCGAAGATATGAACCCCTACATCTTGTTTAAGACATCTAAGTTCGGAAACATAAAAGTTCGTTTCCCGAAAGATGAAGATATGGATGCCGAATTATTGGTGTTAGATCAGCTTTTTGATGTAGAATAAACTATTAATCATCTTTTGAAAATCATGACTTGGAAAGAATTGAAAGACAAAATATCTCTTATGACAGAAGAAGAGCAACGACAAGAAGTTGCAGTATGGGGAGAAAATATGAATCTAATGAAAGATTGTTCCTTGGAGAAAACAGACGAGGATATGTACTACAACTCTGAATGGGATTATACTTGTGAAGAGAGTGAATTGGAACCGGAAGACAAGAATGACCCTGATGTACATAAGGTATATGAAGCAGGAATGTATTATATTTATTCGAATTGATTTTAAAAAGATCTGATTATGGCAGCATTAACAACACTAAATATAACGGAAAAGAACGCTAATAACAGTTTGTCTGTAACTGTTAAAGTGAATGTCACCAAAGAAGGAGTGTTTACCACTACCTTGTCAAAAGAAGATGTGGACAAGATTCATTCTTATGGGATCAAATTACCTACAAACAGATTAGGCAACGAAGGATATTTCAATAGTATAGCACTTTCTGATTTGGAAAGTCAAATCAGGGAAGTCCTGAAGAGATGTTTGAGTTATAAAATAGTAGAAGAAGTGCCTGTTATTAAGTATCAACTGGAAACGAATTGCATGTTTTCATATGACAAAAACGGAAATATTGTCCCTAACCCCTCTAAGGAATGGACAGGAGGCGATGAAAATGGAGAATGGAGGGATGGAACTTCCCGTTTAGATGCCTTAAACGCCCAACCTTTCGGTTTTAGTGTTTATGCAAAACCATTTCTAAAAAGAGTAATTGAATATGGAAATGGAGAGACAAAAGTAGAATACAGCAGGTTAAATACAGAAAAAGGAACCTATGCGCACTGGCTGAATTGTGTAACGAGCATATCATACAATAGATATAAACAGGTAATGGAAGTGGAGTGTAACGAATGTACCTCGAAATTATTCGTTGATATGATCAAGTCCATTTGTAATATAAGCGAACAAGTTAAGAGTTTTATCAATCCAGAACAAATAAAAGCAATTGCGGGGTCAAATGAACCGATTTTGCTTTTATCTAACAACTAAAAAATCATGAGGTGTGTATGTGTTTTTATCTGCTTTCTGTTATGGCTTATTTTTACGTTGTTATTATCATTCACTGTCATAGGATTGGTTATAAGCGTGAGTGATGAATGGCAGGAAATGGGTGACAAAATAATAGATAAACTTTAAAAATAATTGAGTATGAGTAAATATACAGCAAAACAAATTGCCGAGTCCGATGATCTGTTTGATAAGCAAATACATAAAGTCAGAAAATTTTATTTGAGTCGTAATCCTGATAAAATGATGATGCTCGAAGAAAGAAAAGCTGTTATCAAAGAACGAAATAAAGGTCTTTCCCCAGAATATGATAAGGAATATTATTGCGGAACCTGCGGAGCTAAAGACGGTGCGGAGCATCCTAAAACCGGATATTGCTTTCACTGTGATACGGATAACTGGATTTCAAAAAATAACTAACAGCTAAAAAGAAATGAGTCATGAGCGGACAAAATAAGCAATGTCCTGAATTTCCATTTTTTGGTGCATCTTATCCAGATGCTCGTTGTATCAATGGATATCTATGGGATTTGGATAAATGTGACGAAAACGGGAATTTATATGGAGAAGGAGATATTCCTTGCCCATTCTGCAATACCGAGAAATTTATTGAGTATGATCCGTTTTCAAAAGAAGATGAATTTTATGAAGGTATTGAGAATGAAGAAAAAGCTAAAGAAAAATCCCGCGAATGGTATTTGAATTGGATTAACTATATGCGAGAACAAATTAAATGATTAAGTATAATTGAATTATGACAGCCGAGAAGTTTAAATCTATTTGCAAAGAGAAAGGAATAACTTGGAATGATCTTGTCCGTATTAGAGTTATCAGACCAAAGAAATTTCTCGGATTCTTTAGGCAATTAACAGGTATTACAATCGAAGGTGCGTTCAATGGCTGTTCTGCTTGTGTTGAAATAATGGCCGATGATGACAACGGTGTTTCAATGATGCACTATATTGATTACGAAGATATTATAGGAGTTGAATTAATTAAAAATTAAAAATAATTGAGTGAACAGTTTGCAAAAATCAGTACGAATGCGTTGTTAGGATTATCAACATCCGCCACATAAGAACCATCTAATCCCGTAAATATCGTGATGCGTTGGTAGTATGTGTACAGATAGCAAGCAGGCGTTGGGATAAAGCATTTGGCAAACATTCACTCTAAATAAGAAATAGTAGATATGAATACAGAATTTGAAAACATGGCTTTGCTGAATATAGAAGACTACAATGAGCTTAAAGCTAAAGCCGAAGCAACAGATGAACAGATAAAGAAACAAGCCGAAGAAATGGCTAAGCCTGAAGTTGTCACATTGAAAGTACATTTTTATACATACGGAGTATCATACAATCCATATACTTGTGTTGATGTTGAGATACCATTCTATGATGATAAAAAAATCAGAGATATGCTTAACAAAGCAAGTGCTGATATAATGAAATGGTGTGACAAAAATATGGAAAAATACAACAAAGAACTCAAAGAATCCAGATCTACAAAAAAACATTGCGAAGGGCTAAGAAAGCATATCGCAAATCTCGAAAGGCGCCTCTTAAAGCATATATTGGCAAACGTTATTTTATCTATTATATCAGTTGCGACTATAATTGCCCTTTTCACATTAATTCAAAACTAAATAGACATGGAACAAGAATATGCTATTCCTCTTTTTAAAGCTGGTGCAGAGTGGCGCATTAACAGCGTGTGGCATTCTATAACAGTAATTCCAGATTGCCACCGTTTTATTGTGTTTCTCCCTAAGAAATCAACAATAGGATCAAAGAATCCAATTATGGGTATATTGGAAGAGAACAAAACTTTTATATCCAGCCGTCCAGGATGTATTTTATGCAGATTAGATGAAATGGAATCATGGGCTTATTTGGATGATCTATTACCTTAGGTAATTATATACTCAATTTTAAAAGTTAGAATTATGAAAAAAATATTTAACAGACAAAGAAAAAGAGGAAAGAATGAATTACCTTACCATTCATAAATGTAAAAACGAGGATGAACGTAAAGAGTTAAAAGAATTATGTGATTGGTATTTTAAGGATACTCCTGTGTTAACTATGTCTTTTTCTTTAACAGAAGAAGATCTTCGGGTAACAATGGAAAGGGACGTGGAGTTGTCGGCGGTAGCCGGAGCGGTAAAGAATCAACACCATAAGAAGAAAATTTGAAAGGTTATGACCGACAGAGAACTTCTTGAAGAAAACAATAAGATGTTAAAGGAAATTCTAAGTTTTGTGAGAAAAGTTGATTCTGCTGAATACAGGGATCATCAAGACTTTATGGAATTTCTTAGAAATGTAGCAGCCGATATATGGGTGGAATATACGGAGCCCGAACAAAGAGGTAGATTGTTTAATTTAATGAATAAAAGAAATGAAAACAGTTTTTGATTTAAGCAGAGATGAGATTGTGGCATTGACAGACGAAGAGATAAGTCTGTATATAGACAAAGAGCTTGCTGGTAAGGGTATTCCAATTGAAGCTAAAAATTGGAATATAAAGAACGAAAAGGAAGTTGTGTACCCGGATTGCGGGGTTCCGATATTTGTTATTAAAGACATAGGTGTAGGATTTAGAAAGATAGAGGACGCTACAGAGGTGGTGAATTTACTGGTCAGGTCCAGGGCTTTTAAGGTGGGTTCAAAGTATTTAAACCGATCTTATGAGAGGTTAAACGTCATAAACGAGGGCGTCGTGCCGGCAGTAGAGGGTTGCGTAGGATACACCAATGAAGAATTTGAAAGAGTTAACAAAGAAAACAATGATCCTGAATCAGCAAAAATAGGATCATTTAATAAGACAGTAGAGGAAGCCAACAACATAAGAAGCCGAGTGTTGAAATACGTGGACAAGATAAAACAGGAGCGTGCGTACAACATCGACCTTTGCATGACTTTCGAGAGATATATTGAGATAGCAGATAAAGATGCGGAGCGGGCTATGGCTTTCTTGAAAGAAGCCTACCCGTTTAATGAAGAAACAGAAGTCTTTATCAGGAAAAGATACAATATGTCTATCGATGTTAACCCAGAAGAAAATTAATTTATATTAAATCATTTTGTCTCTTATTAAGCAACGAAAGACATATCTTTGTCCGAAAAATAAGAAACATGAAAGAGGAAGAAGAAAAGATTAAAGAGGCTATGACTGAAGCCCTGATACATTTAGAAGGTTGCAAATATTTTGTGGCCACGATAGTAAACGAAGAAGAATGTAGGTTTGATATGAGTCAGCGTATGTCTCCTCGTCAACTGGCTTTGGTTATAAAAGGTGTATTATCAAATAATAATATGATGATGATGGATGTACTACAATGGTGCTCAGCCAGGCTTCAAACAGAAATAGAAAAAGGAAAGAAATCAACTAATTAAATATTAATACAATGAATCGCTGGTTTGAAATTACGGTAAAAGCCGAGATTGATAATATCGAGAACGGCAAAAAAAAGAAAGTAACTGAAAAGTATTTAGTGGATGCCTTGTCTTACACAGAGGCAGAATCAAGATCGTTGGAGATCTTCGAGGATTTGTACAATTCTTTCGAGGTTGTAAAAATTAATCCTATTAAAGTGTCGGAAATCTTCTTCAACGGAGAAGCTGAGTACTGGTATAAGTGTAAGGTGAATTACATTACACTGGATGAAAAGAAAGGTAAAGAAAAGAAAACTCCATGCTATATGTATATCCAGGCCGGAAATCCTAAGGATGCCGAAGCTGTGTTGACTAAAGGTATGCAGGGTACGTTAGGAGACTGGAATTGCGAGTCTATTGTGGAAACGAAAATCATTGAAGTGTTTAAATACGATCTTCAGAAGGGAGCTGAAAAATTAGGCGAGAAGAAGAGTGAAGAGTAAGGCTGATGTAGTTTCCAACATAGCGCTTGTTGTGGCGATAATATCATTGCTTTCAGCAGGCGCTTTCCTTCTGATAGTGATTAAGACAGACGAGGTATCTAAATTATTAATGAACGTACCTTATCTACTGGCTTCGGCGGGATTGTTCTTTTCAATAATATCATTATTATTCGAATGGAAAGCAAGGAAAAGAAGCTATACGTCTGCGAACGATGTGGACGAAAAGTGATGATAAGAAGTCATGGCTTATGCCAGGCTTGCAGGAGCAAAGAGTTGACTCCGAAGAAAAAAAACAGAATTACATCCATTAAAAACAGCAGCAAGAAGAAAAAGTTAGAGAACCCGGATTTATCCGGGTTTTTTCGTCTTATGTTGGAGGAGTTGAGTACTATTCGAATGTCTATGACTGGTAAAGCTATTCATTTTCCTACAGTATGTAACGTCTGTCACATACTTCCGAAAAGGTTATATAAGTCGGTTGCCACTTGCAGGGATAATATAGTTTTCCTTCATGAATCAGAGCATACGGTATTCGACATGTATCTTGACCGGATGGAATTTGATAAACTTGAAACAGAATTTCCTTTTGTGTGGAAGTATGCGGTAAAGAAGGTGCTGGATATGGAAAGCAGGGGAATGATTAAAGAAAGAGGTAGATTAATTATTGAAATAATTGACAGATATGAGAAAACTTTATAAAATAAGAATAGAAGCTGACGATGAAACTATCTTTTATGCTCACATACAGAGAGAAAGTTATGGTAAGGATATAGCTATCGCAGTGAAAGATAGAGATAAAGATGAAGTGGAAACAGTGTTACATTGTATTAAAGAAGAATTGATTAGAGGAAGATCATGAAAGAGAAAATAAAAATATTGACAGATTTAGGATTTGTCCCTATGGTGGAAGGAGAAGGAAATACGTTGTTTAGAATGAACGATGTTGTGATGTCGGTGTCAGATCCTAACCAAACACCAGAGCAGTTGAAGAAGGAGGTTATGTCTTTAATAAAGAACAGAGACATAGCAGAAAGAGGCGGACAGGTTCCAGTAGTTGAAGAGCCGGCGCCTGAGACAGAGCAGGCCCAGAAGGAGGAACCGGAAGCTCCGGCGGAGGAAGCCGCTCCTAACCCTGGAGAAGAGGATTCGAATCCGTTTACAGAAAATCAGGAAACGTTAGAACCGTTTTATATCTGTGATGAGTTAAAGAAGATTGAGACTCCCAAATTCGTAAGATTGACATTAGACGACAATCGTTTTTATGTAAGGAAGATGGATGATGGAACGGCCAAGATATATGCTTCGGTAACAACTTTAATCAAAGATGGGTATGTAGATGATAAGACCGCACTTCAGGAATGGAAGCAAGAGATGAAGATGCTTGGTCGCAATCCGGAAGAGGTGGCACAGTATGAAGCCGACAGGGGAACGATCATGCACTATCTGTACGGATTGTACCTAACAGGTAGAGATATGGTCTTAAATCGAAGCTTTGTAGTTAAGACAGTGCAAGAAGGCAAGCTGAAAATATCTAAGAAAAATCTTGATCGGTTTTTTAACAGTATTGATGATCTTGATGATATGATTGTCAGAATTATGAAGTTTGCCAAATTTTGTTCAGAGTATAAGGTTAAGCCGATGATGATTGAAAGAATATTGTCATTAGAAGACTATTTAGTAGCTACGCCGATAGATGCGATGGTTAAAATGACATTCAAATACAAAGAAGAAGGTTATTTTGGAGCCGTGTATCAAAGGGCTACAGGGCAGTTTAAAAAAGGTGATCCGAAGAAGGAGGTAAGAGACGTGGAGAAGGAAGAAGTGGTTATTCTCGACTTTAAATCAGGGGGAATATGGGAATCATACGCATTTCAATTAGAAGCTGAAAGAAGAATGGTTAAAGCATGGTATGGGATTGATGCACGTATTATGAACTTTTCTCCAAAAAGCACGAGCAGCAAAGGATATACGTTGAAAGAATGGACAGAAGACAGTATAGCACTTGAAAAGGCGGACTGCGTGTTCCAACAAGGTATGTTGAATCACCTTAGAAAAGATAAGAAGTTCAAAGTGAGAAAAGGAGTGCTGAATATCAATAAGCCGTACAATGAAGAGGATCATACGGTCGTGTATGATATTGCAGAGGAAATGTCTAAAAGATTCATAATATGAACGATATTGTTATTCCTGAAGGAGATTATATAGAAATCGTAAAACCGATATGCATCAATCCTTTTGGTGGTTATTTTATTAACATCAAAAGGGGTTCGAGATTAAGATTATCGAAAGATTTGAAAATAGGAGATAAATATGCAATATGTGTACTTGCATCTCATAAGAAATATGGCAAGACCATCGAAATAATAATGCCTATATTGGTCAGAAATACAAGAAGAGTATGAAAAGAAAAATTAGAAGAACAGGAGAGATAATAGACGTAATCACTTTCAGTAGCTCAACTACAAGAAGCGACCATGACAGAATACAGTTCTATGGTGATAATGGGAATGTGATAAGTGAGAGTTTAAATTTTTATCTCGATACCCTTCCTGTAAATGACGAAAACAAAGATGTAGACTGGGAGCAACGTAGATTCGATCTTATTAAGGCTTATTCTATTGAGTTTGTTAAAGCACAAAATAGAAAAGGTGAAATAGATTGCGGAGTATATGTACCAGATGTGGTGTCATGGTCTATAACTATAGCAGATAGAATCATAGAGGCGATGAGAGGAGTTAAAAATGCTTGATTTTAGAAAATACGAAAACGTACCCCGGTTTCAACTTGACCGCAGACCCGGCAGGAGCCGGCTGAAGCTAACCTGCCCGGCCTGCGGGAAAAGCCGGTGCCTCACCCCTTATATTGATGTGGCAACAGGTCAGGTTGTTGGAAACGAGTTCGGAAGATGCGATCATGAACGGACTTGCGGTTACGATAAACGACCTACCGGCAAGGATGTAGGTGACAAAGATCTTTGGATTTCGGGAAACAAGTGTATAAGAGCTTATCGTCCTCCTGTAAATCCTGACGTTGTAAATTACATACCTTTTAGCGAGTTTGAGAGGACTGTGGTTCCAGACGATAGAAACACCGTATTTAGATTTTTATCGTCTCTATGGGGAAAAGAAAGGGTATCTGATGTGTTCAGAAGGTATCATGTCGGAACAATGGACTTATGGGGATGGAAAGGGTGTTGTATATTCTGGCAGATAGACAAAGATTTTGTATGCAGAACCGGCAAGATCATGGACTTTTGTATAAAGACCGACAGCCAGGGGAATGAGATTGATGTAAAAAGAGTGAAGGAAAAAGACGGTGACAATGAGCGGCCTCATGTTATGTTTTATCACTCGTTGCATGCAAGAGACTTCTTGTTTAGACAATGCCTGTTTGGAGAACATCTTCTAAGCCAGTATCCGGATAAGGTGGTTAATTTGGTGGAATCAGAAAAGACGGCTATTATATGCGCTGTGAATAAACCAGATGAGTTATTTGTAGCTACCGGTGGGTTGCAGAATCTAAGGCCGGAAGTGATAGATGTTTTAAAAGATAGAAAGACTGTAGCTTTTCCGGACAAAGGACAAGCATTTGAGACATGGAGTAAAAAGATAGATGGGATGATGATGAAGTCAAGGATAAAAGTATCGGACTATCTTCAAAATGTTGAAAATGTAGGAGACGGAGATGATGTGGCAGATTTGATAATTAGTAACAAGATAAAAGAAAAATATCATGAGCCTGGATGTTTATATTAAGAACAAGAAGAAAGAAGAGGATCGTGAATGGGTTGCAAACATCACCCACAACATGAACAAGATGGCACAAAGAATATTCGTATCGGAAAATAAAGAAACGCTGTACGATTATGTTTGGAGACCGGAAGAATTGGGCAGGGAAATAGATACTAAGGAGATGGTGAAGATACTCACAAAAGGTATATATATTATGATCTCCAAGAGAAAGAGTCTTTTGAGATACGAACCAGAAAACGGATGGGGGTCTTATGATTCATTTCTTAAGTTTCTTATCGAATACAAAGAGGCATGTGAAGATAATCCAGGGTGTGTAATTGAAGCAAGTAGATAATATGGAAAATTATAAAAACACTTTAAACGAGGTAGTGGTGATCGAATCATCACCAGAAACGTATTTTGTTTACGCTATTCGTAATGCTATTCGTATCTCTAAATGTGCGTATCCTACAGCCAAGAAAGTAATTTTCAAAAGAGAGGACGTAGAGGTGGAGATCTCGGAAATGGAAACTGAAAGCAGTTTGTATGAAAAGTTTAAAGAGAAACAAAAGGATAGAGTATGGAACTCAATGTGCGGCAACAACGGATTTTAAGAGGCGAAATTTGCCCTTATTGCGGAAGAGAAACCGAGTTGGTCAATGCCGATAAAATATATAGCAGAAAAGGCTTAGGGATGGTTATGATGTGTAAACCATGCAACGCTTATGTCGGTGTTCATGAATCAGGGCCGAATAAGGGAAAAGCTAAAGGCCGGCTTGCGGGGCCATCACTGAGGTCTCTTAAGATAAGAGTCCATGCCGAACTTGACAGACTATGGTCTACGCCGGAGGAACGGAAAAGGATGTATAAAGATTTATCTGAATTTCTCTCTATACCGGAAGAATACACACATATAGGTATGTTCGGCGAGAAGACGATGGGAAAAATCTTTCAGTTATGTCATGTAAACAAAGAACGATCAGGTTCGAGAATAGAATGGCATAAACCTGGAGATAAGTGCCCTAATAAAAACAATCAAATAGTGTCAGGCAGTAGCGCATGTAGAGGATGTCCTGAGTATCTTCATGATGAGAAAGACGGATATGTCTGGTGTGATCCTGATATGAGCTACGGCAGGTTGAAATAGGGCGCGAATTGCCTATCTTTGTGCTATTATTAATCAAAAAAAATATAAGCACATGGGCAGATCAACAGAGTACTACAGGACTCATCCCGAAGCCAGGAAGAAAAAGGCTAAAAAGGACAAGGAGATAAATGCCAGACCGGAACAGAAAGCCAAACGCCGAGAGCTTGGTCGTAAAAACTACGAAACGGACAAGAAGAAGGGAAAGGGCTGGAGGAAAGGCAAAGATTGTTCTCATACCAAGAACGGTCTTAGGTATAAATCAGTAAAAGCTAATAGGGGCTCCAAATCGGATACGAAAGGTGACAAAAATGCAAGAGGAGATAGCAAATAGGATAGATATAAGAAGGATATTCAAGACCTCTAAACAGGTTATGGAAGAGGCGTATGAGAATATATTGAAATACAGGCGGGGAGAGCTTATCCCCGCTAAAACCGGATACGATTATATTGACGAAGCTTTACTTGGAGGTATTTTTCCTCAGCACGCTATTGCCATAGGAGCCCGGCCATCTGTAGGTAAATCGTATGTGGCCCAAAAGATATTGGAAAATGTGATGAATCCGATGATCAACCCGCAAGCAGAAGATTATTTTCTTGTTAATTGCGAGTTCGAAATGAATCCTCAAGATCTTCTTCTTCGTAGAATGAGCCAAGATATGAAAAAGCGAGCTCCTGAAATATTAAGAAGGCAAGATTCTAATACAGTAGAAGAGATGAGGATGTTTGAAATCCTTCAAGGTGAAATCAGGAATAATATAATATACATCGATGCTCCGTGTACGGTAAAAGAGTTTGAGGCGGCTGTGTATCATATAGCTACCAAACACAAAGACAAACGTCTTATAATATTTAAAGTCGATCATATTGCTTTGATAAAAAGAATGGGGTTAGATCCTAAGTCGGCTATAGATGATTTGGTGGCGGTTATGAATGAGGCTAAATTAGTATATAAAAACATATTTTTCCTCATCATATCCCAATTCAATAGAGAGATAGAAGGAAGGATAAAAAGCCCACAAGAGCAGCCGCCTCGTCTTTCTGATTTTTACCAGTCTGATACGCTGGGTCAATTATGTACGTTGATGATAGGTTTGCATAATCCTCGTCGGTACGGGCTAGATAAGTATATGATATTTGGAAAAGACTGGTATCAGACTCTTGACCGGTTTAAAACTGAAAACAAAACATCATTCAGGACAGCCGGACTGGTGTTTCATCATATACTGAAGGTAAGGCAAGTTAGTATGGAAGAGCTTACTAATACAATCCACCCAGAGATCCTGCCGGGGCATGGATGGATGTACGGGGAGGGAGGGACGAAGTTCGTGAACCCCAACCAGCCGCCGACGCCGCCCAAGCTCTATACTGTGGAAGACGTTACGAGCAATCAAGATCAAGAACAAGAGGTAAAGGAAGAACAGTCAGTATATTAAAAAAAAGAAACGTATGAGACTTACCGTAGAAGAAAACGAATACTTGATAAGTAAGTTCCTTTTGGTTCTTACTGAGTTCGCAGGGGATGAAAGAGAGATGTTTTTAATCAACTCCATACATGATAAAGCAGTAGCGGATATGAATTATCGTCTTCCGTCTTTAATAAGCAGAGAACGCAAAAGACGAGTCATTGAGCTCCTTAAAGAAGGAACCAGAATAATCAAGGACTTTTCCGGCTATGCAGGTGATATGGGTATGATTAACGAATACGATCGTCTAAAGAAAGAAATAGGTACCGTCCAAGACCAGCTTGGTGACGTAGAAGGTCAACTTCGGGCAGCAGGAGAAGTTATTAAAAAAGAACTTGATATGATTGCTGACCGAATCAAAGAAGACCTCCTCGACCGAGAACTGGCTAAAAGTAATGCCGAGGCTGAAAGAAAAGCCAAAGTGGATCCGAGATACGAAGTAGCTTTAGGTGACTACAAGGAGATGCTGGAAGTGATTTTTACAACCAGAAACAAGTATTCTACGGTAGATTCTGTACATGATGATCTTCGTCAGTCGGTATCTACCGGTAGAAATTCGATTATCAAAGAAGGATACAATAGTTAAAAAAAAAGGAGGAAATATGGAAAAGAAGGAATTTAAAGTAGGAGAAGTGTTTGATGCCGGACTTGTAAGATTAAAATGTGTGGATGCTCCAGAGCCAGACTTAGGATGTGAAGGATGTATATTTAATGACCACATTACATGCGGGTCGGTAGATGTAGTCGCAGGCCCGTGTAATCACGTAGAGAGGGAGGATGGTAAGGATGTTATTTTTATTAAAGCTGATTAAGAATGTACATCAATTTCAGACAACTTGCAGCATCAGACATGACCCCTAATGATCTTGCCAATCTTCTTGCCATAAGACAGAAGGATTCGGTTATGATCGAAGCTATGCCAGAAGAAGATGCTGGGAGGTATATAGAGCTTGGCCTGGTTGAGAAATTAAAATCAGGCGTGATGAGATTGACCAACAAGGGAACGTCTTTTGTGAATTATATAGAGACACCGGAAATGACAGACGAGGTTCTGGAAACGTTGAAGATTATGATAGGAATGTACGAATCATATTCAAAAGACATAGGTGTCAGCAGAAAAGAAGCAGAATCCAGATTGTGTTGGTTTATGGGTAACACCTCATTCAAGAAAGAGGTCATACTTCAGGTAACGGAATCTTATATAGCAGAGTCAGGAGATTATACAATGAGCTTATGTAACTTCATATGGAAACCGCCTTCTCAAACTTTTTCAGTTCATATGAACCTTAAAAATTCAAAGCTCTTTGACTTAATAGCTGAAAAATTTAAGATCGCTACCGAGCCTTATTTGGAGCCTAAGAAGAATAAGGAAATGGATTGGTTGTTTGCCGTATCTAAATTGCCTACGCCGCCGGCTAAAGGCAATCCGGATTATTTATTTACCGGAAGTTCTGAAACAGACAAAGAGAGATTGAAAAACATAAAAACATACTTATTTAACAAAATTAGAAAGCAATGGAAAAAGTAAGAATCAGAAAGATAATAGAGGATATAATTATTACTCAGTTTCTTAATTCGGAAATAGATATAGTTCATGAAGAAGATGTGTCGTTTAAAGAACTTGGATTAGATTCTGTTGATCGGATTGAGCTTGATGTGATGGTGGAACAAAAATTCAATATTGTTATTATTGATTATGATATGGAGACCATCAAAGATATGACTGATCTTGTTTACAAAATAATAACAGAAGGATATGGGAAGTGACATAATTTTATGCATGGCTTTAATAGCGTCATTTGCTTTTGTTATACAGTTTTTGTTGTCGATATTAGGATCTGATCTGGATACGGATATTGACATTGACAGTGCTTCTGATTTAAGCATGTCTTTGTCGGACATCATATCATTCAAGGGCATAACACATTTTATTCTTGGATATAGCTGGACTACCTACTTTTCGGGTTCCCATTTAGTAGGGGTTGTGATAGGGTCGCTTTTCTTTATCGTTTTGTTTTACGTATATAAGTTACTTCTTAAGTTAAAGCAAGAAATGGTGTACGAATGTCCGGAAGATTTAAATGGAAGAGAAGTGGAGATAGTGTTTAGATCAGGGAAGAATCATTATATGGTAAATATTTCGAAAAATGGAAGACAGGAGCAAATGAGAGTAAGATGCTTGTCTGGAAAAACCTACAAAAACGGTGACAAGGTGAATATAAAATATGAAGAAGGAGAATTAAGTATCTAATTTTTTTATCAACAATTAAATTTTAAAAGTTATGACAATAATCATGTACGTGTCAGCTATCTTAGCTGTAGTGATTATTTTGACAATCATCGGAGTCTTATCAAGGTATCGTAGATGTAAACCTAATCAGGTCTTGGTCGTTTACGGTAAGACAGGTGGGGAAAAGAAATCGGCGAAATTATATCATGGTGGAGCGGCATTTGTCTTGCCTATTATTCAAAGCTATGATGTTTTGTCAATGGAGCCTATGCAAATAGATTGCAAGCTTACCGGTGCTTTGTCATCTCAGAATATTAGAGTAGATGTACCTACGACCATTACAGTAGCTATCAGTACAAATCCAGAGATCATGCAAAATGCGGCAGAAAGACTTTTGGGGATGGATACCGAATCTACTGAAAATCTTATTACGGACATCGTTTACGGTCAGATGCGTTTGATTATTGCTGAAATGACAATCGAAAAACTTAATTCTGACAGGGATGAGTTTTTGGATAAGGCGAGAAAGAACATTGATAACGAGCTTAACAAGTTAGGTCTTTACCTCCTGAACATCAACATCAGTGACATCAGAGACGAAGCCGGTTATATTATGAACCTTGGTAAGGAAGCTGAAAGTAGGGCTCTGAACGAGGCACAGGCTAATATCGAAGAACAGGAGAAGCTGGGTGCTATTAAAATTGCTGTACAGCAGAAGGAAAAAGAAACGGCTGTGGCTAATACCAAAAAAGAACAAGAGATTCAAATTGCTTGTACTGAAAAAGAAAAGGAGACAATAGTAGCTGAAACGAAGAAAGAAAAAGAAATAGCTTTAGCTTTAACCGACAAAGAGAAACAGATCGGTGTAGCTCAAGCAGATAGAGACAGGGCTGCGGTTATCGCAAAAACTTTAACCGACAAGGAATCGGCGATCGTAAGATCTAAGGCAGAACTTGAAGTAAATAAAGCCGAGGCTGAAAGAATGGAAGAAGTCGGAAAGAATAAGGCTGAAGCTGACAAGGAAGCAGCTATAGCAATACAAGACTCTGAAGCTCAGATTAAGAAGGCTGAGGCTGAGAAAAATGCGTCTATAGGATACAACAATGCCCAGAAGGAGGTTGCTGTATCAGTATCAGAACTACAGATCATCAAAGCTCAATCAGAGAAGAAGGCCGGAGAAGAAAAAGTTAAATCGGAAGCGGCTGTAAAAACAGCAAAAGAGCTTGCCGACAAAGAAGTGGAAGAAGCTAAGGCTAAGAAAGTTCAGGCTGCGCTTAAGGCTGAAAAGATTGTGCCGGCTGAAACCCAGAAGGAAGAGGCTATCTTGCAAGCTGATGCCGAGGCCGAGAAGATCAAACGCCGGGCTGAGGCTGAGGCAGCAGCACATTTGGCAAGAGCTGAGGCGGAGGCAAAAGCTATTCAGATGAAGCTGGAGGCAGAAGCCGAAGGTAAGAAAAAGTCGTTAATGGCAGAAGCCGACGGATTTAAGGCCATGGTGGAAGCAGCAGAATCCAATCCTCAGATCGCCATCCAGTACAAGATGGTTAATCAGTGGAAAGAAATTGCCGGAGAACAGGTTAAGGCATTTGAGCACATTAACCTCGGAAATATCACAGTATTTGACGGCGGTCAGAACAGTACCGGTAATTTCCTTAACAATGTTGTCAAGACCGTCGCTCCGGCATTGGGAGTCATTGATCAGCTTCCGATTGCAGATACTTTAAAGAAGCTAAAAGGAGATGACAAAAAATAAATACAATGGCCCAAGGTTACACTTGGGCCTAATTGAAGAAATAAAAGCAGCATTCATAGATTTCCTGCCGGCAGGAACAGTGCTTTACTAATTACGATATTTTTAACATGGATTTTGGACAAGATTTAGAACCAGAAGAACTGACCAAGCATTATGATCAGTATTATGGAATTGATTTTGAAACAGAAGAAGAGGAGGATGAAGAGTATGACTGACGAGGAATTTGTATTGGATAATAAGAAAAGGGTTGTTGTAAGAAAAAGAATATCTTATTTAAGCAAAGGGGATAAAGTGTGGATTGTGTCTTCCGACGGGTATCTGCTACACACGGACGTGGTTAGAGCCGACCGCGGCCGATCTTATGTGGATATAGACGGTATCCTGTATTGGAAACGAGGATTGGATGGCAAGCATCGTAATCGTAATAACTACATGCAGTTTGCCATGACACCAGAAGACGGTAAGAAGTATGTCGTATATTACCCAGAAGGATTTAAAGACAATGACTTATGATGGTCCCGGAAACGCATTTGCTATATAAGGAGTTTAATGGTGTGAAACGTCTTGCCATATCTTATTCCCAGATAGATACGTTTCTTACCTGTCCAATGAAATGGTATAAAACTTACGTAGAGGGCAAAAGGTCTACAGAAAAACAAGAAGCTACATCTTATGGTACGGTTATCCATAAGACACTGGAATACTTCTTTAAGAACGGAAGACAGCCTTCTGGTAAAGACCTTGGAGAAGCAATAAGTTACTATGCTTACCAAGAAGACATACCTTGGCTATCACCGGAAAATATGATGATAGCCATGAAACAATCTGGGGAGCTTCTTGCTTGGATTGTGGATCTGTTTAAAAAAGACGGGAATAGGTTTATGATAGCTGATAGTGATCTTAATCCCTGTGAGAAACTTATCAGACACGGCGCTATAGTTGGAGTCGAAGAAGATTTTGTGCTGCCGTACCGTCTTCCTAAGCCTGTTGATATAAATGGAGTAATTCATACTCATGTGTACATAGTAGGATCGGTAGACCTTCATCTGGCTATAAAGAGCAAGAACGTAGTTCACCATTATGTCATAGATTGGAAATCAGGAAACAAGGTTTTTGACTCTAAGAAGTTGGAAACGAATTTACAGCATCCTATATATTCGTTTTACATCTATAGAAAATATGGTGGAGTTCTGCCAGATATGAACATCTATTTCTTTACCAGAACCAGGCAGTACCAAAAGGTTAAAGTAGATGAAGAACGTAAAACAAAATCTATAGAAATGCTAAATGACACTTTGTCTAAAATGTATGATTTTGAAGATAATAGTGTAAAAACATTTCAAGCGTACATCCAGGGAGCAGAAGAAGCCAGGTATAGCAAGCGGCGCGCCACCCTAAGCCAGCCTGTTTCGCAAAACAAGCTACCCTGCCCGTCGGCGCTGTGTTATTATTGTGACTTTGGATTACATAACAAAAACGAATGCCCTTTCTCTTCAGATTGGGATCCGTCTAAAAAGATAAAACGATGAAATACGAGGATGTTCAAAAGTTAAGAACGAAATACCGGCAAGATCCGGAAGTTATAAACGTAGAATACATGAGAGACGTTGCTGTAAAATGCGGGAATTTCAAGAAAGCGTTTGAGCTTTAGGAGAAGCTGGAGGATATATGGTTCAACTATTTAAAAGGAGTGTAATGAAAGAAGATCTAATATGTGGAGTAGCGATCCTTTTGTATTTAGTTTTATTATACTTACTCACGACAGCTTTCATAAAAACAGGTAGAGCAGTAGAGCGTTATAAGATGAAGAAGAAAACTGACAAAATCAAAGTAGGTCAAAGATACGAACATAAGAGCTACTTTGAGGATCCATTTGAAAGAGGCAAGCATGTGATTAAGATATTAGACATAAAAGAAGGGTACGCTCTATATGAGTACGAAGAAAAACTATATATACGTTCTTCTGTGAGTCTTGAAGATATTGCTAAAATATATGTTTTAATTACTGATATAAAATAAGGGATTATGGAAAAGAAAGTCACAATCAAAGAAGGAATGGATATTTTTTACAAAAATGCAGGGAAAGATATATGGGTCTATATTGGACTTTTTGGAAATAAAGTGCTATCCATTTTAAAAAACAAAGGTGTTATTGCATGCGAAAACGATGCTGAATATTGCGTGTTGATGGATGGAGAAGATCATTTTATAAGTATAGCAAAAGACATGAGTCACGACTATTGTTGTGAGTACGTTGTAGAAAGAGCAGAAGCCTACAGAGACTACCCCTCCAAAGGTGCTACATGCAGTGTATGCCTGTTTGAAGATAATGAGAATAAAGCAAGGGAGATGTTGAAAGAGGCGATAATAGAACTTTCAAAAAATAATATAATAGATTGCGATGGGCTTTGAACTTAGACCTTACCAAAAAGAAGCAGTAGATGCCGGGCTTAAGTTTCTTACAGGAAGATCTAAGAAGCCTGGCATAATCGTAGCCCCATGCGGATGTGGAAAGAGCCTTCTGATATCCAAGATAGCACATGAAATAAATAGACCGACATTAGTATTACAGCCCTCAAAAGAGATTCTGGAGCAGAATTATGCAAAGGCCGTATCATTCGGTTCTAAACCTACTATATATTCTGCTTCATGTGGTATAAAGGAGCTGTCGGCTATGACTTATGCAACATTAAAGAGCATAAAGAAAGATGTAGCGAGGTTGAAGGATATAGGGATAGATACCTTATTGATAGACGAATGTCATTCAGGATATTCTCCTGAAGAAGGTTCTGAATTTATGGAGTTTATGAACAGGTTCCCAGAGGCGAAGGTACTGGGCTTCACCGCCACTCCCTGCCGCCTCCGAACCTACAGTTCCATGCTGGAAGGGAACTATAGCAAGCTCAATATGCTGACGAAAGACGAGCATAACTTCTTCAAGAAAATAGTTCATGTGACTCAAATACAAGAACTAACTTCTCAAGGGTTTTGGTGTCCACTTAAGTACGAACGATGGTCGTTTGATGAATCGGCTCTGATGTTAAACAGTACCGGAGCCGAATACACCAACGAATCTATTAAAGAAAGTATTGTACGAAACGGCTTAAACAACTCTATCTACAAGCGCCTTCTTCAACTTATGAACGAGCGTAAAGCCATTTTGGTTTGCATGGATTCTATCGAATCATGTAATAGAATATCAGAGTTCATGAATGCCAGGATGGGAGCCATAACCGGTGTCGTAACATCGCTAACAACCAAAAAGAAAAGAGAGCAAATCATATCCGATTTCAAAGAAGGTAAGTTGAAGGTGGTTTTTAATTATTCAACGCTTGCTACCGGATTTGATTTTCCTGAACTTGATTGTGTGATGTTTGGTCGACCAACTTTCTCATATTCAACTTATTACCAAATATTAGGCCGCGCCGTCCGCATCCATCCTGACAAGAAAGAGGCGCTGATAGTTGATTGCTGCGACAACATGAGACGCTTTGGTCGGATAGAAGACCTGACAATCGAGCAATTCCCTTCTAAGGGCTGGTGTATGTTTGCTGGCGATCAACTTCTGTCTAATATAAGGATGGGTGATATTATTACCAAAGACGAGATCCTTCGTCGGGCAGCCTCGCTTAAATCTGTGAATGGAGATGGTAGGAGAGAAGACGATCTTGATAGTATAATAATGTGGTTTGGAAAATATGAAGGAATTAGATTCAAGGACATACCGGTGTCGTATTTTAGGTTCTTGGCTGAGAATATGGCAGTAAAACCAGGAGATAGAAAAGAAAAGGTTATAGAATATTATAATAGGATAAAAGCATGAACAACAAGAGAAGAAAAAAAATATCGGATGTTATTAACAACGTAAATAAGTATAAAACAGATTTTGAATACATCAAATCAAAGTTATCGGAGTTGAAGTGCAACATAAATTCAGCCAAAGATGATGTTGATATGATTTTAGACGAAGAGACTGAGGCGAGAGATAATATACCGGAATCGTTACAAGACTCAGAAAGATATTGGGAATCAGATCAGGCTGTAACTGATATGGAGGAGGTGGTTGATGACATGGAAAGTATTATAAATGATATAGATGATGTGATTTCAACCATAGATGGGAGCATTAAAACCATAAATGGTTCTATTAAAGTAAATTTGGAAGGAGTAATATAAATGAAAACAAATGAATTAAGGGAAATACTTAAATTGTATGGTCTTCAACATGATGTTGTTATCAACAAAAGTTCAAGAAGGTATTCTATTATCTTAGATAATAACATAATAGGAACCAATCACGACAAAGAGAGGATGGTTGTGTTCCGTCCTATACCGGAAGGGAAAAACACATTCTGCATGGAGCGAGATAGGTTCTACACGGAGTTTGAAGAAGTTTTTGATGATGATAAAGCCATAGAAGCCGTAAGACAATATTTTGAAAACAATAAAAACAGAAAGTCATGAACGAAAACGAAGTATTTAGATTCAAGGTCAGAATAGCTATACCCAACCTATCACGTGAGAACAAGGATATGATAAATAGCATCCTTGATGGTATCAATAAAAAGGATGAAGAAGAAAAAGGATATCTCTATACCGTGAGAGTAAAACTAAACAACGGAAAGGTTGTACATGCTACTTTATTTTCTAAAGACAAGAAAGGTCCCACATTTGAAGACTTAAAGAAAGAGCTTGATGATATGGGAATTAAAGATGATGATTATAGCGATAACGGCATAATTATCATTAACCGCATTGTCATGAGCGGAGAAGAATTTGACCGCTTTACAGGAGAATGATGGATTATATTATTATATCAAGCGATTAAAACAACGATAAAACAATGGAAAAGATGGACAATAATACTAAAAACATCCTTTATCCAAAAGGATCTATTTTTCGCATGTTGGAAAGTGATGTAATCAGTTCCGAATTAGAAATAGCCAGAGGAGCTATAGTGGAGGCAGTATCAGACATAGAGGTAGATGATGAATATGCGGAGGTTTGTTGCAATGGAGAGACGTTTATCGTAGGAACGGACATTATGGGTATTATTCCTGTCAAAGTATCCAGAGAAAACAAATCGGTGAAAAATGACATCATTGACGATAAACTACGATGGGATTTACTTCCAATGGAAGAGATTGAGGACATTGTAAAAGTCTATCATGCCGGAGCCAAAAAGTACGATCCTAATACTTGGCAGAATCTTGACAACGGATTTGAACGGTATCGAGCTGCAATGTTTCGACACCTGATGGAATACATGAAAGGAGAAAGAATGGATTCCGATACAGGATGTTTTCATCTTGCACAATGTGCATGGAACTGCATAGCTATGCTGTGGTATGACAAGCACGGAAAAGGGTTAATGCCATTAAATAAGGAGGAAAAGAAATGACAATAGAACAACTAAATTATTTATTAAGAAAAGAGCTTTATGCTATAAAAAAACATAAAGACAACATTGATAGAATCAAAAAAGAATATTTTGATTCCAATTATGGGTTAAAAGAAGGAGATAAGATCCGTATTTTACACGAAGCAGGAGATGAAATGATAGGCTTCTTGAAAAAAGTTGAAGTATGTGAAGACGGAGATCTGTACTTGACAATCCAAAAACAAAACGAAAAAGGTGATAGAGGCAGAGGAACATGGAATATGTATCTATCATCAAAATCAATTAAAATAGAAAAATTATTAAATTAATAACGATATGATTAGAGCAAGATTTTACATTAAAAAATCCGACTGCGGTAATGACTACCGTCCAGTCAAATGGCCTATAAAATATCCATATTGGTGTAGTGGTGAATCCGATGATTCATTCATACTTGTAGCGTATGCCGAAGACGAAGACAGCATAAAAGAACTGTGGCCGGAGGCGTATGATATTAATGTCTTAGAGAAAGATACCGAAATTAGATTCACATTAAGATTTCCTAAGCCTAAATGGTATGAATTGCAAGAAGAGAGATCAGAAGAGTATGGTAAATTATATGGTAAATTCGTATGGGTTACAGACATGTGTCTAAAAGATGGGAAAATAAGAAAGGTAAAAGCCAGAATAGAAGATTGTGGTGGTCTTTTATTAGCCGACACCCCTGGTCGTTACACCCCTTATCAGATAGGGGATTGTGCTTTTGAAAGCAAGGAAGAGGCTTTAAAACATGCAGAGGAACAGAGAACGAATTTAATTAAGTCTCTTAGGTTACAAATACATGAACTTGAAAATCTAAAATTCGAATGCGATGATTAACTATGCAGCAAAAGCCAGAAAAGCTTATTTGATAAACAATTTCGATAAGATTCTTAACAGTCTCAACACGCTTCATTCAACGGTTGAGACCATGACGTTATTCGTAAACGACCAGGCTTATAATTACATTCTTAAGCTAAAGGAGGTAATTAAAACCAGTCCTATGTATAAGCACAATATCAAACGTCTTTTAAATGACATGGACAAAGAGATAAAGAAGTACAATGCTTCTATCTACTACATAAATAAAGAGCGTAGTGAGGTTATAGCTGATATAACACAAGCGATGGAGGATTGCCTCATGCCATACATAGACGACCTGGCCGGCGCTATAAGGGCAGCCGTGTGGTCGAAGGGCGTGTCCGAGGAGCGGACGGAAGCGGCGGTACTGTCCCTAATCGTATCCTCTTTGGCCACGACATCAGGCAGACTTATCTCAGGTGGATATCAGATCATGAAAGAAATGGGTGGGGGTCAAGGTGGTAATCCATTTACGTTTATGAGCATTGATAAGATAAGACACTTATCTACATCATTATCTGATGCTATTACCGGTGGAGAAATAGCTTTTGAAGAAAAAGAAGCCAATGACATAACTAAGGCAATGGATGTTTTTATTGAGAAGATGTCCGATTCAGATATTGTTGACAAAGTAATTAGCATACTCGAAGAAGCAGAATCTAAAAACAAGGAGGAGCGATCATGAATTATTTGGATGGGTATGTAGAAGAAGTTCTTTCTGAGCCGTACTATGATGATTATGGCTCTGGGATTTTTAGGTGGTGGGTGGAAGTATCTTACATTTGTGAATGTACAGAATCAACTACTACCTTAATGTTTGATACGAGAGAAGAAGCTGAAGTGGTAAAACCAGGTTACAAATTTTTATGTTGAAAATAATATGGTGCAAAATAACATTAAAAATAATAGATTCTATTCTGTAATACAAATGTAATTCGTATCTTAGATATATGATTCATAGACAATATTTATAGTATTAAAAATCATGAGATTAGCATACAAGTTCAACATAGGAAACAATGAAAATATATCATCTCTGTGCAAGATTAGCAATAACTTGTACAATCAGGCATTATATATTTTCAGAGAAACACTTTCTAAAGAAGATAAGTGGTTATCCTATTTTAAACTTGATTCTATCATGAAGAATACCAAGAACTTAGATGGAGACATTAATTACAGATTACTAAAGGCTCAATGCTCTCAACAAGTTCTTCGTATTCTTGATAAGAATATAAAAAGCTATTACAAATCGGTCTAAGATTACAAAAAACATCCTAATAAGTATAAGAAAAAACCAGGTCTTCCTAATTACAGGAAGAGAGGTTCTGAGTTTAATTTGTATTACACGAGTCAGAGTTGCAGAATAAAAGATGGGAAAATAATCCTATCAAAAAATCTTTCAATAGATATTCCTCAATATGAAAAGTATTCTGATTTGATTAAAGATTTTAAACAGATTAGAATAGAACCATTAGCGTGTGGATATAAGATAGAAATCATTTATGAGGTAAAAGATACTGAAGTATCTAAAGGTAGGGAAGAAAAAGTTGCTTCTATTGATTTAGGAATAGACAATCTTGTAACATTAGTTAGTGAAGATTTTACCTATCTTTTTAGCGGTAATTTTGTTAAATCATATAATCAGAGATTTAATAAAACACTTGCTAAATTAAATAGTATCAAAGATTTACAAAAGATAAAAGGAACAACAAAACGAATAAAGAAATTATATTATGATAGAGAACAGTACATAGAAGATGTCTTTCATAAAATCAGTAGAAAGATAGTTGATTTACTTATCGATTCTAAGATAACAAAATTAGTTGTAGGCTATAACAAGGGATGGAAAACTGGAGTAAACATGGGAAAAAGAAACAACCAAAAGTTTACCCAAATCCCTTTTGCGAGATTAGTAAGTTATTTAGAATATAAATGTGAATTATCTGGTATTGAAATAGTTATTCACGAAGAATCATATACTTCAAAATGTGATTCATTGGCATTTGAGAAGATAGGAAAACATGATAGCTATTTAGGAAGAAGGAAGAAACGAGGATTGTTTCAATCTTCAGTAGGAAAACTCATAAATGCTGATGTAAATGGGGCATTAAACATTATGAGAAAAGTAGTCGGTGATTCCTGTGAATCCATTCAAAGGATAATTGATAGAGGGTTATTGTTTAACCCGGTAAGGATTACGAATGTATTTTGTTAAGAAGGTGCATTCCGAAACTTATAAAGAAATGTAATAGATTTTTATTTAATTTAATATTTTTCATAACATGGAAAAGAATTTAAAACTCGTATGTCCAAAATGTGGCACCCCTCACCAGCCTCATTCTCCGCACACGATGGATGCAGATGGATTTGAAAGGAGTGAGATAAGAACTGTCATGGAAGACAGGGGATGGTGCTACGAATGCTCTTTTTGGCAAAACTTGTACGACAAGCACAAAGACGATCCTGGATGGGTTAGGATAGACGGTGTAAGCTGGGTGCTTAAGCCTATGGTGGAAAACGTACCGAGCGGATGGAACAGCCTTGGATGTGGTGGAAGAAAAATGTATATCAATATCGAAGGGAAAGGCATTGTTACATCAAATAACTGCTGGTGTCAAGGTGATGTTTCGGACGCATTCAAGGATCTTATGCCTGATAATGCTACTTGGGCTACGAAGGAGGAATTTGACAAAGCTCCTGTAGTAGGACATATCATAGAAGGTATTGGTTTAGTTTTCACAGATAGGGGAGGTCATGAAGTTAATGCTTAGAAACTTATTTCATGTTCTGCTTATACAAGAAAAGATGGTAACTACAACAATCCCCAACCATACAATAGGCGTACGGTTGGGGATTGTTGTCATATCGTAAAATTAAGTGTTTTTTCTAATATCAGATATTCAGTATGAACTTTACTTCCGCCATCATCTATCAAGTCCAAATTAATATAAGCTGTATATGATACATGATGATCACCAGGAGTAAGACGTTTCATTTCTGATAAGAACATAGAATTTAAACCTTGGCCAGACCATGATTCTGGATATGGCAAAGGTGTAAAGTCGGCATCTGTACATCTTATAGCCCAAGTAAAATTAGGATCTGCCCTAACTATTCTATCATGAGGTCCATCAATTACAAGATCTGACATCTCATATTGGTAACTATCATAATTAAGGACAATAGGATCACTAAAGTTTACACCGTATATAGCAGCAGGTGGAGTAAAGCTTGTTATTAAAAAGGTTCTATTAATCCTATTGGTTGTTCTTAGCGTAAACTCATCAGGTGCTATCACACTTACTCTAAATCCATAATAAGGAGAGGTTGTTAAAGCAATAGCAAGAACCACCGAATCCTGTTCAAGCAATTCCTCTGTCGTATCAACCTGACTATCGATCTCTTGCCTATCTTCCATTGGAACACCGCCTTGGACACTTATGGAATCCAGCCGTTCTTTTTTAGACAGAAAGATAAATTGCCCGCCCTGTGGAATGGTGCCTACTTTCTTTCCTTCTACGATTACCCCCCCCCTATACAATCGCTAACTATCTTATACTCATATAGTTTAGCATTATTTTCAAATCTTCTTCTCATAATTTCATAAAATTAATTCAGTAAAGGGGCGGACATAACGTGAACTACCCCTTGAACCTGTATCCAAATGATCTCCTTGGATGTTTATATCATAATACCACGAATAGGTAAATTTTTCATTTCGAGTGGATGTCCACATTCTATTACTCATTATCGTACCTCCTACCATTAAAAGGCATTCGTTTATTTCATTCGCATACAATGATATCAAAAAAAACTCTCCGGCGCCACCTACATATCCATTTTGACCATTTTTAAATAAATAGCTATTAGCTTTATTAAAAGCGTAATCTGTATTACTGGTATCATATTTAAGATACGCATTCTGATTTTCACGCCCCCAATAATCCTTTTTAACGGTCTCCATATGAGAACTATCTTGTGCAAATATATTGTCTATTTCTCCATCCTTACCCCAACGAAATGTGCCAATATATTCGGTGGCTATAACAAAACACACTTTATCTACAAGAGCTATTCCATTGCATAGATCATTGGAATATCCTTTATTAGACCAATTTTCTTTTGTATATAATCCTCCATCTACATGTTGGATGTATATGCCTTTATTGATTATAAGCGAGGGATTTACCCCCCATCCCTATTTGAAATCTTCGTCTCATGATTTTTTGTTTGCAAGATAGCAATAATTGACAACATAAAAGAAACCGGTTCCCTATCATCTCTGACTGAGAACCGGTAAGAAAACAATTTCAGAAAAAATAAACCTACATAACCTTTCAAGTAAGAACAAAAAACGCATAATCTACTCTTTGACGATGCTAATATAACATATTGGAATCATACAAAAACAATGGAAGTCTGATATTCTTCGTCTATTTGTAATTAACATCATCGTCCCCTTCCGAATCAGGAGTGGCGCCGATGAAGAACATCATTGACTTGTTGTTCGTCTGCTGCCACCAATTATAGGCGCGCGCTACGTCTTCCGGCGTCTTGATATTATACCATTGTTTGATAAACGTCTGTTTGGCGAGTTGCCTAAATAACTTAGACTCTCCTTTGTATGTGCCGGATGTTACTTTATCAAGTGAGTAATTCCTAAGATCAGTAAGATCCTTCAACTTCCGCCCCATGACAAACGGGTCGTTAATGATATCTACAACGTTAAGCTCCATAATAAACGGCATCTGTGAAGCTATTTCGTTTATGGTTCTGAATCCGACATAGGATCCAAATTGAGTAAGCCAACTTTCTTCGTTTTCATCATCATCACGCCATCCGGCAAGAAGCATGGATACGGCTTGCATGATAAGGAACGTGCCGGCATAGACACTGAGACGTTTTATATTGGTTTTCTCTACCTCATTCATATTGTCTTTATTTTCGTTCCAGGCATCTATGATGTTTTTCATACCAGACTCGGAAGCTAAGCTAAATGTTTTGGCTATCATATTCTTTAACGTAATTGACAGTCCTTCCTCTTCTTGCATTGTCTGGAAATTGAAGCCACGTCTTTTCCACAGACGTTGAGCCGCCAGCACCAACCATCCTCGGTGGGCGGTCATGAACCTGGCTATCCAGTTGCGCGATGCGGCAGTTCGGTTTTCTTCATTCAAAGATCCGTTACATATCTGCGACAAGCTACGAACTTGATTTCTGGTTATAGCCATCTGGGTTTCAACTTCCTCAACAGTAACACCCGATCCTGGCTTTACAACCACCTTCCCATCCACGACGTCTACCATACTCCATAAAGTACGATCTTTTAATGCATTCCATTCTCTTTTTATGGTACTCTGTTCTTTATTACGTTCTTTTTCCATCTTGAAATCTTGGAACGTGTAGAACCGGCCTTTGTAATAACGAACATTGTCCATAGTAGCAATCATAACCTGCGGATCAAGAGGGTAGTTCAGGATTTCCATAAAAGCATACATAGGCGAACGCATTAAGGTCCTGGCCGCTCTATTGTATCCGGCACCATACATACGATTTCGGATATTGAATATCCCCATTCTCTCACCTATGACATATAATTTGCTTTTCCTATCTATGTCTCCGGTTTCTGCTATACAAGATGGCGCAAGACGTGAAAACTCAGCCGATGCGTATTTAAGGGAGTCTTTGCTTATATACTGTCCTACGGCAGATTCCACGATGAGGTTGATATGACCTGTTAGGGCGCCGGTAGCTGCCACAAACGGAGACAGTGCCAAGTTCATAACCGACATAAATCTTTCAACAGCCATCATAATTCTTGTAAGGTCTACCGTATATCCTCCGATGTTCACCGTAAGTTTTTTGGTGTTCATCCTAATGCCATAATAATGATCGTTGAAGAAGTCCCTGAACATCTGATATGCTTGGGTTGCTTCAGCCTTCTTACCGCCTTCAAATTGTTTATTCAGTAACATCTGCTCCAGTCCTTGGGCAAGCTCTATAGACTTCTGCTTTTCGTTATATAACGATGACTGCATCATAAGCATCGAATAAGAGTAGCCAAAATCGTGAGATACATCATCTTGGTTCTCCAACTCATATATGTAGTATTTAGGTATAGACCTAAGTCTGTCTTCCGGATCATATACTTCCCCTTGCCTGGTCTTACCATATAGAGAATCGTCTACTCTGTCCAGGCACAGATCTGATACAAAATTACGAACCGTATTTTTGAAGTTAATACCCAATCCTTCCATACGTTCTATGTCTTGTTTTGATATCTGTGGAATAGCATACAAATTGGGACTCTGCTCTTTATATAGATCAAGGGATTGTCTTTTTATTTCTTTGAGCTTTTGAATCATATTCCACTGCTCTACGTTTTTAGTAGCAACCTCATTACCGTCAGCATCATACTTGATACCAAAGTCATTGAAATACGATTCGTCACGATACAGGCTTTTCTTAGGCATTCGATGACCATACCCATGATCTTTTACATAATCAGGATTACGGCCGCTATTTTCGGCTTCAGATTCAGCCACCCATGCCCTTGCAGGATCGAAAGACAGGTACGATATGTCCATGCCATAATCTTGGGTGGATGTACCATTTTGTACGTCCTTAACCATCTGCGCCACATCTATCTCACCTCGACCAATTTTGTCGATCATAGCCGCATATCCGGTAGGCGCCATGCGTTTATAGTACGAAAAGACCTGGCTCCTGGCAAATTCATTAACAATAGCATTGGCCTCTTCTATGCCCTCCTCTCTTGTATTATTTAAAAATAAGCTGGCCATCTTAGCATTAACAGCATTCCTAAAATCTCTACCGTCTAATTCTTTGCTTATACCAAGCTTTTCTGACAGGTAATTGGTTTCAGATACGGTAAACAGATATCGGTTATCAGCAGCCTTAAACAGCTTATCCCTTAAAGCCTGAATCCTTTTTGCTTTCTTCGCCGTAGTATGACGTTGTACGAACTTCCATTCCACTTCCTTGGAGTCAGCAAGAGCATTTAAATAAGACTGATTTACTTCGTTTTCAGCCTTACTGCTTTTAGTAAGGTACTTATCAATATCTTCAAGACCCACCATCTTAGCATAATCTATCAAAATAGCGTAATCGGCTTCAATAGCTTCAGATGCGGCCCTAAAAGCATCTCTTTCGGATGAGGTAAATGTCGCTTCGTTAATTTCTCCGATATCAGCCACATCGCGATTGTTTCCGATTATTTCCTTGATAATGGCCTTATTTTTTTCTATATCTTTTACAATCGAGTCCACGTCAGTCGCATCTCTATCACTTGTCGTAGAACTAATGATATCATGCGCCATTTTGAGATACGAAGCCTTGTTATTTGATTCGGTACGTGCCGACTGTTCCGATTCTACATCATTCCAAAACCGATCATTAAATGACAGGTGACCTCCCAACATAAGTGTCTTCAGCGCAGCTTCTCCTCCCGACTCGCTTTGAATCGTTCTCAATTTTTGCAAAAACGATTCTGATACGGCATTGGAAACCTTATCTGATTCTTTTCTCCAAACTTCATTTATGGCTTGTATTTCTTTAGCCATCTTAAGCTGGTCTCCGGTTTTTTCAACACGTCTGGTACCAACATATATGTATTCCGAAGCTGCTTCCTTACGTTGTTTACGAAGCAGTCCTTCTTCTTCGTAATTGCTGCTTTTAAAATAGGCAACCTCATCAAAATTACCACCGCTATCAATAAAAGGCTGCCTCAATATCCGTTTTTGCCTGGATAGAGCATTAAGGTATTCTTTGGTTGTTTGAGAAACCGGATGCCCTAATTCTTCTTTAGCCTTTTTGTATATGGATTCCATTCTTGTGGCATAACTTTCGCTAAATTCCAGTTCCGAATTTTCAGCATCCCACTTTTCCATCTGTTCTGTATAAATCTTTTCCTGCTCGATGGTAAAAATATCGGTATTAACTCTATCAGACGATGGTTTGAATTTAGCGTTTTCAGTAACCGTATTTCCATCCTTGTCAACTACTTCTCTTTTAAATACGTAATTACGGTTATTGTCAACCACATCACCAATTTCTTCTTCTGATATCTCTATGTTCATGGCAGTCGCAAACGCTCGCATCTGCGCCAGCTTCTTATTACGATCGTATTTAGCCATATCAAGAGCACTACGAAGGTAATTAGAAGTTTTGCCGTCTACTTTCTGAAGCAGTTTTTCAAATTCAGATTTGTTAAAACCATGCTTTTTAGCATATGCCAGGAAGTCGGATATGGCGGGCTGGGCATTCACCATCGCATTGTAATTGTCTTTGGCAATCATAGCTCCAAGAGCGTTATTGAACGGACTGGAAGAATGCTCTAATATACCAAACCACCTACTTATCCAAGAGACATCATGTTGAACTTTGTCAAAAAATTCTTTTACTCTCTTTACCTTATCTGCCGGCACATGAAGTTCGTTCATTAACTTATCAAGCAACGTACTTTCATCAAGGTCTTGTACTGATTTAATATCAGATTGAATACCATTAATGTCGGCAATGACGGTATTGATCCTATTTGTATAATCCTGCTTTTCACGTTCATCAAATTCGGTACTTCTGTTACGGATATATCCTCGAAGATCGTTCATGATCGGAAGAACCTGATTGTTGATAATATCTACGTTCTTTCGATCATTGGTATTGAAGTGAAGCTTACCGTCTTTAGTATCTCCATGAAGAATGGTGTTCACGACATTGTTTAAGTATCTGACCTGAGCTTCGGCTGTGGAGATCATGCTGTTCATGGCAGCCGCCATCTCATTCTTGTCTATTTCGGTCTCTACCTTATTTATCTTATCTTCTATGGTCTTAAGCTGCGCAAGGGTCATAGACGTAGTTACAGCCCTATCAGAGCTTATCTGACGTAAGTCTCTTAATGTTTTTCTTAGTGATCTGATCTTAGACTCAAGAAACTTGTTCTTGTTCATAGAAGAAAGGGAGTATAATGTAAAGTCATTATCCTTTAACAGAGAGGTGTCAAATCCTTTATCTATGTCAGTAATGGCAAGATCACGAATGTTTTTAATAACGTTATTCAAATCTTGTCTTTGGGTTGATAAAGCTGATTTAAGCCAGCTTACGATTCCAGAGAGAAGCTGCCGGACGCGCCCCAGGAAGGAGGTGGGCTCTACCGGCGCCTGTGCTGTGCCGGTCTGCATCTCCCTGGCGAGGATCTTTCCAAGAATTTCTCTCCTAACAGCATTATCAAGCTCAGCTCCTTCATATACCTTACCGTATGTATTATAATACTGACCTGCATATTGGTTCCACTCTTCCGTACCTTCTACATCTTGCAGAACAGCCTCAACAGCATTCTGATCTCTGTATGCCTCTACAAGGAAGTGGGCTGTTTCTTCTACTAAATCAGATAAAGTAGCATCTTCACCAACTGCTATTACGTTATTGGCAATATCAGCCAATGCCTTAGCAGAAGGTTCATGCCCGTATTTGGTTTGATACTTCTCTATATAGTCGGTCATACCTATGACACTAACTCCAAGCGTTTTCAGTATCTCGACAATAGAATTTCGTTGGTCACGTTCCTGCCTGCTATAATCCGATACGATCTTAGCTTTAGTATCAGCATAAAGATCGTTGTCTTCTAATATGAATGAAACTACAAGCGCATCAAAATGATCGTACTTGGCGTCCAATTCATTGTATCTTCCTGACTTAAGATCGTTCTTTATCTGTTCCCTACTAATCCTTTCCGTTCCTCCGGTGGCGAGTCTCATAGTTACCTTACTGTTATCCAACGAGCTTATGGTTATCATACCTTGGTCGTTCATGGAAACATCGGAACCAAAATGATTACGGAGCTCGGTGTATGATAAGGCTGAATTGAAAAGTCTAATTTGTCCTGTATGACCTTCTCCTGTAAGATAATAGCTTCTTGTTTCAGGATCGAATATCTTAGATCCGGACAAAAGACCTTTCTTTATAAGGTAGTTAATTATACCACCTTTTGTTGATAAAGAAGTAGAAGCAGAAGCGGTCATGACCGGTATAAAAGATTTGGGATTATTAAGAACATACTTTCCAGCTTTGTAAGTAATGCCTGCCACGCCATCCCAGGCAGATTCTTGAACGGTGCCTGATAAGAATCCTATTCTAATATCATTCCCGCCAGAGCGAAGAGCTTCTCCGTAATCTTCAAATAATTGACTACGATCGTTCATGAAAAACAAACGAGGCTCTCCGGTCTGATACGTTACACCCACAGGATTAGAATCTGTCTGTGGTAACTCTTCTGGGCTAAATATCTTAAGACCGTCTTTTATAACCATATAATTAACACCCTTATCCTGTACCATAGATACGGGAGTGAAGTCCGAAGATATAGCATCTTGTAGATACTGCCCGGCGTCTATTCCAGGTCCTTCCGGCACGGAAATACTTGAAGGAACCATAACATCCACCAACATAATATTATCACCCAGATTTTGGCTGTAGAATCCAAAGCCCGATTCTTGGATTTCATAAGGTGCATCTGATTTTGACACAAGAACAGGGTTACTCATCTTAGAAGCCTTATCCAGCACCCTTTCTCTATAGGCTTCCGGAATAAGATCGATGTTGGATTTTACCTTATTATAAGCCGGTTTGTTGATAGGCACTCTCTTTCTCCAGTCGCCAAAAGCCTTTAAGAACTTATTAGAAAATACGGTTTTAAAAACAGTAGTAGCCCGTTCTCTGTTCTCCATAAGAGGAATAGATGCTATTTTATCAAACAACATAGACCTGTCCCCTGATCTGGTAGAGACAGAAACAACTTTCTTTTTATTATCTCTTTTAATAATACACGTTGATGTCATAGTAAAACATTTTTGTTATGAGACAAAGGTAGTTAAAAATCAAGCATATCATAAAAAATAAAGCCACCTAACTTCTCAGTCTGATGGCTTAAAATAATATGAAAAAAAATTATAATCTGACGAAAAATCGTCAAGTTCAGCTTATATGTAATGCATGTACCCATCTCGGTGAATAAACCTTCCCGATTCAAAGCGCTCAATATCTTCAGGACAAATAGAGCCTGAATCTTCTCTCCTGGCTTCAAACCAAAGCCCCGGCTTACGAAGTCGGCAAGTTATGATATAGTTAAAGCAATTGTGCGTAAAATGGAAAACAGATCCTACAGGGAAATACCTATCAGCTTGAAATACGATTCTTTTTCGTTTAGTATCAAACGTGATATCTCCTACTATCTTAGCCACGTAATAGCTTCTGCCATTTAACGTTTCATCTGTTTGTGGTATCCAATAATAACCTCTTGCCATGCCACAAATATATGAAAAAGTCGGATAACTTACGTACCCTACTCTATTATTTGTTTAAATAGTCCAATTTCATCTATTTTGACATGACCGCTTTGCATACGACCATTATTAGGATTATGTAGAAAATTGAAACCACTTTCTTTTTCCTGTCTTTCAAAAGAGCTGATATCCTTTCCTCTACGGGCTCTTTCAAAAGCTTTATTGAACAACTTGCCTCTAAAGGTCTTGACGAGGATCTTGGTAGCGTTATTGCCGGCTCTTACCATTGCTTTCCTTGCCCGGTCCTCCGAGACAAAACTGCTTCGGAAAATATACGATGCTGCTGCTTGTATATCTTGTTTAGTAATCATATGCCAAACATTCCTTTCAAGATACTATTTTTTATACTATATATCAATTTCATCTCATCTCTATCATATACGCCAAAAAAGGATTCACTGGGGTCCTTTGGATTTACGCTCAGTTGAATTATACAATTGTAAAGATAGACCTTAAGTTCATAATTATCAGAGTATCTATCCCGTATGGTTTCAAATGTCTTAATTAATTCTTCAACAAGTACTCTGCTAAATGAAAAAGGTTCTCTACAATTACCTTTAAATATGATATGATTTAAATCATTGGTATTATCAAATTCGTACTCTACCCGACTGTCGTCCATCATATCATAAGTGATTGACTTTTTGATTTTAAACCCCATGTTGTTTTGTTTTTTAGTTAATATAGATCTTCTGAATACAATTGTTCTCTAATGGCACTCCTATCTACTACCATTTCCTGATTATTGCTCTTAACAAGTTCAGATGCCTCCTCTCTTGTTAGAAACCGATTCTTGCTTGTCAAAAATCCTTGAACACTGCGGTTTTTATGGGCTATACCGTATGCCGCAAGTTGAGATAGTATAGAGGGGTGTCTCAATCCACAGAACACGGTGCCGGATGGTATATTGGTGGGCTGATAGGGACGTTTCTTGTCGTCCTGCACCCAGATGGCCGCGCATATTACTATTTCTTTATTATACATGATACGTTTTTCTATTAAATTTATTAAATCTGTTCATTTACTTTAATATAATCGGATGCCTCTTCCCTCTAATGAGTTTAAACTTTTTGCGTGAAACATCTTTTGAATTTTCTCCGTTGAAATCCCTGATATTGAAACTCCCTGATTTTCTCCTTCCATAAACAAAGAATATTTTATTGTTATACAACACTTTATCAAACAACCTAAAACCGAAAACCTCAAAAGGAGCTTGATTGTTTTTCTTCTTCCCCCCTTTTAAAATTTTCATTTTATGTATTTGTCTATTATGTCTACGAATTAAACGTTTTAAATATTGACGTTCGATTCGTTTCGCATTAATATTCTTAGAAATGACAAACGCGTCGGATGTATGGGATTTTTCAATCCCATATTTAATCCGATTATGTTTCGTAATGTAACCAAACGTCATAAAAACTCTGTCGTATCTGGATCTCAGTTCTTCATACAACTTCCATTTCATGATCCCCATTACGGCCGCGTCGCGGAGCGACGATCCCCGTTTGATCTTCAAATCTATATTACCTTTATGGTATTCTTTGTGACAAGTTTCACATAAGGTAATAAGATTAGAAGGGGAATCACCTCCCGTTTTTCGGGATTCAAGATGATGAACATTAAGGATCTTATCTTTTGACTTTCCTTTACAATACTGACATTTATGCCCATCCCTTGCTAAAACATACTCCCTTGTGTTCCAAAACCCAAGTTGATCACCTTCCTGATATTCTTTACCCGATATATTAGGATTCTTAATCTTTTGAGTATCGAATTGAGCTACTTCAATAACAATACGAGATACAGGCAGTATAGAAAAAACATTATCAATAACACGAATATGGGCGTCTATTTTGTACTTCACCGAAGGTGCTGTCCATCCTGGACGCTTGCTTTTTATTCTATTATTAAAACGAAGTTTTCTATATCTTAACCTGTTCCGTCTTGCTCTTCGTAGCTCCCTTCTGGTAAACAAAAGATCTACGATATCATTTCTAAGGATCACTTCACTACTGTAAAGTTCTTTGCTTTTCGTTGTAGCTGATAGACCAACATGCTTAGTTCCAGCATCAACGCCTAACACAATTTCCTGTTTGTAATCAGATGTGACGTACGTTAATCGGATGGTAAACGGACATAGGTTCACAACGACTGCCTTTTTATCTTTAAGCAGTCTCCTAACCTTACCATGCCTCGTTGTTGGCATCATAGGTTTACCATTTATGTCTTGTACGTACACCATATCTACAAACGTTTTTAATGTTTATTCAACATAAGTCAGGAATTAATCCTGAATTGATGCTAACATACTTGACACGGACATCATTTCCACGTCCAAGCTGACCCCAGCCGGGCGATGGCGTTCCCTTAGCCGGAGCAGGGACAGCCCTAAGCCGAGACCAGTCCTGCTTTTGCCTCATGGCTTCAGCCTCTTTGTAATACCGGTTACACAGTTCTTGATCTTCGTAACCAACGTAATCTTCCTTATTTTCCATAAAAAATACTTTTTCAACAAAAGTACGACATTCACGAATTAATTAGATTTAAAATAAAACAATATGAATTAAAATAAAAACCCGATACGTTAAAATCGCATCGGGCCTGGTATTGAAAAAAAAATAGGTTCAGATCTTGGGTAAAGATTCGAGCCAATTTTTAACATCTTTATATTTAGGGTCTTTGTCTATTCTATCTTTCAGTTCATGCAATGCTGAGTCCATAACCGTATTCGGTACGCCAATCAACTCTCCTATTAAATACAATGGGGTTTTATTCGATTTAGATTCGTGTGCTATATTCATGTCAAAAAAAAAGTTATGTGAAACAAACCGGCCACGGGTATTCTATTGCCCGCCGACCGGTATAACATTTTTATTCTTTTTTTTCCAAACGGGAAAAACGGGAATGCGGGAATCATATTTTTTACTATGGCTCCCGCACCACCGGAAGGACCTGGGTCTGGATCTCAGGTCAGATCCTTCCAGTTTATTTTTTCGCCGAGGTAATCTTGCACGGCAAGCCATCTTATAAAGGCTACTCCTTCGGGAGCATCCGGATCATCCAAATACATTAACGTAGCTTTCACCAACTCGTTCTCACATTTGAAGACCTTCGGAAAACCATCCGAATAGTACATTGCAAAGACATATTGGACATCGCCCCATGTCGCTTTATCCGGCTTCTTCGCTCCGCACTTTTCAAAAATATCTTTTATTTCCGGCTGCTTCCAGATCCTCTTGGATCCATCGACGTTGACCATCTTCTTTACCGCCTCATCAGCGAGAGCATTAGAAAAATGGTAGCCGTAAGTATCTACATATTTCTGATAAGCTGGATCCTCTGCGTCTGCTCCTCAATAAGAACGACCTCTGCCACGTCCGCGACCTCTACGCATCTGAGGTCCGTCACCGTAGTATCTGTCGTCTCCATAGTAATCGGTCGGATAGGATTCGTAACCCATCCTCCGGTATTCCCGGTCTTCCATTTCATGACGACGTTCGCGCTCTTCGAGCCTTCTTTCCCTTTCTTCCAGCTCGTTTTCTCGCTCTTCCATTTCCTTCATCTTCTCATGCATACCGTAATGGTCGTAAATACCACCACCGTACCCCATGTACGTCCCATCAGAACGCCGGCTTCTGCCTCTGCCTGAGATTTTTCAGCTATAGCTCTCTGAGCAGCTTCATACTGATCAGCCCAGGCTCTTGCTGCATCTGCCGGATTAGAAAAGTCAGGGACCAAAATTCCCTTTCCACCGGAACTTGTTTTATATTCTCCTGTTTTACGAATAGAAGGAAGAACCTCAGATGTTACCCATTTCTTAAATCTCTTAGCAGACTCTAATTTTGAAGATAATATAAGAGAATATAAACCAGATTCATTAATTATTCTTATACTATCTATATATCTGGTTTTCAATATAGATCGTTTTACGCCCCATTGATTATCAGATACTTGCAAAAGCATAGAATCATCATCATCTACATGTCTTTTTACCGCATCTTTAGCATTTATATATCCAAGAGATTTAGCCACATCTGACGCCACAAACCAAACATCTCCTTTTGGATCTACAATAATTCTAAGCTCTCCAAAATCCGAACTTTCAAAAACAGAAACTTTATCCATGATAAAAAAAATAGGCCCAAAAGAGAATGTCAGATCCCACTATGACAAACCCTAATGAGCCAAAAATATCTTTCAACATCAAACAACCAGAGGTGGGATCTCGTTGTTCATTGTTTCTGGAGCAAAGACAGGAACAGGATTTTAAATAGCAAATATTTTAATACTTTTTAAATCAAACCAGGGCCCGCATCACTGCGAGCCCTGATCTACACTAATCTAAACTAATACCATGAAAAACTTAAATCTAAAAACTAAAGAACACACAAATATAGGAAAATGTATGCCTTTCACAAAGAATCTGTATCCTGTTCTTTTGTGTGATTCAAGACATGGGATATAGTTCTGATACTTAATCCGGTTTGATTTTGTATCAGATTATAAATATAGGAGGTGATTAAATGCCAGTTTACACCAGTACATTTTGACGCTTCACCGTTCCTACCAACGTAGGCAACTCCACGTCCCCTTCCCGGTTCACCACCGGTGTCTTGTTAATATTTTCTTGGGGTAGAAGATTCTGTTTTTCTAACCCAAACTTTTTAATATTATTAGCTGCAAGTAAATCACGATCATTGACGGCACCACATTCAGGACAAGTCCATACACGATCCGATAACTTCAGATCACGATGGATATACCCACATCCGCACATCTTAGAACTCGGCTCGAATCTTCCAATCCGAATTAAATTAACACCGCGCCAATCCGATTTATATTGCAACATCCTAAAGAACTCGCTCCATGATGCAGAAGCAATCCCTTTAGCAAGGCAATGATTTTTCAACATACCTCCTACATTAAGATCTTCGATGATAATAGTTTGGTTCTCACTTACTATCCTCTTACTAACCTTATGTAAGAAATCTTGTCTACAATTTCGAATCCGTTCATGACAAACAGCAACATCATGCTTTGCCTTCTTGTATCGGTTGCTTCCCTTCTTTTTACGAGACATTCTTCTTTGCAAGCATCCTAATCTTTTCTGCGCAGATTCAAAATACTTCGGATTACTAAAAACCTGGCCGTTGGAAAGGACGGCGAAATCCTTGATCCCTACATCAATTCCCACTGTCGTATCGGGATTGATAACAAACTTGTCAGGATTAGGGATTCCGTCATCTATTAAGATACTTGCATAGAACTTACCAGTTGATGATTTGGATATTGTTATCGTACCAATCTTTCCTTCAAAAGACCGATTGGCAAAGAACTTTACCCAACCAATGATAGGAATCTTAACTCTGTTGTTTTCAAAATCAAACTTAACAGAGTTTACGTTCTTAAAAACGTTCTTGCCCCTATGTTTGGATTTGAATTTTGGGAAACCAGCATGTTCTCTAAAGAATTTGGTGAAAGCGCTATCCATACAGCGGATAGATTGTTGCAAGCATTCATTAGATACTTCATTTAGCCAAAGATGGTTATCATCTTTTTTGAGTAACGTTAGCTGCTTGCATAAATCAACCGCTGACAAAGATCGTTTTTCACCCTGATAAGTTTTGATTTTAAGATCAAGAGCCCAATTATAGACATACCTACAACAGCCAAATGTTTTCTCCATTTGGACAATCTGTTCCGGTGTAGGATCTAATCTATATTTGTAACCTTTGATCATTATCTTATCAGCTTTATGATACAAAATTATGTGATTAAAGTAATATGCATGCTATTTTACTTTTCCTTATTTCCATAATCCCTTCCTGAAACTAATATTGCAAACTTAATAAAAATAATTCATAAACAATGAAAATCTAACTTTTCTTGTATGTTATTGATATACGTACATATATGAGAAAAGTGAGACTTTCACAAGCCTCACTTCCCAAATTATAACTATGGAAAAACTATATATATGTACAAAAATTACCTGCATTCTAATTTGTTAAGATCATCCAATTCAGACTTGCTTACGATCATATCTTGCGTCAAGCCAGATCTGTTTTGGTATGGAGCGTAATCAGTTTCTACCGTCTTAGCCTTCTGGGTAGAATCGTATTTCACCTCCGATTCGGTTCCTGTCAGATTTTGGTAGATAGAGCCGGAACTACTCTCGCTTACTTTAGACCATATCTTATTACCTACTCTTATAAAATTATCATAAATACCTTCGGCTGTTATAACACCATCTTGCTCTACGATATTAGGGCCCGATTTTTCTTTTAACAAATACGGGTGCCTGGTGTAAAAATAGTGTTCAAAATCATTCCCGGCATACGAAGGGTCATACTTCTCCAAATAAAACAATTCTGATAAAGAAGGGTCGGTACTGGTCATGCTATAATCAAACAACATCAACCTGTCTTTTCCAGATAAAGATAATTCTATTGATTTCAAAATATCAGGATCATCAGAAATAAGGCCCAAAGATGGACCAGGTTTGAAGTCAAGATACTTATAGGCATTATCATATAATTTTGTTTTATGGAGTTTGTTGTCAAGGTAAGATTGGTATAAATCGAATAAGGATAATGGATTTTCGCTATCTTGTTTTTTGTTCATGTATCGACTATACTCCCGATCCACATCCACGTAAGGAACGTCAAGTACCTCCGGGTGCCCAAACGCCATCCTGGTCATTATCATGTCCTCTGTGTTCTGAGAATCCATGAACGATCTGACGTATTTTTTAATGGAATCCATGAGCGTATTATTATCTACGTTCCGTACTTTCTCTTTATCCAAAACGCCGTTCTTAAAACAAGATTCAGGATATATTTTAGTAGAAAAATGAGTTAGGTTGTGCTTGGCTAACACTGTTGATATTTGATACATCTCGTTAATATCATCTTTGCTGATCCTTTGATATAGATTATCTCCTACCTTAAGCAATGAATGTTTCTCAAACGCTTCTACTGGGTCTATATCGGATTCAGAATAAACGATATTCAAATTATCCATATACTCCGGCAATAATTCAGAATAATAATCTGTGCTATCACCAAGAACATCATCTATAAAAGATGCCAGCGTTGGAGCATAATTTACATCATTATGCCTGGCCACATAAATATCAAGATCCAGCATCAAATTATCTATCTTATTCAAAGATTCTTCTGTGCCATCATAAGTTTCCGATGTCCCTATTATATCTATGCCAAACCACGTACAAGCCTCTTCTATATCCCATATCATGCTTCTTAAATCAGATTCGGTGTCGGCATTAGCCCTATGTAAATAAGCTGATATACGAGCTCTTAGGAACTCTATTTTGCCAGGATTGTAATAAGACAGATCTTGTAGCTTAGATAAGGATCTTCTCTTGCCTTCCACCACATCATCCCCTTCTATGTTTATTACCGGAATCTTATTCGTAGATGAGAACTCATCAAACATAGATTCGGCAAATTCTTTATCAGAAACGAATTTCTCAACCAGTTCAGGGTATGAGTTTCTCAACGATTCAAAAGCAGATGAAAATTCAGAAAAGTTTTTTATGCCGGCTACTGTTTTACGCATAGCATAATAAAGCTCAGAAGGATTATATGGTACTTTTTTACCAAATTGGTTAAACACTCCCTCCTTGTAAACAATAGGACCATACTGATAGTCAATAGACATAAAATAATTATCTTTTTCCCTATCATGTTCGTTAATAGAAGAATCTATTAACTTTCTCATGGAAGTCGAAACCTCGTTTAAAACAGAAGGATCGGATAAAATACGACTTATTTCTGTTTCATCATACAAACCGGATCTCCTTAATTTCTGCTCATTCAGTATCAAACTGCCATCTACATAAAAATCGAAGAGAATAGCATTAGACAATGAAGACGCATTGAAAAAATAATGAGTAGACAAAAGGAAATCCCTTACATCCTTAACATCCTGAGCCGTTAAAGGATCAGCAAAATAAGTCTGACGCTTCATATACGACAGCACATCTTCTAAAAGAGGTTCGCCATTGGGATCGGTGTTAAACATCTCCCCTGGAGCCGGGTTATTCCAATGACCGTAATACGACAAAAAACCCGGAGTGTAAGCCTTAGCCCATACCTGAAGAGCCCGCTCGCTGTTTCCTAATACTTTTAAAGCACTTTCGTAAAGAACGGAAGGCTCCCCGTTAGGAGCCTTAACCCGTTTTATTTCATTTTCCTTTTTTTCTATCTGACATTTGACACCCATTGTAATTAACTTTTTTGCAAAGTTAATTACAAAACCGACTTATACAATGACGGATCCCAAATTCCTTCTATATAAATCTCCGGAAAACTCAAACTGCCATCACGAAGAGTGGAGACTTCCAAGCTGGGAATGTTGAAAACAGTACTGGTATCACTAAACTCACCATTCAACTTGATAGCATTTCCGCTGTTATTAGCCTCATAATAAAAATAACATTGATTTTCATTAATGCTTGGATCATATTCGTACCAATATGTTAGATCTTGTATATGATCTTCTATGTTACCAATTTTGTTTTCACCTAATATAAAAATACCATTATTGCTATGATTATAAACCATAGATTCATAACCACCATTATTCCAATCACTATTAAACATTATGTAACTAACATCAGAATCATGATCTTTTAATACAGGTCCTATATGTATATGAATTTTATTAAACTGACATACATAAGGTCTTTTTCCTCCAAGCCTTTTTATATCTTCATTGGATAACTTATTATAACATCCTCCCACGAAATTATCCGCAGCATTAAAAAATCTCCTTCTCATACTCAACACTCCTTATTTAACTCATTTATCGAATCCGAATTATCAGAACCTTCTACGAGATTCTTATTCCTATCTATCTCTTCCTGGCTCATATTACTCATCATATTTTGTATTTTTCTACCAGATTGAGATAAAGAGCGGATGAATGCACTGGAACTTATCTTAACTCCAAGATCCGGTTTTGCCCTAAACGCTTCACCGGTACTGATATTATACAAATCATACACACCTGAGTTCATATAGAATTTATATATCCAGTTTCCACCAGCTTTTTTGTATCCTAATTTGGTTAGCTCGACTACACTCATACCAAATTTAATGCCATTACGACCCATTATCTTCTCCGGTATAGGTTCTACCTTAGCCGGAACAGATGTATATGCTTCATCACCGCCGTACAGGAAATAAGGGGTTGTCACCCTTGATATGTGAGTAAGCGGTTCTTCGGATATACGAGGCTCGTCTTTCGCAGCCTTAGATTCTTTCCTTGGATTGGATATTCTAATAAAAGGATCGTATGTCAAAAAGGTTAAGCCGTATTCTACTTTATAACCTGACACGCCGTCAAGATCCCTTATAGCCTTAGTCGTATGTGAGTGGTTGATGGTGTCTATCCCGTACCTTGATTCCATATCGGTCATAATACTATTAACCTCATCTCCCTCTACATAAACCTCTTCTCCTTCCGGGATAGAGGTTATACCGGCAGCCCTTCTAAGTAGCCATAAAGTAACTTCAGCAATGTCAGAGAACTTATTTCCGTTCTTCCTATAGTTATCTACTCTTCCTTCTTCAGATCCAGGTAATTCGACATTTCTTTCAACTTCGACATTTGTTCTGGATTGTCCTTTGCCTTCTCCATCTCCCTTTTTATCGCCATCTTCCTCAGTGCGTACTGCACCGCCTTCTGCACTTCCTTCTTTTCCATCATTTAAAATATTATCTGATTCTGACTCTATAGACTCCACGACAGCATCATACTCTGGTATGCCGCTAAGGAAATCTGCTACGTTATTCAAAAACTCTATTTTTTCCTCGTTTGTCATATCAAGGCTTTCCACAGGCTCCCATATGGCAGGCAAGTTGTTTGATTTTATTGCAGTAGAAACATCTTCTACAGTTTTATTATCCACCGTAGGAAAAACTTTAGAAACCAAACTATTGATATCAGATTCCATTTTTTCTACTTCCTCTTTTGTGCCATATTCTTTTAGGGTATCCATGCCATTGACTCTAAGAGAATAATTCAAAGCCTTGCTTGGAACAAAATCAATATATTTCAAAAAGTTTTTCAACTCTGATATAATTTGTTCATCATATCTTGGCCCAACATAATCAACCACCACCTGATCTGTTTGAGAACGAAGCCAAGAAACATATTCTTCTAAAGTCTTACCACCTTTACTGGAAGGAGTGGATATTTTATCACCTACTGTTCCTTTAGGTTCTAATCCCATTTCTTCCTTAAGGCTTTTAGGATTACCTCTCTCACGAAGAAACCTCAAATCACCTCCTACAATCTTCCTTGCTATAAAATCAAAAATATTAGCATAAGACGGCAATCCTTCTTTTTCTATATGAGATTCTATTTCGTTTAACATAAGAGAGAAGTTTTTCCTGGAGGTACGCTTCTTGCCAGATAAAGACTGCGCAGCTTGTGCCGCAGGAGCCGGCTGAGCTAATGGCGCCGGCTGAGTCCCCCGGACAGCCCCTTCCTCTGACATTTCCTCTTCATAAACATCCACGTCTTCTTTAGAAGTAACGATCTTACCCTCATCAGAGAAAGGAAGATCATCCTCTATAAGCGACTTAGGTCTGGAAGATGATTTACCAAACTGAATCCTGATCTTAGGAGCGACAAACATCTCACCTTCGAAATCTATTCCAGATTCTACTTCAGACGTCACAATGTCTTTCACATTCCTGCTTTCATCTTCTACCCACTTAACAACATCAGGAACCGTAGATAATTTTTCTATAGCCTCACGAGCTTTTCTAAGCCCTGAAATAGGATTCAAATACGATACTTGATACGAAGCCGGATCAAGGCCTAACTTGGTTAGATACGCATTAAGATCTTGTATATCATCTTGACCCATCTGTAGCAATTCAGAATCACCAGATTCAAGCAGCATATCTATAAAAGACATCCATTTCTGCCCTTCCTCTGATTCTACAGAACGTAGGCTAACTGGGAAAAGATAATTAAGACCGTTTTTACCTTTGATGACAACTACCGGAACTCTTACATTTTTGTAATTATTCCCCTTGTCATTTAATATAGAATAAGCAAATGGGAAGCCTGTGTATTTAGATCCGTTCTTAAGCACGACTTTGCCATTTAATACATATCCGACATCAGATACTTTTTCAGCACCTTTTTCGGTAATGGGGAGATTTTCTACCTGGCCATATCCTTGACCGTTCACCTTCATGTTAAACACCGGTCTTCCGGGAAGAGTCTGGGCAACGACATGCGTGCCGACGCTGATGGTAGCCGACCGACCAGCATCTTTCTTCCACTTGTTAAAAGCCGTTCTTCTTATTTTACTTATACCATCTATGCCCCCTGTGTCAGCTTTTACAACAGAAACGAATCTGTTCCCACTCATGACCTTGATAACCATATTGGACACCAGTTTATTCTCAGCAGATTCTATTCTTTTTTTATCGCCGGACTGAACAGCATCATTGTATTCGGCAAAAAGAGACTGATTATAGGTATCATTTACATCTATTTCGAGATTAACCTTATCTCCTTTTTTCAAAGAAGATAATGCTTCCTGATCTATTTTATCTACTTCATTCTCTCCGAATCCGACACCCGTTCTGTACGGAACCAACTCATCTGAATCAAGACGCTTATAAACCAAAGAATAGGAATTACCCACGTCCTGAATAGACACATCTGTGTAACGGTTAAGAACACGAGCCGATTCTTTATCTATAGACCATCTCGCATGATAAGGAAGTTCAATTATAGTAGCCGTTTCTCCACCTATGTTAAGAGAATACCTTTTAGTGCCATTAGCGTTCGTTTCAGAGCTTATTTGAATAGGAACCAATGATTTTATGGAAGATATAAATTTATCGGCTCTAAGACCCGCAATTTCATACCTTTCATTGCCATCATTAGAGATTCTTCTAACCATCAACGTCTCTGGATTCTGGGCGCTATCTATATTGGCTCCCGGCGTATTATCAGATTCGTCTAATTCATTTACAAGAGAATCTATATTAGCATCATCCTCCCCGAAATTACTTAACGTAGATTCAGAGATACGACCTTTATCAATAATCCTGTTTTGCTCGATATAAGGAAGGAGGTCCGTGATATTTCCAACCTGGCCAAGATCTTCTATGGTAAATACCGAATCTGCAAGTTTATCTTCGTCAACTTTCTCTCCTTTGTCCCGCCTGTTCATTATATCAACATACGAAGAAATAGCATCATCAAGCTCCTTTCTTTGATCTGGCTCCAAATTAGACTTAGCCATATCAATAATAGCTTTATTTTCCTCATATACTGATCTCGGACTTGTAAGCCTGTCAGCCTTTTCAGATAATGATTTAATGAGATTAACAGGACTATCACCTAAAGACGATACATAATCATCAAAATCTTGTTTGTATTTATCATACACATCTTTTTCTCTCGCAGTAAGAAGATCGGCATTACCTGTATATAGTTTATCAATTATAGACTGCCTTACTACCGGAACCATAATAGGATTATCCATAGCAGCCTCATAATCTTCATCCGATACAGACTCCGTAAGCGGTGACTCTTTTATATCATCTTCTGCCTCCTTCATCCTATCTTCCCTTACTCTATCAAGAGCATGCATAAAAGCCTTGATAGTCCAAGCTTCGTCTTCCGAAATCTTACCTTCTGACACAGCTTGATCTACTACCTCATCAGTGTCATATTCACCAACTTTATTAGGCTCTGCAAAATCAGGAACCTTGTCATCCCCCTTATAAGGAGTAGACCATAGAGAAGACAGCGCTTTTGAAAACCCCCTGTTTTCCTCAGCTAAGAATCTTTTATCAAGCATCTTAGATAAGAAGTTATTCATATTCCTATAATCCATCAAACTCCTGCGGTATTCATTTACCAAGGATCTCATGGCTTTATCTTTGGCCGTAAACTTCTTTTCCTGTCTTGATTTTACATTGAAATAATCATCAAAAGCTACAAGCGTATCATAGGCCTCTATTACATCTTGTGAACTTATAGGAGAAAGAGGTGATGATAAAACAGATTCGGTTCTACTTACCAACTCTTCTATCGAAAACTCTTTTCCTATTAACGTTGATAACTCAGACAACGAATTATTGTAATTGGTTCTAAGATCTTCCAATTCTTTAGTTTTTCGTTGTATGGATTCAGCTTGTGGGTCTTTTCCATCTACGTTACGAGGACGAGTAGCAAGATCTTCTATTTCGGATTCAAGTTCTTCTATTCTTGACCGTATGCCACGGATAGCCATAGCCCGCTCCCTCGCTCTACCCGACAGCCGGGAAAACGTACTTAGCGCATCCGCCACGCGAGGCTGCCCCGAAAGAGTTTCTATGACAGAAGCTATGTCTTTCATCCTTGATTCTGATTGAAGGCCAAGGAAGGCATTACGAGCTACGTATTTTCTAAATTCGATCTTAGAATCATCACCTATAAGATCTTCGGCAAAACCTTGAGCAGATCTGAAATCAGAAAGACGATTATTATAATTATCGATAATAGAATCCTTGTATTTCTTCGCCTCTTCCAAAGACATTCCGTTAGCTTCGGCTATTTCCGAAATAGGCATCATATCAACCATCTGCCTGAAATTTTCAGCCGAATCCTCTAAGGTCCCCATTTGATTGTCAATAGACATCTTTTCAAACATAGCATCATCAAGTTCCTTACCGGTCATAGACTGAACATCAGAACGAACTTGCGGACCTAAACTCATTGACTTCTTCAACGTATTCAAAGCCGCCGTATTAAGATTAGAAGATGCTTTGTTGTATTCATCCACCTGCCTCTCCAGTAATATCTGACTATTACTATACTCTTTTACCCCAAAGAAGCCTTCTCTCATGCCGAATAAAGAACCGATAATAGCACCGATTCCTATTTCAGTCCATCCTTCTTTAGACGTATATTGTTTTTTAAATCCGTCAGAAATAGCATCAAGAACATCGACGGCTCCATTCATAGCCACATTGTCATATCTTGACTTAACATATTCTTCAGCCGTGTTCTGGACAGCACCTTGAGACCCTTCTTCCCATAAGCCTTCAGACACCGGTCTTTTCATGATATTGAAAACATTACCAGCTATCTTCTGTCCTATGTTAGGGTTGGTTATCTTAATAGCCATCTCTCCTGGCTTTGTAACTTCCGTCCCTAATCCAAATAGATGCTTATTAAGTTTCTTTTCCAGTCCTGGTATAGCCTTTCCTCCTAATCCTATGTATTTACCAAACAAGAGCCAGTTGGACAATCCTACTATACCCATATTAGCTGCAAATATCGCACTACCTACATCAGCATTAGAATTACGAAAAACAGCCATTTCCTCAGCATTAGGATCACGACCATAAATTTTACGATAATAATCCTTGAAGTCGGATTCGGATTGTTTCATAAAAGAATTTGCTTCAACCGATGACTCAAAGCCGGCACTGGTAGCCAACAACGTCATGGTCTTAGCAGCCTCTCCTACATTCCTCCCGGTAGCAACTCCTTTCCTTACATAGTCGTTAAACACACTTTTGAGACTTCCTATACCTCTATTGGCAGCTTGCCTTGCTGCCAACTTAGCTCCGATTCTTCCACCTAATTTAGCACCTATATTACCCAATGATCCAACTCCAAGTCCTCCGGTCATGTACGCTGATATCATGGCTCCTACGGTAAAAGACATACCGTTACCAAGGACATCATTCCATAAGAAATTACCAGTATCCTTAAAAAGCTTCTGACCGAAATTATAATCTTCTACCTCTTTCTTGTAATAATGAGGAAGAAGCATATCTATTTGCTGGTCAAGATCACCTACAAACTTATCCATGTTAGTGTTTAACGCAGCTTTATAACTTCCCTCAGATGCCATATTGATAAGTTTGTCAGGCAATGACACAACTCCTTGTGCACCGTACAATGCAGACTTTAAAGCGAATTTGCCTACACCATTCCAAAACTTACTCCATCCGCTCTGTCTCCTGGCATAATAATCCTCATTATTTATACCCGGAATATAGTTGGGATATTTTGTACGCCATACCCCATCATTACCCATCTGATGACTTTCACGGATACTTACCTTCGGTCCATAGGGATTAAGAGGCGGCGGGACAGGTGTAGCCCCCCTGTAGCTGTTACGAGCCAGTGCCTCCGAGTAGCTGTTGCTTATCTCCTTGGCTATATACGGCTCTTCGTATTCGGCAGCAGCTATCCTTGATGCGTAATCCGGAAATTTAGGTTGGGCATACACACCTTCACCAGGCATATAATTAGGAACCAGAGGCGTTGTCGTCTCTGGTAATGTAGCCGGAGTGTAATTCTCTTCTTCGGCTAATTTCCTTTGCCTTGCCACATCTTCGTAAGTGGTTTTAGCAGCAGGATTATATCTATCTATATTATTGTCAGCCATAAATTTTCTGCAAAAAATCGTTCAACTTACTAAACTTGTCATTCATATTGGGCGTGATATTTATTCCTCTCATATACGGATCCCTCATCTGATCAAGACGTTCTTGAACAGCCTCCTTCACGTATTTTACAAAGAAATACTGAGGACACTTCTGGTGAATGCTATTCCAGTAATCCGCATACTCATCATTACCTGGATCCAAAGGAACAAAATCCGAGAACAACAATGCAGGATTTTTAGAATTTTTAGTCCTTTTATCATAGAAATTGACCGCTACCTCTCTCGAACCCCTGTCATCCATTCCTTCCAACTGAACTGATATGTTATCAGACATATCAATGAAATTATCAACAAGGGTTTTAACAACATTCATTTCCTCGGGCTTAAGATAAGAACCATGCACCTTTACTATATCATAAAGATCATTCTTGACATCAGCCTTAGAAGCCAAACGGGGAAGACCATTACGTATGAGATACTTATCATAAGAATAGCCCTCCTTCTTTCCGGTATCTACAAAATCACAGGTTCCAAAACTTGATTTGTAACCATCTACTGGATAATTGCGCTCCTCAACCGAAGGATCTATACCTGCCTTAAGAAGCTCGTCATTCGTAATCTCAACCCTTTCTGTAACATAAGAGTTTTTACCGGACCCTACTTGAGCAGTCAAGAACCTTCTGACAGTGCCATTATCTATCTCGGCGTCCATATTGATGGTATTAATAGCAGTAGGATCCAGATTATTTACCTTTCCTGCCATGTAACCAGACAATCTTCTAAACTGAGCCTTCTGCAAAGACTTTTCAGGTGAATCAGCATTCCAATTGTATCTTTTGTAAGAATCAAGGTAATGATACTGAGACAAAATATCAGAAATCTGATCGGGAGATACAGACATTTTTATCTCGTTCTGCATCTGACCTGCTATCATGTCAGACACCCTACTATTTTTCTCAGCATATCTTAACTGAGTAATAGTCAAAGGCTCCCCTTCTTGATAATCTTTTAGATCTATATCACCATCCTTATCTATAGTCATATAATCGGATATATTAAAATCGGGATCACCATTAAGTTTCTTCATTCCATTAATAAGAGCCAACGTACCAGTAGAAGAACCATTATCCTCGCCTGTAATAGCATCAGATATGTTTTTCCCCAACTTGCCGGCACTCGCCTTAGCTCCTAATGACGGAGATATAGCACTAAGAATATCTATTCCTCTCGAAGGATCCATCATGTACTCTCTAAACCCTACAGCATCAGATACGCCAGTTGTTATGGCCGTGGCGAGTAGGAAAGCTCCAGCCTTATCATCTGTATCGGTAAGATTTATAAAAGAATTTCCTTTCATAAACTTAGCATTACGAACTTTCCTGATAATATCCTTATTTTTTTCAGTAACTATATTATCGATTTGATAATCAGTTATGTTATTTATAGCCTTTGTAGCTCCATTTGCCTTAGAATCAGAAAGAAGTAAAGCATCATAAGCTTCAGATAATCTGTTATTGCCTTGCCCGAAATATCCGTTTTTCTGACCTCCATTGTTTTTCAAATAAGAATATATCCGCTCTTCAGGAGTCATATTAGCATACAATCCTGGATCAGTTTTTTCTTCTTCGTATGATGCTGCAACGATATTGCTTCTATCTGTAGGAGATAATGAGTTATATAATTTCAATAAATTGGCTTTACGATCTGTAGAATGAGATTTAAGTAACTCGTAAGGAATATTGGCCAAATTAACAGATCCCGTCTTACCTGTTCCAGAGTTAATAGCCGTAGGCCCGTCCATAGGAGCCATAGGCACTCTCATACCGCCTGCGCCTGTCGTGCCTGCGGATGAGCTTTCAGTTCCCATCTTGGCACCGTAAGTACGCATGTATTCGGTTTCAATCTTGGCCTGAGCAAGCTGCTCTTTTGCCAACGATATTTCAACCATAGACTTAGCATTATCAGTCAAAAACTTTTGCTGAGCCCTATCCTCTGCCAACCTTGCAAAATAAAGATCATCTTTCTTCCTTTCAAAACTTGTATTGTCGTATCTCCATGCATCAGTCATCTTATCGAAAAGATTATTGGTAACAACAAAATTAGCGGCCGCTACCGGATCTGACGAAGCTATTATCATATCTGCCTCCCTCTTGGCTTCTGCTTTCTGATTTTTAGCTTCCTGTATCTGACTGTCAATACGATCAATAATATCTTTATTATCCCCCACTGATTTCTTTTTTGCTTCCAATGCTCCTATGTGCCTATCGTATCTTTCGACATAAGACCCAATGTATTGACTAACCAAATCCGGATTACTGAACACCGGATTGGTGGCTGCCATGTACGATGCTTCTATTCTCATCTGATTCCTCATGTTTTCAGATAAGTTAGCAGACACAAAATTCCTTATCTGGGAATCTGTAAGTTCATCTACATTAACTTCTATAATACCACCAGTAGGATTACCTTTAACATCATATTCTGTTGTCTGAATCTTCTTGCCTTCGTTATTTTTCCTAAAGTCACTAACCAGCTTATTTATCTCCTTAGTATAATCGACATAAGGAGAATAATGAAGACCTCCTAACCTTGATCCTGCTTTACCATCTGACCTCCATTTGTAATAAGGATCCAAAGCATGCCATTCATTAATAGGAGAATAAAGTTCAGGATGATTCTGTTTTATAGATTCTATTTCCTTCATGACCCTCTTGCCTTCTTTTGTGCCGGCAATCGCGTTAATGACCGTATCATCCAACACCGAACTAATCTCTCCTTGTATGGCTCTCGTAACACCATCAGAAGAAAGATCCACGCCTTTGAATTTTTGATTGATGTTAGCAATCACACCTGACATCTTATCTTCCATATAAGCACGGGCTTCAGGCTTATCTATCTCTTGACCCATAAGGTAATCTACCTGGGTATAGATCTTTTCACGAGCAGCATCAACCTTCTGCTGTTTGTACATCATGACGTCCTTAACAAGATCTATGTTGTAAGGACTAACATACGGGGCATATTGCCTTAAAATACTATATTGTGAAGCCACTATTTGGTCCTCCTTCTTCTTTTAGTTTCATCATCTTCTTCATTTAAACTTCTCAAGTAAGGAGTGGAATAATCACCCATATTCATCACATCCTGATCACCTTGAACGTAAACAATTTGACCACTTGGAAGCATTCTCATATTCGGAGCTATGGAAGCTATGGTATTCAACGATGTACGAACATTGAACTTATTCTGTATCTCGCTGTTTATGCTATCATAATAACGAGCAAGATTTTCATCCCTTATAGCCATAGCCTTCAATAATCCAGATTCATAACGTTGCCTTTCCGCTATGTTCTTATCGTCTGTCTGAACATAAGCCATTTCATTGAATCTATCAGCTTCGTTTATTTGCCTTGCGTTATTGAAATTTACTTCATTAACGTACTTGGCTATATTGCTTCCAGCTATGGCGTTCATATTAGCCAGAATAGCAGCTCGCTGGGAGTCGGGTACGTCACCTACTGCGTCTAACTGAGCCGATGTCGCACGGTTGAGCTCGTTGATATACTGATCAGCAGATTGAAGAACCGGGTCTATTCTCGGAGCCTGATGTCTCTCCAGGCTTTCTATCTCCAAGCCAGTGTCAAGGGTTCTTAGCATTTCCGGGAAGATAGGACCGAACGCCGCCGGTCTGCCCTGTCCTTTAGGTCCGTTGTCTTCAACCACCTCCTCTGTATCGGTGTCGGTTGCAGTCGCAGGCGTACTTGCTTTCGGTTTTACCTCTATCCTTCCAGGAGATCCAATCTTAGGCGGTGTAAGGTCTGGTGCTATGGGACCGGCCTCAATAGGCTTCATTTCTGGTTTAACAGACTCAAGAACGAAGTCTATTTCCGGCATTAACCCACTATCTCTTAAAGCAACAAACTTATTATAATCGGAGCCCAGAATCTTCTTAGCGGCATCAGATTTATCACCAAATAAGTCAACATAATTCTTAATTCCTTTTTCGTTTAACAATCTTTTTTGCTCTGCCGAAACAACGTCCAATCCATAATAAGAACGGGTGGCTGTTGTCTGACCAAACTTATCATCTACGGCAAATGAATTATAAGCCTGATTACCTCTGTAGCTTCCGGCATCCTGGCCCCAGAATCCGTACTCATCTCTGAATTTCTTGGCTGCATCAGCATTCGTGATAGCACCTACATCAGCTAACGCCCACAATGCATTTAATTGCCTGTTGTATCCTTTCTGGAAACCTTCTGTATCAAAATCACCATCCGTATTGTACTTGTTAGCCCATCGGTTTACATCAAGCAAATTAGATACCGCCTTATCATTTACCCTTCCGTATCCTAAATTGCTTCTATGTTGTAGATTCTGATTGGCATTGACACTGGAATCGGGATTAAGAATCTGCTCACGACCACTAACATCAGATATAGTCATATTAAGAGTTCGTCCAAATAACTGATTGATAAGCTTATTGTAGCCGATAGCATTCTTTCTAAGTTCCTCCAGCTCCTTCTGAGTAGGTCCACCTTCAGCCATTTTCCTGGTTTGCTTAACATACTCGTCATATATCCAGTTCTTGGCATCTGATTCTGCAATATTAAAAGCCTTGGCTTGTTTCTTTACCTGATTCAGATCAACAACCCCGCCATCCCTGAAGAAAGCATCCATCTTCTCGTTACGCTTAGATTCTTCCTGTTTGCCATAAACGATTTCAGCGAAAGAACGAAATTGTGCTTCAAGCTCGTCTATCTCTTTCTGGTTTTCATTGACGTACTTGGAAAGAATAGAAGCATTAAGATTAGATGTATTTTTATCTTTTACATCTTCATTTTTCTCTAATCTCTTATATACACGCTCCTGATCTTCGTACTTATCAGACAAACCGATCTTCTTCTTATATCGATCAAGGAGTGTAGCATACGTATCTTTAGACGTTGCCTTAATACCGTAGTTTTCTCTAACGTAAGAGGCGAACTCATCATCTATCTTACGATAATCGGAAACAATATAAGCTTCCGGTAAATCAACTGGCGTGCCTCCATTCTCATGCCTGTTTCCTTTAGCTTCCATAGGCCCCACTGAATCAGGCGTCAGCACATACTCGCCTTTCTCTATCTCTACGTTAGCATTATCCTCCATAGATTTAGGAAGAGGGTAAATATATTCGCCGGTCATATCAGACGTATCCATCTTCTGACCGTTACCTAAATTCACGCCACCACCTTCACGTTCCCACTTGATGAATTGCTGACGACGCTCCTTGGCAAGTTTTTCCCTTGCAGCCTGCTCGTCTCTGCTGGCAGCATATGCAGCAGATGAAGCTCCCATGATATTACGGGTAAGACCTAATCCTAAACTAACACCAGATAAGGCAGCTTGAGCCACGTTAGCGCCCACCTTATTACCAGCTCGTATCCTGCCAAGGCTGGATCCGAACATCTGAGCTCTGCTGGTTAGGTCGGGTGAGTAATATGGGATAGTCATAGGATCGAGAGGATTTCCATCCTGTGATCGCTTTTCTTTTGATTGATTTTCTTCTTTATCAACACTAACAATAGTTCCTTTGGGCATAGACTTAGGATCGAACGTATTGTTATTACTTACATTCATAGTCGGAATAGAAGGTTCTTGCATTTTTATAGTAGAATAGTCAGGACCTATAATATTGTCAAATCCTGCCTCCATCATGTCTATTTCCGAATTTATCTCACTCATACCAGGAACATTGGACATATCCATATCAATATAAGGATTAGATGTCGTATCAGCCTGTTGTGTAACATCCTGAACACTACCACCAGGAGCGAATACCGGACGATTTTTTATGATTCGTAATCTCATATCATCTTTTTTCACAAAGATAAGAGAAACGAACGAGAAAATCCAACGTTATGGGATACGTTTAAAAATCAGGGTCGTACTTAAAACCGCATGCCCGGCGATAGTTCTTAAGCGCTCTCTTGTACAAAAACAGCACTGTCTTGGAAACTACTTTCTTCATAGATTTGGTTAAAACCTCTTCTGTTGAAACAGACATCAGACAGCTATTCAAGAACGACCTGACATTGAAACCGAACAAGGTCTTCACCATTTTTCTAAACGTTCTAAAAAGATATGATGCAGAAAGAGCCTTTAATCCATTGCGAACCAGTCTCTTATTAAGATAATTAATGGCTTTTTCAGATAGACAAATCCTATTCTTTCCTTCGCTGTCTACCTCTGACGAGAACCACGAATACAAGGTGGTAGGATATTTCTTAAGGTGATTGATGAAGGAAGCCATTATCCCTTCTTTCAAAGTCCTTTTATGAGCTACACATGCAGCGATTTTTTCTTCTCTTTTCAAAGAGCTATCAAGGCATCTAAACACCGTCCTATCGTCTCCAATAAAATACTGAGGACGTTCTTCCTTGAACTTAGCCCTATAAGCAGCATATCCTTCCTTACGAAGCATATCTATCTGAGACCGGATATAGAACCTTACACACTTTTCTTCAGCCTCTTGCACGCTTTTAAGATAAGGAACTGACTTTCTTCCATATCGAAGATAGTCATAAACCATAGCCTCTATGAAGTCATTGTATGGGAAGAATCTTCCAAAACCAAAGTTCCAAACTATGAAACATCGCACTCTATCTTTCCAATAATCAGATATGAGAAAATTGCTACAATATCTCAACTTCCTGTCTTTCTGATAAAAATGATGAGTATGTTTGTCATAAAATAGATTAAAATATCTCAAATTGCCTAAACACTGACCGGCTGGACGGCGTACTACGTTGTACCCTAAGTTGCTGAAGCTATTGTATATAACTTCTATCGGAGAGACCTGCTCTTTCTTAAAGAGCTTGTCGTGTAACTTGTGAGGATCTGTTATTTCTTTTAACTTTGTGTCCATGTTATTTTTATTTTTTTAGTGCAAAGATATGATTTTTCATCATACGCTCAAAGAAGAAAATGCACGGCCTTGTATCCGGTTTGAGAGAAATAGGATACAAGGTTTTTTGTTTTATGACGGTTTGGATAAGAGACGGGAAAACGGCTCTGAACGTAACCGCCTGACCGTCAGGGGTGGGACAACAAATCTTGAATTAAAACTACGCCTATGAATAGTCTTCGTTTCCTTAATATTAAGACCATTTTCAATGATCTTATCCATTATATTATTTATATTATTTTATATACTTTATCATTTATTCATATAATTGTTTACAGTGAATGAACTTGACGACCGAAGGGAGTTAAGTGAGTGAACGGATTGACAAATTACTTTTTCCGTCATTGTATTGTTAGCCTAATTGTGTTAAAAGATTGAGTATCGTGACCGAAGGGAACGATGCGAAAAAACATATAATATTTAAAAACGACTGAACCTATCGACTGAAGGGAGATAGGTGATGGAGTGACGTTAATAATTATATTAGGTAGCCAGTGGAGAATTAGGCAGGTTTGTAGGCGAGACGGGCGTCCATGCCCGTCAGGACAGTGGAAGTACGTAGGTCTGTTCTGTTAAACCAAGGCGATGATAGTTCCATCCTTCACGAAATCGCACAAAAAAACCGGATTATCTTGATATCGTTCTTCAACCTTCGGTATCCGCATAACGAGTCTCAAATCCGGCTTCGCTTTATTAATATGAGAAATAAAATAATTGTTCTAATTATCAGTGACGCCTTTAATGCGAAGCTGTATATTGGGAAGCACGGCATTAATCAAAGCCATTTTCTTATCTTCTTCGCTTTCTTTTTGATGCTGTTTATACATCATGCTGTAATCACTGTCATCACCATCCTTTTTCCCGTCTAACGTCAGTAAATGATTTATGATGTCCTTACCATACGTTTCAGTCCATGTACGGAATCTCTCTTCCTCGGACTGTCCCTCCTGGGACGGGGCTTCTGGGTTAGGGAGGGAGGCTGCCACTTCTATCTCTGGAAGTGTTACCGATGCTGCTATTTCACCAGCATCTCCGAATCCCATTTGACCATACAAAGATGCTGAATTTTCTTCAATTTCCAAACCAAGATTTTTAGCAACTTCCATAGCATAGTCATAACGGTCATCGTTTCTTATAACACTCTTATGAGGACGTCCTGCTCCTTGGTTCCAAGCTACTACAGCATCTTTAAGGTTATCGGCGTTCATGAAGTCCTGCCGGCTGTAGTTGTAATAACCTGGTCCTTCTTTTCCTTTTCTTGTGTATAAGAAATTAGAATATCCGGTCTTCCCTTCGTATTCGTCAGCTAAGAACTCAAGTTGGTCTTTGAATGTTGGTGTAGAATGACCTTTCTTTTTGGCGTGCTTGAACAACTTATCCATGCGCTCATTATGCCATTGCTGTATGCCGTATGATGTTCTGTTGTCTCCGTATATGTCATCTTTAAGGCCGGATTCAGCCATGAGGTTACCTATGATGGCGAGCGCCTGTATCTTGGACATGCCGCGCTTATTAGTAAAGTATTCATATGCTTCACGTTGCTTGCCAACTACGCCACCTTCCTTCTTGATGTTGGTATTGTATTTCTTTCCATTCCATGTAAATTCCTTAAGACCTCTTTTCCTGGCTTCTTTAAAGGCTTCACCTCTTGTAGTGGAAATAGAGTCTTGTAGCTCAAGATCATTTTTTATTCCAAGAATAGCATCAACAATAGTATTATCATTATCCTTTTTATCAACATTATCCAAAACATAAGATTGGCTTATCAAATTTGATACGCTCTTTCTATTTTCATAAGTTCCTTCTTTATCTGATGGAGCTTCAAAAGCATACACAAGTGGATACGAATAATCCGTATCTGGATCTTCTGACATAAATTCGTTTACTGCATGAATAGCTTTTTTGTATTTAGTATCTTTTATACTATACTTCCCAGCATCTTGAACATGATCATAAAATCTGTCTATCATATAGTTGATATATCCACGCTTATCGCTCTTAAATCTCTCTTTATCTCTTTCAAACTCTTTTGGCGGATATCTTTTGTAATATTCTTGAAAAAGTCCCCTAAATTTTCCATCCTCAGATACAGCGTAGGGGTTTCCACCAGATTCTTCAATAATATTTCCAAGTACGGCTTCTATCTGGCGTTGATTAAAACCTTTATCATATAAAGCATCATAGATCATATTCATCCCTTCTACGTCCATAGTACGATGCTTACTCTTACCCACACGCTTCATATTTTCATATTTGGATTTGAATAAATCCCAATCTATTTCCGGCTTAGAAGAATCCCCTCCTTGTTTTTTGGATCTTATCTCCATCCTTTTATCCAAATCATTCTTTGAATCAATAATGGATCTAAACAGGATCTTGTTTGGATCATTCTCTTCGTATGGGATTTTATCTTCTACATAATCCCTTATTTCAAAAGGATATCCTATTGTATCAAGAGTCTTAGTAACAACCCCAACACCAAAAGGTTGATCGCTTCTATAAAAATCGTACTTATCTTTCACAACCATCCTACCTCTATCATCACGGTACATGGTAAAACTTGATAAGCCTGATAAATCATTTAAATCTCCGTAAGCATCCGGTATAAAATTATATTCGTTAAATACCTGATGTTCTCCGGTTCTGGCTTTTTTTAAGAGATCTATCCCCTCTTCCACCATTCCAAGTTTCCTACTTGTTACATCCCTTAACTCCTCCAAATCAGATACGTCCTTGCCTGCAACTTTTCCATCAATTATCTTATTATCTAAAGAATCAAGCTCCCTTCCATATTTTTTAGCCATTTTCTCCCACCCACCATTTATCCTGTCAAATATAATGGATTTGATATTGTCTGGTATTCTGACAATCCCATTTTCTTCTTTCAGATTATTTGGTTGGTTTAAGAATCTAAACCAAAGATTCTGACTAAAATCATCTACATTGGCTTTCGGAACATCTTGACCAAAAAATTCCATTATTTTGGTTTTTAATCCTCTTTCATTAGCATACACATCAGGTGTTATATTAGATGCCAGATATTCTCTAAGTTTTACAAACGGACCAATTTTATTCCATAATGTTTTTGGTTGTTTGTCCTTTACATAATTTTTAATTTTCTTTGCCATCTTTTTCTTCCTCTAAGAATCCAAACATTTCACCTGCGCAATTACCAACAAATCCGGCTATGTAAGCTGCGTGTTCATCTTCTCCCACCTTAAAGCCAAGAGACATATTACAATGTTGGCATACCGACATAGCTGCATGAAATGATTCATGACATATGTTTCGCATAGTCATATCATTCTCACTTTGAAAATTCCATAATAACTTAAAAGCTCTATCATCCCCCTTATCACGAACAAGATTCAAGAAAGAGGCTTTTGAATCTAAATCGCCTTCATCTCCCCATTCTCCTTCATGATCCAATTCTGCATTCTCAAAACGATCACACAATGTTTTGTAATCTAACCCTATGGTGATAATCAACTTTAGTGGATATATCACAAAATCAAATTCTTTTTCTTTCATTCTTTTTTTTCAACAAATGTAAACAAAATAGCCGAAGAATGCCACCATTCATTCTCCGGCTTGTTATGATAAATCTCTTCTTATGAAAACAGTACGAATGTAAGATTTAAATCTTAATCTTCTTAATTTCATCAATCATATTCTTATATCCGCAGAACTTGCTGTTAATAACATCGAAGATAGATTCTGACCAGCCAGCTATGTTCAAGATATTAGATCCTCTTTGACATACTCCCATCGCTAAAGCGAATGGGATTCTTGGATACCAACGCAAGAAACCCCGATATTACTATCGCTGGAATTACTCTTGCTTTCCAATTCGGAAATGCCCTTCCGAAGTATATTACGAGCTGCAAGAATATCACGGTCGTTAACCGCTCCGCACGCTGGGCACACCCACGTGCGGTCGCGTAACGACAGTCCTTTATTAATGCAGCCACATTCGCAAGTTTTGGAAGAAGGATACCATTTGTCAATCTTGTGTATCGTTACTTCATATTTTGAAGCAACATACGTAAGTTTATCAATAAAAGAAGAATGACTAAGATCAGAAACTTTCTTTCCCCACAAACGAATGAAGAAGATTTCTATTAATTCTTTTAGAGAAATGTTTTTGCATCTTACCAACTGGTATGTATTTCCCAAACAGTCTATAATATCTACGTTGTAGAGCTAAAGCATGATTCCACACAAAACAACATTCACGAAACATCTTGTCAAGATACTTCGTTTTCTTTGAATGATAGATGTTGTATTTGTATGAAATCATTTTTTTTATCTGTAATTTTGATTCAAAATTAATCAACCCAATTCATCCACCTTCTAAAGTATGGTGGTTTTGTTGGTTAAATTGTCATAAATAAGCGCCCATCTGTCCGAGATGGATCAATAGGCGCTACAAACATATTCAACTATTATTAAATCACAAAATAAAAACTACTTATTTTCAACTTATTAAATATTGTAATTTATCTATTCTTAATCTTATCTTCAGAAATCAACCACTGGAATATGATTTTCCGGTTACTAATTACTTTCTTTATCCTCATCAGCATCCAACTTCCTCTTAACCTGTCAAGCCATGACCGTCTGAAATTAAGAGCATCAGAATTAACCGACTTATTTATATCGTTATCGTCCTTGATCCAGATAGGTGTTTCAGATCGGTCATCGTCAACCCTGTTGAAGAAGTCATTTAACTTATGTCTTCTATATACCTCAGTATCCAGGACCTCAGTATGGTCACCTACGATCTTCGGATATGATATACGTTGTGCTAAATTATTCTTTTCTTCTGGAACAAGATGAATTTCGCCTGAGTTGTTTGTGTCGTTGTAGATAGTTATCGTATCTAAACCTACTTTCCTATCAAGAGTGTAATTCACATCATCGACGTATTTCCTTGCATCAAGCTCGTATTCTACAGAAGCCAGCGTAGAGCCATTATATTTCTCTTTTATCGGCACTTCTAATATAAACGGATATGTTGTTCCGTAAAATGTCTGGAAACTCTTATTCGTCAGCAAATGACTCCATAAACCACCTTCTTCATCTGATGCCGGGAAGTTTATTCCTGTCTGGAAATATTGTTGCTGTTCTATATAATAGTCAGGGCAGAACGAATAATAAGAAATCCATTCTTGCTTCAGACACGAATATCCGATAGTGAACGACACGTCTTTAAAATACTGTTCGTCTTTTAAAGATATTTCCTTATCGTTTGACAGTACCTCTGTTTCATTATATAAGAACCTTCCACCATCATATTTGTAATATGCCGGGTTCTTAACAGGTATATAATCTTTTTTCGTGATAAGTACCCTCTTATACCGATTATCCCATCCAAGAGACAGACCAAGACCGATAAATTTATTATCCGTATCTTCTTCTGTCATTTCTGTACCGGTTAAGATATTAGTTATTCCATATCTAAGGATCTTAAACGGAAGATGACGCTTAAGCCAATGTCTGATACCTATACTAAGTTCCTTGAGATTACGTCCGTTCGGATCGGTCATAAACACTTGTGCTCTTTTAGTATCTACCCAGAAGTGACCAAATTCTGAACTAATTATTTCAGTGCTCTGGGTTCCAGAATAACCGAGGTCGGTCGTGTTGTACTCCAGAGGCCGGGACGCGAACAGACCGCCGGTGCCCATCTCAGCCTGCCCAGGGGAGGTGCGCTCCTTGATTACATCTATGGCGTTATGGAGTGAAACCTGATCCTCGAACCTGACAAGAATCTGATTAGACTCGATACGCTTCATGTGAATAAGCTTCCCGTTGCTGGTTGGAAACTCATGATAGTCCATAGGCTTGTACGTTAGCCACGGATCTGTTTGACTGTTTTCAGATACGTCAGCCCTACTCCATATAACACCATTAGGTCGCTGGTAAGCACAATCATAAAAACGACGTTCGTATGTTGCCGGCAATACATTAGGTGTCAATGTCATTCTTGATGAATAGATAGGACTTATCTTGTAATCATTGTCCCTATGGATAGATACGTTCTTTTCTTGTGTCCACCAGGCAAAATCACCATGAGCCGGATAAAACCATTCATGAGGCTCTACTCCTTCTAATCGGAAATTGCAGTTTATTTCCGATTCTACGAGGAATTGAGGAATACCATAAGACCACAGATAGAATCTACCATCCACGTATTTCTTAGCCTCGTTCTCACCATTTAAATTATACAAACTTTTTCTGTTTGGATAAAAAGAATACGTTCCTTTGCTTGATGATGTCCAGCTATTAAAACGTTCGTTGTCAGTATGCTCAAGCATATCTTCTCCAGTATCGTAATTAACGAAATACTTGGGAAATCCGACATTTCGGTAATCATTGTAAGCAAATGGTATCATATCCCCTATACCAAAAGCAGTATTATAAAAAAATGGGAATTTCCGTTTCATGGAAAACCTCGATATGTAGGTGTCACCGCCAAACAGCGGTTGTTTCCCTCCTTGGAAGAATCCACATCCTCCGACTGATATCCATTTGATGTCTTCTATAGCTCCATACTGATCGGGCCTGTACCGCATAAGCTTCATATATGGAGAACAGATATAAGACAACATCTTCGTTCTTTCAAAAGATTCTTTAGACCCGGCATCAGAAGCCATGATAACAGGGTCATGGATACGACTTGTATCATATACCTGAGCCTGCACAGGATACGATACGAGATACTTTGAATTTAAGATACTCATATCAGGATCCTTTTCCCCCGGATCTCCAAAAGACAAGAACATAGAAGATTCTCTATCTATGTTATTTATAAACAAGAAATCTTTTGAAGCGTTTTGGTTATCATCACCCACATCTTCTCCAGTAACCCAAGATGATGTCGTAGACGGGTCGGATATGGGGTACATACCTGATTTAAGACTCTTGGTGTTAGCCAATCCCCTTAATCTGTTTTGTTCGTATGGAGCCGTATCATCGAAGCCCATCATGCTATTATAGTAACCTACAGACGTGTAGTAAAAAGCATGGTTTCTTCTTGGGCCATTGTTTATGAATGTCGTGAGCCAATCATATCTGTACTTACCATACAATACCGGTCTTTTAGCAAGCGTATCAGATATGGTGGCAATCATTGAAGCGAATATCATTGCCATATTGATATTACCTATCACACCTATATACGCAGACGTAGAACGGTTCATAAGCTCTTCCGCTATCTGATAAGCTATGGTGGCCGTAGATTCGATGTTAGCCAACGTAGCCGCCATCTTATATGATTGTTTCCCTAAGATAGTCCATTTGGGATGATCTTCAACCTCATCAAAGTTTCCTATAGACATTCCCCTTATAAAACCTTCTATAGCTACCTCCGTAGGGGTTTCAGGTTTATTGAAATAAATATCAGGAGAACTAAATGCATACCAAACGTTTCCTCTTCTGAAAAATGGGTGGGTTATAAACGATACCCTTTTTTCAGTTGCGTAATTAAAAGAGTCATCCGATAAATCATTATACGGATAATTAGGATACAGATTAAGATTCGAGTTTTGACCTGAATACCTGTACATATCGTAAGCTATTCCGGTAGCTATAACAGAACGATTAAGACGTCTGTCACCTCTATATATCTCATAGCCTGTAACCATATCTCGCTGCTCTTTGGTTATCAATCCGGAATCTACAGCAAAATCAAGGAAGACGTTAATCATATCCTCGTCTACTAATATTCCTATAGGATAAATATCGGAAGGAACATCATAAGACCTAACATCCCGGTTCATGAAAAGCATATGATCGTTGTCCGGGAACTTATAATGCCGGATAGGTTGTTGGCAAAAGACGGTACTGGTATCTACCGTACCATATTTATGACCTTTAAAAGACATCATTCCCTTGTCATCCGTAGAAGGGGAACCGTAGTATTCAGTAAGCTTGGATACGATATTGTCGTAAGCTTTCTTGGAATTGCCTTCATAACCATGATCACTTATCTTAACCTTACTGCTGTCATACAGTTCAAAATTAGCAGGATACTTCTCAGACGATTCCCAGTAAGCGAAATCACCGTACTTGTATTTCCTTGGAGCACAGTTTATGGGACGATCCCCGCATATTGTACACTGGCTGGCGTATTCCACTGTGGCCCTTAACGATATTTCTTTTGCCCGTACATTTATCCTGTCTATTTCCTTTTCTCTGATACCAAAAATATAGGGGTATATAGTTTTACCAAGGACGTAAGATGTGCCTACCAAACCTCTTGACGGATTCTTACTGTTCTCCTCTTCTCCATCGTCTTTGACCTTACAGAAATCAATTTGTCGGACGGTAAAAATCCAAGGGCATGATACGATAGGGCAGTCTATGGCTACATACAATCCATCAGGGTACTTATCGAAGAAAGATTCGCCTATGTGCCCAAAATAAGGACGGGATGCTCCAACAATAACATAATTATCGCCTTCATCCATGACCTTCTCCCAATCAAAGTTGAGATCATCCTTATCTATCTTCCTATTGCTTCCCTTGTATCTTGGATCTAATGATTTCCAGAAAGAAAGACGGACATATTGTGTGGACACAGCATCCATAAGACCATCTATTTTACCCAAAGATTCCAGATAAAGAACTTTGTCCTTGGCCAGGAAATCAGGATCATCCCATTCTTTAGGTCTTGTAATATGAAGGAAACGGGCGTTACGAAGCACGCATTTCGTAAACCTCCATATCAACAACTCTGATGTAAACATCGTAGAACCTTTAACATTTTCAGGAATAAGAACGCCTACGTTATTGTCAGCTAAATTAGCATAAGAGTCCCAGGTCCATCCATCTCCGTAATCTCCTTCTGGAACGTAACCGGTATCAAGGAAATTATATGAATAATCATCTATCTTCTTCTCTATCTCAGGCCAGGTGTCCCTTATCAGGGCTCCAGGCGCTATCCTTGACCTGTAGGCGTCGTTGTGGATAGCGCTCGAAGAACGTCCAGCACGCCAATCTGGGAGGCATCTTCCATTAAAACAAACCTTCCCCTCTTTATCTTCTTTATCGTTATTCCACACATCATTCATAAGAAGGTATGCTCCAAGAAGTGTAGAAGATGACTGGAATGAGTTATAATCGCTTCTGGCAACAGTAGGATTAAGACAAGGCTCTTCTATAAAACATCCGCAAGTACACGGCATAGAATCCAGAACATAAATAGCTTCGGCTATAGACTGTAATATAACAGACGGTTGTAACAGAGAATCGTAAACAGCGCACGCCTTGGTTCCGTCATCACCCGACCAGTATCCAGCCCAATGATTGCCATCTTCGTCATCGGCAAAGAAATACTTGTCCATGAACTTTATCATTTGCTCCTGTAGTTCCCAGTTAAATAACACAGAATACTTATCCTGCTTTTCACCGCCGGTAGTATATAGGTAGTCGGTAGATACGTGTTCCATATCCTCAAGCTCCTTATACGTATATTCTTCACGGAAACCCACAATACGATCTACCGGAGCTGTAATAAGCGAATACTGGCGGTGCGCATCAGTACACTCGGCTCCAAACTCAGGAGCCTCGATACTATCTATAGCTTCTTTTTGTTCCTCCGTATTAGGATCGTCAGGGTCTCCGTAGCTGTTGAATATATCGCATATTTCGTTGGCAGCAGCATTATTAGGTTCTTCTGTAGCGGTATTACATGCGATGTCTTTTATATTAGATGAAAAATAATTAATCACCTCATCTATTATAATCTGACTTCTGAATGTAAAACTAACGTTTGTATAAGTTTTAAAATCATTTTGCAATGTTATGGTTTGACCGATAGTAGCCGGATTCTTACATTCTTCTTGTCCGGTTTCTTCATCATCAAAATCCTTCGGATATCCTGCCGTATTATAATACTGCCACTTAAATTTACGCTCTTGCCCTGAACAAGGTGGAGCATATTGGTTTATGGACTTATATACCCTATCGGTATCCTTATTTTCTATTTCTGCCGCAGCATCTTTATAAGGGGGAGGTATTAACACAAATGCTGGAGTTTTGTAACCGTTGGAGCACTTGAAAGAAATAGCAAACGGATATACTTCATTTCTCATATACCCCACATACAATGAACAGGCATTACCGTCCTTATACAGATCTTCGTGGGCTACCGATGCCTGCCATTGAAGGAAGTGTCCCATGAGGGAAACTACAGGCTGTAAATTCCATTCTTTTTCCGCCGTAAGACCATATTGGAGAAGACGATTCCCGACAGCTACAATCCCCCTTGATGTGTTATATACAGTTTTTTTTAAGGATATGTGTTCGAATGTCGTACGTTTGTTATTAAGATCCGAATAATACAATATAGTCTTTTCTGATACAGGATGAATACCTTCTACAAAATAGTCGACAACCGGTTGGGTTTCTCCGTTGTATCCTACTGTGTTTTGAATGATAACAACCTTAAAATACTCAACTTGACGATCTATGTTAGATACGACAAACCTAATACCTAAATTAGTACGTTCTCCCCATTTGCCATCTTTTTGAGTAATATACTGTTCATCGAATATAGGTACAGGATTAGTAGGATTAGAATAACTTCCAAGCTCGTTTCCAAACTCGTCACAAGGAGCCACAGTAGCCTGATAGACGCCTGAGCGTAGGCTGCCCCCGTACTCTATCTGAGCCGGCTCTATGCACATGGGTTTGAGTAGCGGAAACACCCTAAGTTTCTCACATGCCAGAAAACAACCATTCTCCTGCATGAACTTTTTCCTATCGTATTCTTTATCGCATATCTTATACCCATGATAATGATACCATATATCACCTTCATCATCAGGAGTCAGAGCCTTGTCTACAATAACATACCTGGGAGGATTATAATCGTCAGTCCAGTAAATACATTTTCCACATTTCTCTGTCTTTATTTCTATGGTTTTTATAGGATGGTAGATAGAGAACTTAAGGCACGGATCTTGCTCGTTGTCTTCAAGCAAAGTTTTCATGCCAGAACACAACGACTCCGATCCTTCTACCATAGATTCTATATCAGAATCAGATAAGATACTTGTATCGGATTCAGGCTTGAAATAAGTTATTTTAGATACGCCTGTTTCAGGATTTGTTATAAAAAAATAGATATTGCCTGAAGTAAGATCATTCTTGTAACCAATAACTTTAAACCCATCGAAATCAATGCATTTAAGATTACTATGCTCGTTAGATCTCATCCCAACATTACCATCCTCGGATTCGATGTTGGCATTCAAGGCAAACGTATAATGCTGATCCGTAAGACTCGACGGATGCAGATCGCGATTCATACCTGTTTGAGGAACCGCTATGTTTCTGTTATCTTCTGATGCCATCTTTGTAACTGTTTGTCACAAAGATAACAAAAGAGATTTAATCATGGGCTTTCAAAGTGAGCGTAAAATGGCAGATAATCACCCTGTCTTATATCTTTTACCCCTAATCAACACAGTGCCATCACCGCCGGCTCCGGCATAAACCATAGAGTATCTGACGCCGCCTCCTCCGCCGCCATAACCTCCGCCTCCTTTACCGGATCCGTTTGTTGATCCCCCTGTGCCAGATCCTTCACTGTAATCAGATATTCCTCCTTGGAATACTACCCCAGTGTTAGTTTCTCCACTTCCACCACCGGCATTTCTTTTACCGCCGGATTCTCCAAAATCTCTGGTAGTATGACCTTGACCTTTGATTATTCCATACTCTCCTCCATTAGTGTCTCCACCATCCGAAGCACCATCTTGCGTATATGTCGAACTGCCGGCACTACCACCTTCTCCTCCCCTCCACTTATTAGCTCCCCTTCCTCCATTTGCTCTATAAGACGAGCTCATGAATTGAGAATAACCACCATCTTTACCAGGAGAATTTTGTTCGGCTTGATAAACTTTTGCTCCTCCTTTTCCTACTGTTATAGAAATAGATTGACCAGGTTTTACAGCAATAGCTTCTCCGTCTTTCCAGCCTTTGTTATCAGATTTGAAGGTCTTGGTATAACCACCTCCACCGCCGGCAGAGCTGCCACTACCACCTCCACCAACTAAAAAGACGTCTACGGAAAAACAGCCTTTAGGAACTACCCATGTGTAATTTCCGGCTGGATAAAACCTTATAAGAAAGTCTTCAAGCTCCCTGTCTTTATATTCGAATCTCCTCCTCATAATTTACACAAATATATAAAAAGAATCATTGTGATATATACTACTCTCTGTTGCAGAAGTAATACAATCAACATCTTCATCTGCATTATTAATAAGATCTCTCATTCCATCGTATCTATTAGAAAACATAAAAACGTACCTCTGGTCATTTATCTGAAACTTGTATATAATACCCTGTTGTTCACTTGCAGGATACGGGTCAAATCTAATCCATATTGCCATTGGTTCGTAACCGGTAGAGGTGCTTGAAAACGAAAAAAAGAAACTGGACTCTGGGTATGAATATTAAAGGCCGTTCCTTCTCTAAGTTGATTCAATACGCTATTTATCTTATCCTGGCTAATTGTATCGGATTTGATTTTATTCATTAAATCAAATAACCTGATCCTATCTCCAGGCTCGATTTCTGTTTTTACACAATGATAAATAGCTCCATTACCAGATCTCTGTTCCTCAAAATATCTTCCCCTACTCATAATGATACTCCTTCCTATAATAACCAAGAAAACTAAATCCTTCCGACTCCTCCCTCAAAACATCATGCTTATTCCAATACTTTTCTAAGTCGAAAGCCTCTCTTTCGAATACGATATTATGATATGCCTTATCATGATCGCGATATATGCACAACCTAATCAGGTACTCAATTAAATACCATGAATAGTATAAAAATATCGGAATAAGAGACAGCCACAGCATCCACCATCCTGCATTACCGAATAAGAGACACAATCCTATTGTAAGCAATGATATAAACATACCAAAACAAAACATTGTATGATACTGATTGCAATGTGCCTCCTCATGATATTCGGCTCTCAATGATATACTATCACGTTCGGTAAATACGGCTCCAAATAACATAATTGTTTTGTAGCCGTCAATGAACGTAAATAACTTAGCTATTTTTGATTTATAATATATTTTCATTGCTAAAAAATATTTTATACCAATTGCATAAAGTCAAAAACTCAATAGGAGAATTAACTTCATCCCATTCCCATTCCTTAAGGTAGGACTCTAAGCTGCTTCTATCAACGTCTTCACATCCATGAAGAAAAACCAGATGAGGCATAAATAGCTCTCCCCCTTCCAAAGACTTGTTAAACTTATTAACCAGCCTCTTTCTAAACTTAGGACCGTACCATGATTTTTCATTTGTAGATCCAAGACAATAGTAAGAATTGTTTTTAACCTTAATACCAAACCATTTACATACGTATGGATGATATACTCTATCTGCTAAGAATATAAATGGCTTATACCATAGGCAATGCCAGAATGTACTGCACTCGCCTCCGAACTTCTTAAAAGCCCATCTGAACCCTCCAGGGAAGTACCAGTTGTTAGCACCTCTCTTAACCTTAACTTTGTATTTAAGATTCTTGTTACGGTTGCTAACCCTATCCCACGGCTTGACCTTATCGGTATCCATATCAGGAAGGAATGTCCAATGATGAAGCAAGGCACTGTAATAAGGATTGTATATCTTGTGTCTGTTTCTAATAACATACTCAAAAATATCGTATCCTGCTTGCCTGGCTTCTTCAAATCCTTTTTCTGACAAGAAAGCTAATATAGGAGCCAGATTCCAGATCTGATCTTGTGAAGTGAATGGGGAGAAGCATGGATCTTCGTCTTTCAACTCTATACCATTAGTGTACCCGGAACTTATCTTGGTAAGACCGAATTTGCTTGCATCTTTGCTATGGATATCGTCTCTTAAAAAAAATCCTTTTTCGAATTTGAAATAAATACCTTTATTGCTATTAAAAAATAGATCATAAGTAGTATCGGCAAGACGAGTAAGCACCAGTATCGCATTACGAACATCATCTTCTGTCTTGTTACCAAGAATCATTTCCGTATATACAAACTGAAGATACTGGGCCAGGTTAATGGTTCCGTCGCCGACCCAGCCTACCCCGTTCTTCACCGACGACAGTGGGATGCACGAGGCCTGCTCTGTGTAGCTGGAATCATAAACGAAATCCCTATAGAAGACTTCTTTTATCTTATCGTATTTACTCCACAGATCTTCCATGCCATTACCCTATTACGATTACACAATCTCGTTTTTCTTTATTGTAGACCATCGTACCCATCTTAGTGTACAAACCTTTTATATTTTGGTAATTGGTTTCACCATGAGCCAAAACGTTGGTAGTGATACTGTCGGAGTAAACTTCTTCGCCGCCTTCGTTAATGAAGTTAAATCCTTGTTTAACCATCTCTCCTCCGAGGTAGGCTGTAAAAGACACAACGACATTTCCTCGCCCTCTATTTCCATACCAATTACCATAGATATCAGCATTGATATTAGGCTCCGACTCGTCCATGCCCGGCGCTGATAGCAAGGTCTTCATCTTAATAAGTGCCCCTTCGAGTCCTGACTGCATGTTATCACCACTATAAATAAGGTAACCACCTACCTGTTGTTGGGTAGTAGCCCACTGCTTACTCCATCCAACGTATTTATTATCTACATCCGAGATGCCTGTATTGGTGAACCCAGTTGCAGTATCAAAATCAGAACCGTCTTCTGATTCCCATCCGTATCTAAGAACAAGATAATCGAACTCAGGAATTACAACGACCTGCTCGCCGGCAGCTTGTGTGATTGTAACACTCTTACTCTCTCCACCAGCCGTTACCTTAGCTACGCCTCTACGATCTTCAGCTACCGGATTAGGGCCGGCTGTGAAAATGATGTTTGCCGGTCCTACGCCTCTCATTTTGTCGGCAGTTACTATTTCGCTTGCACTAACTTCTAACATTTTGTTTATTTTTTTTAATATTTCGAATACGTATATCCAACTCGACAAAAATACTATTGGGCAGTACATTGTCTCTACCAAACTTGCATCTCCTTTAAATTGCCTGATTGACCAAACAATCATAGATGCAATAACGCCAGACAAGTATATAAATAAAACTACCTCAATCATACCATTTTAAGTATATCGTCAATAACTGGATACGCCTTAGTATATATCTCAAACTCAGCACGGCGCCGCCTAAGAGGTTCGTACATGCCTTTTAATGTCATACCCATCATCTTAAGTTCGGTCTTAGCATTTTTCAGCTTAACCAAATCTTGCTGTGCATACAACTTAAATAAATCGGCAGCACCTTGTGCTTCTCCATTATACATCAGTTCCTCAAAGAATCTCATCTTTACAAAATTATCTACATAATCCAAAACCAGGCCTTGAGGCGTATCTGGTATAATTATATTAGATTCTCCGTCAAAGGGAAGAGACCGATACTGCATGTAAATAGGTCCATCGAAATTAGCATACAGGAATCCGTTTACGATATTTATCTCATACGGACTATCCTTTACTACCTTATTCCGGCATTTACTTAAACAAGAATCACGAAGCATAGGCTTAGCAAGACCTAACATTACAGGCCGGTCATAATAGCAACGAACTTCATGATCGCGATCATGAACATTGATATAAAATTTTTCAACTATCACCTTCTCGCATTCGTCTTTACAACATTCATCGCAAGAACACCACCTATAACTTCTTTCGGTACGTTCTTTCCAGGCTATTGTATTTTGAAGTTCTGGTATCACCTTATCTCCTTCCGGCACCTCATATCCTTTAAAATCGCATTTAAAAGCCAGAATAAGATCAAAGTAATCACCAGGCATACGAGCCTGCCCTCGCTTGACATCCACTACCGCTTCTTTGCGCATAGTAATATCGCCTCCAAACTTCTTCAGGGCTATTTCTACCCATTTGTAGATGGATACCTCATCTATCAGATCACGCTTGTCAAATGATCTTAAAGACGATTTTAACTCTATGATATAATCTTCTACCGTCATTACTTTTAAAAAAATGGAGGACAGGAAACGAACCTGACCTCCACAAAGATATGAATAATATGTATAACACCCTATTTTGTGTTTTCAAAAGTTAGGTTCTTCAAACTTGCCGTACTTCAAGAAAAGGCTCCTACACTTTTCCTTTATCCCCTTAAGTGTGACTTCATATCCGGCACCAGTCATGTAGATGGTTTGCTGATTAACTCTTTCCCCAGAATACTTATCTACAAAATATGATCTATACACACCAAACTTATTTTTGACAATATCACTGTATAACTCCCATCTACCCTGCCCATTTCTGAACATGAACTTGACTTCCTCAAGAAACAAACGAAGATTCTTTTCTGCGATGATGATTCCATTCTGCTCAAGCTTCTTCGCAATGTCACGAATCAACCACATATTTTCATGATCAACTTTCTTGAACGACTCTGCAAACTCCACATCAGGACGCTGCTCTTCTATGGTCTTAATCGCCTGTTGTCTCTCCGCCTCTGCTTGTGCTCTCTCGGCTATGGCTCTATTTTTGGCATCAATCTCGTCAGCTAATGCTCTTAATGCAGATGGATAGTCTTTCGGTGTTATAGAATAGGAGCCGGTTTTTCTTATAGAGGGAAGAACTTCAGATGTTACCCATTTCTTGAATTTTTTAGCAAAATCCATCTTTGATCCAAAAATTAGGCTATACAATCCAGACTCATTGATTATCAGTATTTTAGTGTTTGGAGTGTAAGGGCGGAACGTTTCGTTCCACCCCTGTGTATCAGGCACTTTCATTATTAGCCTATCGTCTTCATCTACATGATCCCTTATCGCTTTTCTTGGATTAGTGTACCCTAAAAATGAAGCTATAGGAGATCCTATAAAATACGGTTCTTCGTCAATAATAATAATTTTTAGCTCTCCAAAATCTGAATTTTTGAAAGATGATACGGTTTTAACCTCTTTGCTAAATTCCATTTCGTTGGATTCCGACGTCAAAATAATGTTACTGTTCTTCGCATTGTTTTGAAAATTGCTTACATTTGTTCCCATAATAGGAATTTTACTTTTTATATCCGCCAGCCTGAGAAGGTAGACGGATATGCAAATATAGCGATTAACCTATATCAATAAAGGGTAATCGCTATATTTTTTTTACATGTTCCTATGATTGAGTTCTCGATCTTCGAAAACTCTCTTAATCTGGAAATCTTTAAACACTCTTCTTTTAGCAAGTATTTCATTGTACATAAATCGGTATCTTCGTCCTTTATTCATTTTAACCCTTAACTTCTTTTTCAAGCTATCTTGTATTACAAAATGGTAATATCTTTTGGAGTCTGCGAAATCCATAGCCAGGTGGTTGTAGAGGTAGCCGTTGGTGCCGAGCCTGCTCACGATGTCCAGGTCCCGCCTGACGGTAAAGCGCTGCCCCGGTATAAGCACATGGCATAAGTATCCTACGTTATCTACATAAACACCGGCATCAGCCTCTATATAATGTTCTGATACGGTTTTCCATATAATAGACAACAACCTTAAAACCTCTCCCCTGTCTCTTATCATGCCTTTCTTAAAACCATTCTTTCTCTTCATGAGACGATGATAGTAGGCTGCAAAATACGGTGATTGTATTGATGTTCTTTTCATCATTCAAAAATTAAAATTATACATTTCAGATAATTAACATTAGAATGTATTGTTGCATCGAAATACTATTCTATATTCGCAAAGTCTACCGATCCTCACGGACAGGTAGACTTATATTTTACAAAATTAAAATCGTAGTAAAGTTATGAAATCAAATGTTGTTTTACAATCAAAAGATCGAGTTTTGTTAGGAATGAATGTGTCTGTTATGTCTAAAGATGGTTACATATGTATAACTGACGCGATGAAAGCCTTGTCTGCTAAAAGAGAAAAATTGGGTTTGGCTCCAAAACAATTGAGTCATATAATAGAAACTGAATCATTTAAAGAAAGGTGTACTGAATTGGTTAATAAGCTGGAAAATAAGCTTTTATTGAGTAGAAGAAATCTTCTACTCAATAATAACAAATTGAATATCAGCAGTGTAATGGATCTTGGGAAATTAGACCTTGCCTACAAAAAAGGAAAAGGAGTAGATCAAAAATGGTTTGTAAATCCTTATCTGTTTGTCATGATAGCATTAGAGATGGATCCAGAGATTTACGCAGAGGTTGTCATTTGGCTCACGGATGGCTTGATAGAAAACCGGAACGAAGCCGGTGATGCATACGTTAGGATGTGCAGCGCAATAAGCAGAATAGTTCCAAACAAGAATGACTTGAAAGACAATATAAAAAGAGTTGCTAAAGCTATTAATTTCATTGTTTTCAATAAACACGAAGATGGGATAAGGAATACTGCCAGTAAGGATGAGCTCAATGATATAATAGCCATAGAGAACGTCATAGCCTCTGTTATTGATGACGGTTTTATCAAAGATTACAATTCCTTGATAAATTACCTCGGAGACAAATGGAAAAGAAAATGGGGAAACCCTGTTCTTGCATTGAAATAGTACAAAAAAAATACCCCGGCCAAACTATATAATTATGGCCGGGTATCCAATAAAAAGAATCACTGAACAATTTGACTTTTCTGATTGGAATCAAGATTCGGATTTTCATCAATAGGAATCTGTAGCCTGAATGCTACTTCCTTTATCGTCTCTGCCACTACATACTCAATTAACTTGATAGGACAGATAAATTCGTATTCCCATTCAGACTCACACCCTTTAGGTGTAGGATCGCAGGCCATTAACTCCAGCGCCTTCTTTCTTCTTGTTGTGAAGAACTCTACGTTAATAAGCTCTATATGAAAATCCGGTATATAAATATAGTCGTTTTCTACATAATAAAAAGGACGCCATTCTTTAACGTATTTAGCATACGGTCTTTTTTGTTCATTGCGATACGACTTTATTTCAGCGAACTTAAAAAATATAGTGTTATCTACGTTAGTCACCTTAGTAATAGCCGGTCTAAGGGCAGAATAAAGAAGTCCTGGAAGTTTATGTTTTGACCGCATAAGTGTATTACACAACGCAAATTCGGCATCGCAGCAAACTATTTTATCAACTTCAATCATCTCCAGACAAGTAACGTAAGTCAGGAGCCGGTGGTCGCCAAGCAACGTCCCATCATCCCATCTCTGGGCTGTATAAGATTCGGCTTTGGTTCTACCGATATTCAATATCCATCTCCGGCTAACATGGGAGTCTTTATCAAGGGCATGAATGCCATTTATGACTCTTGATACAAATTCACCATTTGTAATCATACTCCCCTCCTTTCTTTTGCTCTGGATTCTCTTGATTTAGCATTCAAGATCCTCATATAAATCTCTCTTTCGCTCATGCCGGATATGGTTTTTATAGCATCATCCAACATAACTTTCGTATATAAAGGTTTAGGGAATCCTTTTATCTTAACCGGATCAGGAACTAACTTAGCCTTCCGATATTCATAAAATTTCTTAGAAGTTACATTAAGATAAGAAACAGCCTCTTCTCCGGTATAGTACTTAGCCGGATTAGCAAGCTGCGTCCATGTCTCAAGATCGTTGGCTGTAAGATGATCACATTCCCCGCTTAAAAACATCTCCTTTATCTTATCGCATACCGCCGCACCGCTTTTACGCAGCGTCTCTGTCAGAATTTCCTTGCTCATTACAAAAACAACCAGTTTTAAATCTTAAAATAATAGAGGCAATGATTATCAACAGAGTAACAGCCATAACAGACCACACTACGATATTGTGCTCAATAGACATCTCAATATTAACCGTAACCCATTCTATACAGATATTAAAAATCATGCTATAGATCAATAACCTATGCCATATACAAAACCTAAACATTCTTGAAAAAGCCAAGAGAAATAGGTCCCATGATAGAGAATGACCTAATATCGGATACAGCCAATTAGTGATACTAAAAGGATAAAACTCATCAAAAATGCTGGCTAACATAATAACCTGCATCAACACAGGATAATACTTCACAAACGTCACACAGACATTCCCTTGCCCTTTGCTAATAAAATTGTTGCTCATGATAAATTGTTGTTATGTTATTAAAATGGGGAAGGCGATCAGCACCTTCCCCTGGTTTTCAATCACTTTTTAGTGCTCGTCTTCTTTCTTTTCATCTTGCCTCCAACACTACCGCCTTGGCGCATTTTAGGTTTGTCTTTCTTATCGACTTCACCACCCTGACGAGCTTTCTTTTTACAAGCCATGATACTAAAAATTTAAAATTGAATGATGTGCAATATTAATCATTTTTGTTCTAATAACCAAAATGAAATACAGCAAAAGGGGCAATTAAATTAATTACCCCCTAATATGCTTATCACAACCTAACAGATGCGGTTGGTTTACCCCAGAAACTATAAACACATCCGTTTTCATCACCTTCCATAACCATGCCCGTAAATGGATTAAAGCTACATCTTACCCAGCATCCACAGCTTTTAGCGTTGCAAGTATCAGATAATTTACCACAAGCAGAAGGAGTAGAAACAGATTTTCCATTTATATAAACAGGTCTGTATTTCAATGCGAAATATCCATTCTCTACACTCGTACAGAAAATACCTGTAACAACAGATCCGGCAGGAACGTTAAGACGTGTTCCGTCCTTCGTACTTGCGGATACTGTTTGAGTCTCTCCTCCATAAGTTACATTCACACCGCTTTGACCTCCTTCAGGTATCAATGGCGCATACCAGAATTGGAACTTTCCGTTTTCATCCCCTCCCATGTACATGGCCATTATCACATTTCCGCTCGGACAACTGTAATTACATCCCTTCTTGTTCATAGTGGCAGATTGCTGTTGACGAGAACTGTCACCTATTAAAGAAATAGTAACAAGAGGCTTTTCTGCCGCAGCTTGTTGTATGTTAACAGTAAGTGTCTTTCCTGTAGCATTCTGCGAGAAAACAACTTTTCCCTGACGAGAAGAAGATGTGCTTGTGTTAGCTGTCATAGTTATCTTAGCTACCGCCCCCTTATCTGTTGGAGAATTGTAATCAACAGAGCACCATTCAGGCTTAGATTTTACACTATATGGTGCATAAGACGAACCTATGGTACTAAGTATAGTGTATTGAATAGTTTGAGAGACGGCTGTTCCAGACCATGACTTATCTGATGCTGTTCCATCCTCAAAGGTGAAAACAGATACAATCTCTTGAGTTATATTCAAAGTGATTTCTTTTCCTGATTCCTTTTGAACAAAAACAATTGATCCAGATCTTTCAGTTGTCTCAACATTAAAGGTTATAGAAACTACAGCTTTCATGCTTTCAGATGTCTGGTCTCTATAATCAACAGAACACCAAGAAGGTTTTGACTTAACAGAAAAACCTATATATGAATCGCCTTTTGTACTTATAATAACCTCTTCAATACTATTGGAGTTACCAATTACAGACCTCGACTTGCTCGTTCTTCCATCATGGAACTGAAATTCGTATGGAGCATATCCACATTTTCCAACTTCAAGCTCGTATTTTACATCTTGATTTCCACAATCATCGTAACGAACGTATTTTACCTTATTGCTGTTGCTATTGCTTCCACATCCAGCTTCTTGCCAAGAACCGTAAGATCCACAATTACAACAATTCCTACAATTTACAGAATATTGACGATCTACGCTACCAGAGCAACTATCACGATAAGCATTGTACCGAGTATGACCTACGCAGTCTCCTGTTCCGTAATAAGACCAGTCTGTACAAGATTTTCCACCTCCATTAACCCACCTTGTGTTGTTGTAAGAAGAAGAACATAGATTGGTGTCACGTTGTTGTTTCTGAGACGTGCAACCGTCGCAACGGGTGCTTCCGGTATCCGACCAAGAAGGAGTTGTGCTATCAGCTACGCAATCACCGTTTTTGTTAGCTACTGCCTGACCTTGGGAATTTACAGCATCTTGAGCCTTCTTATTAGCATCAGCTTGACTGATATTGGACGTAAATGGACCACCTACCTGATCTTGTGTTACGGTAACAGAAGAACCATGCTGGCAGCTTCCGCAATTGTTTCTGGTGAAGACTTTACTTGCCTTACCGGTCCAGGTACAAGTTCCCTGCGCGTCAGCAAGAGCCTGTCCCTGCTGTTCGACGGCAGCCTGAGCCTTGCTATTTGCGTCTTCCTGACTTACGGTAGACGTAAAAGGACCGCCGGTTACATCATCTTGGTCTATAGTAACCTTAGATCCGACACCGCCGTCAGCACACTGTTTTGTAAATTCCTTGCTATATGTTCCGGTCCAGGCACATACCTTATCTCCACCTTCTACCCAGCGTTCATCTGCTCCACCATAGCATTCGTTGGTATTAACCTGTTTTTTATAGGATTTACCACCTTCGCATTTGGTTTCAAGTGGTTCCGAATCTTCCCATACAGGATCGGTGTTGTCTATTTCGCATGTCCCGTTCTTGTTAACATAAGCCTGACCTTGGGCTTCTACGGCTTCCTGAGCCAGCCTATTTGCCTCTTCCTGACTTTCATTGGAATAGAACGGTCCGCCTACCATATCTTGTGTTACACTCATCGGAACACCATGATGACATGATCCACAATTGTCTTTTGTAAACTGCTTGCTATATACGCCTACAAACCTACATTTACCTTTTTGGTTAGCAATATTCTGTCCTTGAGCCTTAACAGCTTCCTTGGCCTTATTATCAGCATCTTCTTGACTTACGAAAGAAATAAAAGGATTGCCTTCAACATCAGCTTCACTTACTTCTACTTCCGTTCCTAAATCCGGTATCTCACAATCGTTTTTCTGGAACGTTTCTGTATAATGGCCGGTCCAGCTACAAACCTTATTTCCGCCATCTACCCAACGTTCTTGATTGTGAGTTTCAGAACATTCGTTGGTATCACGTTGCTTTTTCTGAGACTTACCTTCATTACATCTAAGTTCTTCCGGTTCTACGTCCTCCCATACAGGATCGGTGCTTAATGGTGTACAAGTTCCGTTCTTATTAACATAAGCCTGACCGCCTTCTTCTACAATCCTACGAGCTTCTGCGTCTGCTGCATCCTGGCTTTCTGTTGATGTAACAGAGCTTCCATTTACCATCTCAGCCGTAACCTCCATCTCTACACCTTTATGACAAGCCTCGCATTCTGGAACGAATCTCTTACTGTAATGACCGGCATAGACCGTCATATTCTCACAATTACCCTTACTGTTAGCAATAGCCTGTCCTTGTTCTTTGACAGCAGCTTGAGCCTTGTTATTGGCATCATCTTGACTTACGGTAGATGTGAAAGGAGCACCAACAACATCTTGTTCGGTTACGGTAATCTTAGACCCCACCTGGCCTTCATCGCAATCGTTTTTAGTAAATTCTTCACTGTATTTACCAGTCCACGTACAATGGCCGTCCCGGTTGGCTATGGCCTGGCCCTGCTGCTCGACGGCAGCCTGAGCGAGCGCGTTAGCCGCCTCCTGGCTTTCGTATGAAGTAAAAGGACCACCAGTTACATCGTCTTGGTCTACCGTTACCTGCGAACCTACGCCTTCTCCTTCACAATTGTCTTTTGTGAATACCTTGCTATATACACCAACAAATTGGTTTTTATCTATGCAAGTACCTTTCTTATTTGCAAGATCTTGTTTCTGTTCTTCCATAGCGGCCTCAGCCAGCGCATTAGCTGCCTCCTGGCTTTCCCTTGATACAAAAGCATCTGGGTATCCGGCAAGATCCTTTTCAGTCAAATCAACGAAGCTTCCGGTCTGAGATTCGGCATCGCAATCATTTTTCTGAACACGAGCCGAAGCCTTTCCTATAAAATAATTAGGATCCTCAATGCATTCACCATTAAGGTTGGCTTGTTCTTGGCCGTTTCTCTCTATATCATCAAGAGCTTTCTTATCAGCATCTTCTTGACTTACGTCTGATGTGTATTTACCGGCTTCTACTGTGTAAGTAGAAGGTGTTCCGATAAATCCATCTTCACAGTCATTTTTATAAAATACTTTTGACTTCTCTACGTTATACCATAAATTTGTTTCACATGTACCATGCTCATTAGCATAACCTGGACCTTCAGCTTCCAAGGCATCCAAAGCCTTCTGATTAGCATCCTCCTTAGAAACAGAAGAAGAGAAGCGGCCGGCTTCTACAACGTACTCTACCATAGATCCAACTTCAGTCACCTCACAATCTGTCTTTTGGAACATCTTGGATTTCCTGTCGTTGTACCATTTTATGGTATTGCAAGTACCATGAGAATTAGCATAGTCTTGACCTTTGGCATTCAACTCAGCTTCAGCCTTACGGTCGGCATCTTCTTGGCTTATGGTAGAAGAAAATTGCCCGGCTTCGATTGTCATCGTAACCAAACTTCCTTCTTCGGTATCAGGATCGCAATCGTTCTTTCTAAACGACTTTGATTTCTTGACATTGTACCATAATATGGTTATACAACGACCATGCTCATTAACCCAGTTCTGACCATTTTGTTCAATGTCTTTCATAGCCTTGTCATCAGCATCAGACTGAGATATGACAGACGTGTATTTTCCGGCCTCAACAACATACTCAAGCTCTTCCCCTTTCTCTGTCTCAGGATTACATCCTTCTTTTGTGAAAAGAACCGATTGTATTTTATTTCTATAAACTACCTGTTCTTTTTTTTTATGAACTAACGTACATTCTTCAGATACGCTACCGTCCCTGGAAGACACCCTTATCTTGACACTTCTGTTGGCACCAGCATCATTTTCATCAAAGTAAATATTAACCTTACTGTTAAGACCGCCTTCTTTCTTATCTATGTTCGCCCAACAATTACCTACTTTCATTCGCTAATCCTCCATCTTAAATTTTCGGGATTTGTATTTACGTTGATTACCTCCGATGATCCATCGGAATCAAGATTAACAACATCCTTGTCCAGGTGAATTTCCTCCTTATCCACAGACTCGCATTCAACTATTTCAATAACATAATCTTTTATATTACTTTCTATACTTAACTGCGTGCTTGTTTCATCACCCTCAATTTGTTCAAATTCCTTATCCAATTTAATGTAAGGAACGACCTTTCCGGGCTGATAAATAGGAATCAGCACACCATTTATAGTTATGTTCTCATTAACTTCATTCCCATCCTCATTGCCAGGCATGGAAACAATCATCGAAACCTGGAACGTGTCTTCAAGACCCGGATCACCAGGGAAACCATAATCAAGCCTAATATCATTGACGTCAATATTAAGACCGGAAGCGGTGGTAAATGCTTTTATGACACTCTTTATATCTTTCTCACCCGTAATAAGGGCATTGATAGAAGCGGCGTTGGTAGTAATAAGGATCTGCTTGTCTCCACCAGATATAGGGAACTCCAGCCTGCTAACCGAGACTTCTGTGATCTTGACGCCTTTTTGCCTGAAAGTAATAGCTTTCATACTTTCAGTATCGGATTTCTTCACAATTCGGATAGTGATCCTATCTTCCCTTCCTTTCCAAGATGGAGCATCGAAATTCATTTTATCACGACCGACACCTTCCTTCTTGTCCGAGGTAAGCCAAGAACCATCATCCATCTTATATATTTTCTCTCTCGACATAATTATCCTCCCTAATTTAAAGTGTCAACTCCCATTCAACGCCATCATCGACAACCACCTGAACCGTAGCCGTACCTCCTGTAGCTTCAAATGTTATGTCAGTAGGAATAACGTCGAATATCTCTTGTACACCTACACATCCTAAGCCGCAGATAATATCTTTAAACCATTCCTCTTTAGCATATTTTTTAAGAACCTCTTTAAAGAACTCACGAAGCCAATCCGAATCAATGGATTCCTTAAGTATGGTTTCTATTATTTCCTTAAGCCAAGATTCGTGCATTTCCTCTTTCAGAATCTCTTTAATAAGCTCGATAATGGTTTCTTTATCTAACTTATCAGAAGGCACAGAGCCATCAACGAGATTACCCCCACATATAAATCCTTTGCATTTTTCTGCCATTTCTCATCCTCCTAAATTAACAATGGAACCCATAAGAACTATTTGCCTCTTCTCGGTACACGACCCTCACTTCAGCAAATTCATCTTGTTGACACATATCCCGGCAGAACCTAACAGTACGGCCCTGGACTTTATACATATCAGAAGGTACGACACCTCCGCAATAAGATACAAGCAAAATCTCTGCCGGATCCTTCTTTAGAACCACATGAGAAGTACCGTCAAATACTTCTGTATTGACAGATCCACTTACGTTAATACCCCTTGAAACGTATTTGGCTAAATTAGCCAAAGCCCTGTCTAAAGGCATACCATGATACAAACCAGCTTCTTCTATAGTTTCTCCATCATAGAATATGTTAGAAGAAGGAATATTGCAATGATGCGGGCGTTCGCACCCACCATGACTGCCAAAACAACCTTTACCTGTTATTGCCATTGTTACTCAAAATATTTATTTTTTGTTTTAAAAATTCTATTTCCCTATCTTGATATTCCATACGGCATATCATTGCATTGATTAAAGCCGTAAGATCAGATTTCTGAGCCAGACTGAAGTAGCCAGCGTTGATGCCGTCAGCGCAGTACACGCAGTTCGTGCAGGTGTATCCGTCCGGGCATGGTACCGGCGTCTCGTCCACATGTGGAACATATACGTGTTTACCACTTAAGTCCTTACCAATTTGTGCACTCTTTTCCATTTTGAAGTTGTTTTTCAAGTTTTTCAACCCTTTGTTTTAAAAGCGTATTTTCTTCAACCATCCTATCCAAAAACTTATCTATGTTTTCAAAAACCAGTTCTATATTATGCATAACCTCATTATAAGGCATACCTGGAGTTAATTTGGATATGAATGTCTTGCATCCTGTATAATGAATGCAATGATCGCTTAAATGACCATACGGGCAATCGCATTCTTTTGGAAGAATTTCGCAATTGTCCGTACAGTCATTACACGGATCAGACCCGATACAGATATTAGATCTCAGAATATCAGGTCTGTCATCTTTACAAGTGTTACAATTCATGACTTTCTTTTTTTTTGGTGCAAGATAACAATTTTCATTCACACCATCACAATGAGAAGTCAATCAATGTATTCCAAGCGGTTAGTGCTGCCTTTAAAAACGTATCCGCATCTGTTTTCTATCTCTACATCGGTAATAGGGAGAATAGCATCTTTGCCATAAGTAAGTTCGCATTTTGAAATAAAATTTACTACACCTTGATAATTACCATGAAATTCCCTTGCGAGTTTCCTGCCGGTAGGAATCCCTTCTTTATTGGTTTCAGGAATACCTATCAAGCACTTTATCCAGTTTGGTTCATTCTTGTTATTGCTTCGTATTTCGTAGTTCACGATATCAAATACAATACCTTCAAGGTTCTTGACATCTAAGGCTGCGCCTTATCGCTGCGCTTATGATGGCTGCGCCATCAATGGGTTACACCCATCAAACCTGCGGTTGACTGACGTCTAATAACAACTGGGCAAGGCCGCAATAGTTGCAAGTCGTAAAAGAAGTGGCGTAATGCGCATACAGATAACGAGGCGAGCAATGGCCATAGGCCGCAGAACCGCCGAAACGAGTAGCCACTCTGGACTTTATACCAACAGATGAAGCCCAGCTGCAATTGTCCCATGTATAAAAACATTCTCCTGTTCTGATACTTCCCCCCTTTTTATCCTTCCATCCGGTATAAGGAATACGGTGTAAAGCAAAACTATCTCCTAAATTCTGGGTAGTTGCTATCTTTTTATATTTAGATTCAAAATTAAAAACCTCACCATTATTTATAGTAGACCTTTTCTCATATGTCCATTTCTTTTGATCTGGCTCTATATAAATATCAATAGTATTACCTATTCGAGTGACATTAGGATCATTTAAACAAGTCCCTACCTGTTCGTATCCTCCTCCACAACACCTAAAGACATCTCCAGACAAATTCATGCCATCATACAAAGACATCCTTAAAATAACTTCCAAATCAAATTCTGCCGGTTCGTCATTTTCGTTTAAGGCTGATATAGTGCCGGTCATTTCCTTAAATACAATAACATTCATATGACCTTCAGCCATACTCTTGGCTCCCTGGACGTTCTTATACCAGTATTTTCCTCCATAAAAATCAAACTCTGATCCTTCTTCTACGCCTGTCTCGAATGCAAAAGAAGCCGCCATCTGGCTTTCCATGCACTGTTCTTTAGGATACTCTGAATTTATGAGGTGAGAGAAGTGAGTTTTTTTAGTAGGTTCATAATGGATAATAGAAGAACTGTTGTTCCATGTGGCATACATCCATGTATCTTCTCCTTTTTTACGGTATTTCAATCCTCCGTATTTATGGTAATTAACATCATTACCTACCTCGGAGTTACCTGATATCCCTGATCCAAAAGTATCTGGATTAACCAAGTATTTAGTACCGTACAGCATTTCAAGGTATATGATATAAGCATTTAAGGTCAAGAACCCACCTTCAGAAAAAGGATAAGAAGATTCAGGATCTACGTTATTAACCCTCGAATACTTAGCTATATTGATTTGATTTACGTCATTGGATCTCGGATAAGTTCTTCCGTTTAAAAACATTGTGCAGGCGTTACCAACTCCGGCTCCTGATTTACAATTTGTTTCTCCTTCATACAAGAAAAAGAAAGATCTTGCCTTGGAGTCTACTGTACATACAGGTCCAGGAGATAAAGCTGTGGGGGGCAGCACAAGGCACGTCTGGCGAAGGTCAAGTCCGTCCAGCATAGGAACCGTGTCTGCGTCGTACACACCAGACCATATTTTCCCGCTTTTGCCAACTACCTTATCAACTACATACAGACTCTTGCTACATCCTAAGAATATGCTATAATTCTTTGAAGTAGTCTCCCAAGGTCTTAAAATCCTTACCTCTGATCCTGATACATTATAAAGTTTTTGACCAATACCATACTCTTCGTAAAAAGCCTTGGCGTCAAATGCTCCGGCATCACAATACTTATTTTTATGACCGTTATCCAAATACAGTTCCACATCGCATTCGGCTCTCATTTCCTCAGTTATGCCCACCGTAGGAGCAAAATCTCCGTTTTCAAATCTAAGGAGATTGTTCTTACGAAGCTTTCCGACCGGACGCACTTTGTCTCCGGTATTTTGAGTCATGTCTATAAGGTAAAAATCCCAAGAAGGGAGAAGGCTTTTGTCGCCAACTGATTCCGTGGCTTCTGGAGGAATCTGATCCTCAGCCCAAGCGGATGCCGATCCCGAAGCACCTTCTTTAAGAACGTTGAAAGTATTACCATCAGACAAAACAAAAGGCTCAGATTCCTCCCCTTTCTTCGATAAAAACTTTTCCCTTTTACCAACTTGATTAACGACGATGTTCTTCTTAGCCTTATTCCCTTCATCGGAAATAGTGTAATTCAAAGTCGTATCAAGACCTTCATTTATTTCAGAAAACACCGACACCAGTTTATCATTCTCACCTTCTGTCGGATTAAATTTTACGTTGCTCATTTTAAAAAATCAAATTTGCATTCATCAACAACAGGCTCGCATTTGGTATTTTCATTAACCCATTTCATGCCCTCTTCTTCCAGTATCTTCTTAGCCTTTTCATTGGCATCATCAACGCTAATGAAAGACGTTACGGTACCGGCGTATATCCTCCTGTATTTCTCAGGAGCCTTCCATCCTTCCTTACAACGTTTACTAAACCAACCATGTTGATCTTCGTTGTAATAAACGGTTTTACATACTCCAGATTCGTTAGCGGCAGCCTGCCCTTCTTGCTCAAGAATCTTCGCAGCTTCGTAGTTGGCTATTTCGGTACTAAACTTAGACCATACACGCCCGGCCTCTACCACGTGATGTGTGGGTTGTTCTTGTTTTTGACCATCAGGACAATCATTTTTAAAGAAATCCCCTTCCTGTCTTGTGTTATAATATACCTCGCAACAGCCACCTACTTTATTAGCATACAACGGACCTTCTTTCTCCGCAAACTCTTCCGCTTTCCTATCTGCATCATCTTGGCTTATATCCGAACAAAATTCAGCCTCATGAACGATAAACGTTTCTTCAGAACCAAGATCTTCCGGACAGTCCGATTTCTTGAAAGCTTTTCTGTATTCTTTGTTGTAATACATCTTTTTCATGACAAGATCTTATTAAGTTCTTCTTTGAATTTCTGAATCTCGTCCGGGCACAATCCGCATTCCCCTTCACATACGATTCTTCTCATACGATCTATTTTAAGAACCGTATCCATATCAGGCTTGATACCTACCTTATACTTATGATATTGTAGATACTGATCAGCCTTACATGCTATAAAACGATCAGCACACTCACATAAGTAAGATGAAGGGAAAAGAATTTGCTGTGTACTTCCGGTAGCCGACATATCTATATCCTCATTTAAATTAATCAATTCATTTCATTTTGTACCATAAAACATTTACACCTTGATAATTTCAACTTCTTGTATGTAATATCTCTTTGGTTTTTACCATCAATATCACGAATGTTGAAACGACCGGTTTTACGCCTTCCGAATATAAAGTAATAACTGTTTTCAAACATAACTCTGTCAAACAATCTAAAACCAAAAACTTCAAAAGGAGATTGATTTAACCTCTTAACTCCACCTTTTGGAATCTTTTGTTTATGAATTTGACGATTATGTCTTCTTACTAATCTTACTTTATAATAATATCCTAACCTTATAGCATTAAAGTTCTTAGAAATAACAAAAGCATCTGAAACATGGGATTTTTCAATACCATGTTTAATCCTATTGTATTTTGTAACATAACCGAAAGTCATAGAAATGTTGTCGTATTTAGATTTTAGCTCTTCATACAATCTCCATTTCATGATTCCCATTACGGCTCTAAGAATAACTTCACTGCTGTAAAGCTCCTTGCTTTTCGTTGTAGCTGATAGACCAACATGCTTAGTTCCAGCATCAACGCCTAACACAATTTCTTGTTTGTAATCGGATATGACGTACATTAATTTGATGGTAAACGGACATAGGTTCACAACGACTGCCTTTTTATCTTTAAGCAGCCTCCTTACCTTACCATGCCTTGTTGTAGGCATCATAGGTTTACCATTTATGTCTTGTACGTACACCATATCTACAAACGTTTTTAATGTTTATTCAACATAAGTCAGGAATATTCCATCCTGTTAGTACCCATCGCCAATGTTATTTAAGGTTTTCGTAAGCAACACTGTTCCTGAATACCAAAACTGTTTAATCACTTACCTTAGAGCTACAGACTTGGATAAACATCCGTAGGTAACTATCTATTCTTAAATAACGTAGTGTTTGTTTCAACACTTAGGCTAATAATCGGAATAGCTTTTAGCTATTATACATAATACAATACAAATTGGTTATGATTTGTATGAGTTATGTATTATTCGCGATTATATCACTTCACGGTAAAATACCTGGCGTATTCTTTATTTATGTATTCAGAATAAGTAGCAAGATCATCCGGATCCGGGCACTCGTTCTTCAAATTAACAATCCAGCCTCTTACCAGCTTTTGAATATCAGCATACCTTTTACTTACACCTCCTACAAACCTGAACTTGCGATGAAGGTCTATGATTTTCTTGTCCAATACAGCAAGTTCATCGTATTTCTGAATACAAGCCGCATTAGAATCAGCTTTAGGTGTCGTATTCGACTGAGGCTTTATAGCCCTATTTCTATTAACAGAAGTAATATTACTTCTTCCACATCCACATCCCATAATTAACTTATATTTAATTTATTATATTTTGCAACCACAATTTTCACAATTATTGAGAACGTAAATCAATTTAGATGCTTTTTCGTATAATTGTTTTACATTTTCAAAATTCCCTAATCTCATATTGGCTTCAGCCGCAGCCAGCAGAAACTCTATTTCTTTTATTTTGTCAATAACGTCATCATCCTCATGATCGCATAACACAGTTGACCTGGCCCATATCTTATCTATGTTAAGACGGATCAGATCTGTTTTTAAATACTTTCTGTTAAATGAATAAGAGGAAGGACTGCCTTTTATGGTAATATCGTATATACCATCTTTTAGGTTTTCAAAATCATTTCCACGACCTGGATTTATGCCAAGGGTCTTACTGTTGAATACATTCAACTGATTCTTACCAAGATAATAAACATACTTATTCTCGTCTTCAGGTGGCACAATCTCTATAATAGCCGGTCTGTCTGCCAGTATCCCCCATTCCGACTGATCGGCTATGCGAAGCGTTTTAGGGTTGTTGGTGCTTATAACCTCAAAATCAAGATGGATGTTGTTCATACTCTCCTCCCATCCCATTCTGGCAAGGGAATCATCGTATCTGGCTGTTATATCAGCTCCCTCTACCTCAGTGCTATTAACACGTACCTCGGTACCATTTATCTTGACTCCTACTATTTGGGCTACCAACGACTTAGCCATACCAAACATAGGAACAATGATTTCCCCGTTATAATCAGTTCCTTCATTTGGATACTGTACTACTTCCGTCTTGTACAGGCCATCATTTCTTCTGGCTACTATTCTAATAACCATCTGATTTTCTACATCGTAGTCGGTCATTACTATCCTGACATAGAAAATGTTATTTCTTATCTGTGGTAAAATATCGATATAATTCATAACTTACCTTTTTCCACAAAGATAAGTAAATGGGGTGATAAAAGTTTAAAATGTTGTGTATTAAATAAAATAGGACGTGATTATTACCATATCCGATAATAGATTCCAGCGCCTAAGTAGGGGGTGAAGCCCTCGCGCCCAACCCCATACCCTGCCGTCAGTCCTATGCCCCAGCGCCGGCTCTTTTCGTATATTATTTCTTTTTTGTGGTAGATGATCATCGTGTCCAAATTAGGTCTGTATCCGCTTATAACAGCCCGATAATCATCTGTGTTGTATGTTTTTCTTTGTATAGGAATATTGATATAAACAGTGTCTTTTATCGTATCTTTTTCAACTATAGCATCCATAGGGAAAGGTATTTCTACCTCCCCTACGTCAACTATATACTGAGGAACAGGAACAGGTTGGATAATGGTATCTACTACCGTATCTATTTCTATATCGTGTATTATTTCTTGTTTCTTGCATGTTTTACCAAACAAGAAAGATATAAAACACAGTAGAAGAACTCCTAACACATGCCTGGCTCTCATTTTTTGCAAACACATCTTTTACCCTCCTTATCTTCATCTAAAAGTTCTTGTATATCACCGTTGTTAATACCTTCTTTAAGCTCTTCTCCGAATGGAACTTTCTGCCACCAACTTACTTTGCTAAAGAAATACTTAACGCCTTTTACTATCATCAAATCAGGTGCAAGGTCGCCGAGGCGTTTGAATGCCATTACACCGTATAATATTAAGGCGAATATCGTAATCCACTGAAGAAGCATGTCTATAAACTCTGGGGATTTATGCCCTCCCATAGACATAATAAGATCCATTCCGGATATGGTGAACAACCCGAAAGAGCAGGCCGCGAACTCAAGAAGGATTTTCAAAACTCCCATTTCGCTTATGCATGTCAATATCTTAAAAGGCCTCTTTCTCTTTCTTCGGATATAGCAGTGTTTGATACTTTTTATAGTAGCTAACAAAAGATTTATAGCTAATATAAACAATATAGAATATATAAGGTGGTGAATCTCCTGGAAATTCATCCACAATGCTGATAATCCGGAAATGATAAAAGCCCAGAAACTTTCTAAATTCATCCTTCCTACAAATCTGTAAGCCATATTAGAACATAGTTACTTTCTTGCTACTTCCAAGAGAGTCATATACGTCAATATGGACCCAATTGGTACCTGATTCTAATCTAATGGGACAAGGAAGTAAATCCTGTGACTGAATTATTTTATTCCTTGTCTCTTCTGCCGTCATACCCTTGGCATCAAAATCGATGGCTGCCCCAAGCATATGAGGACTGATATACAAAGACCCTGATACGGTCTTGGATTTTACTATATCCGAGATATTGTTCCTAAACCCACGCTCATCAAACCTTCCACCCGACTTCCAGGTATTAACCGTCATCGGAGTTTTCAAAATGTCTTTCCTTAAAACCAGTATCGTGTGAAGCAATTCAGTTCTTAAATACCTCCAGCAAAGATCTTTATCTCTGCCGTATTCTTTAGGACCAACTAATTCAACAATACTAAAATACTGACTCAATTCTTTTATAATATCACTTCTTTCCATAACTTAACCTTTTTCACAAAGATAACCAGAACCTTACCGATATGAAAAATAAGTAGAGTCTGGATTAAAGAAAACCCCTGCATAAATAAATATACAGGGGTTATCTATAACATTAACAACAAATTACGACCTAAACAACCCTCACGTATCCTGCTGATACAAGATCAGAAAGATTCTCGTAAGCCAAAGGGATGCCTGAATCTCTTATGCAAAGATACTTAATTTCTTTGTCAATGTAATACTTTCCATTCTCTAAAATAGAATTATATACCCAAGGAATAGGATCGTCTATCGTACCTGAATGCTTTTCTTGAACAACCATATACAGGCTTTCAGTTCCACCTCCCTGACCAGGAACCCAGTCGGCTTGGAGATTGTGATTTTGCCTTACTTCAAACAGAGTCCAATCCAAATCCGAAGGTTTGTTTTTGCTACGGAAACGCTGCCCTTTTACAACAGCCGTGCCCATAGGAAGACCTTTGTCGCCGTAAACTCCATCCTTGTCCCAGATAGGGTACAATCCCTTTATCTTAAGAGCAAGATTCTGGTCGGTGTTTTCCAGCATAGCCGGCGTGTTGATCATCGCCCTCATATACATAGCTGTAGCCTTCTCCGGATCATTGGCTTCAAGGATCTTATTTTTTTCTATGATCTGATCCTTTGTCCTTACCAACTTCTCAGGATATCCTTCATCCACTTTCATAGATTCAACTTCACTCCTGTCAATTTTAGAAGCTATTTCCTTTTCTATGGCAGCAGTACGATCATCGCATTCAGATTCATATACATGCATTTCATTCATTGCCGTATTAGCAATATCAAGCTCGTATTCTGAATCTGCTACAGATACGGTGTATATCCCGCTCCCTTTTGCTACATCAATATCGTTTTTAACCTTCTGCCTCATGCTGCTGTTATACCATATCTGTTTACCATCCAAGCTATAAGAGCGGACAGCATCAGAATAAGCATATTCCCTGGCCTCAGAAACTTTCTTATCCTTAGCCTTGGCAAGCAACTCCTCTTCAGTTGGTCCAGGAGGCTCCGGGTCAAGCTGCATGGCAATAACTTCTTTCACACTCGCATCAGGATTGTCTTGATGGAATTTTTCTTGATCGGAGTCAAGTTGAACCCATTTACCATCTAAGAAATCTTGGTAAGAATACCCTACTTCGTAAGAAGAGGAATCCAACTCGTATCCTTCCCAGTAAAAACCTTTTACGTTTTTATTTACATAAGCCATACTCTATCCTTTCTGTTAAGCTTGTTCACCTACTCTGATAACTAACTTATCATTAATATACCAGATACTTAATTCTATAAAACTATTTTTAGGTACTACTACGCTATCGCCTGACATGCTCTGGAACAGGCCAGAGGTAGGAAGCGGCTGCGTGATGTCTGTGCCGGTAGTGTTGTTGACCCGCACCTGCCATTCCCTCCCAACATCCTCAGCAGATACGGCCATAGACAGGTTCGTAGCGGAAGCTACGTTGGCTATGATATTATGAGCATCTATTGGCAAACTTGCTAATGTTGTGACAACATTAGGAGTCTTAGCCATAAACTTCAAATAAGATAACATGTCATTAGACAACGTAGCCGTATTAGCTATAGCTCTATATGTCTTATCTTGGGAAACAACATAAGTTACCATCTCAATGTCTATATAAGATCCAAATACGTCTTCCTTTGAGTTGGTGTTATTAAATAAAACAGCTATTATTTTTAATTCAGAATTATCATTGTCTAAAAAATAATCCAAAGAAAAATAATAAAAACTAAGCTTACCTAATGTAATATTGTTATTGTAAGCATTCAGAACTTTTGCATACGAATCCTCATCAAGAGTTCCAGAAGTACTGGGAAATATGGATAAATCAAAATAAGATGAATCTACTCCTGTACTTACCATACCAAGTGATTCAAGCACCTTAGTTCCACCTTCTTCAGTAACCAAAATATATTCGTTATACACGTTTTTAGTTTCTGTAGATGCCACATCGTCTTTTACAAGATACATGACATTATCCTTCGCTTCTTCAACAGTAGGAAGTTTGCTAACAATCTGTTTCTTCCACCCTGCTGCCGAAACAGCATCATCTACGTACTGCTTTGTTATATGATCTCCCCATGTCATGTCACTAAGAAGAGTCTTGCTACCGTCTTGACTTCCGGCAGGGGGAGCCGGGATAAGGCCTCCCTTGCCCGACTCCGAACTTGTTCCAGGAGCGGCCTGCACCACATTCTCAAGTCTGGAATCAACCTCCTGGCCTTCGAATTTACTGTTATAACCTATTTCTGCCATATTTATTTTTTGTTAATTTTATCCAACAACTTCTTGACCTGGTCTACGATGTCCATCACCGCACCAACCTTGTTTTTTTACGTCCTCAACCTTCTGATCGATCTTAGAGTCCAAAGCCTTTAAACGGTCTTCGCTTTTACAATCTTTAACAAAGCCCCTGCTTTTAAATAGGGGATCAATGATTCTTTTGTTTATATATGTATTTTTAATAATTGATTCTAATATACACCCAAAAGTTATTATTATATTCACGCTGTAAATGTAATTAAAAAAAATGATTTCATACAAATACAACATCTATCATTCAAAGAAAACAAAGTATTTCGATAAGATGCTGCGTGAATGCTGTTTCGTATGGAATCATGCTTTAGCTCTACAACGTAGATACTACAGACTGTTTGGGAAATACATACCAGTTGGTAAGATGCAAAAGCATTTTGCAAAAAGGGTAAAAAGAATCCTACTTCATTCCCAAACAGTACAAGAAATCCTTCAGAGATTAGACTCAGCATACAATCGTTTCTTCAAAAAGTTAGCTAAACGACCTCCTAAGTTCAAAAGATCAGATTGTTTCAACTCTTTTGTTTTTAAACAAGGTGGGTTTACCCTGAATGGAAATTGTCTAACAATTAACAAAGGAAAGAAACGATTTAGATTCTCATACAGTAGAGTCTACGAAGGTAATGTTAAGCAAATTAGAATAGTTAGAGAAACATACCATAGATATAGCTTGATTATAGTTACAGACTATAATCCTATAAACTCTTATAGAAAGACACATGATGGTGCATCTATAGGATTGGATTTTGGTCTGAAAACTTATCTAACTAAAAGTGATGGGAACAAAATAGATTCTCCTCTATTCTTCAAACAATATCAAAACAAGATTAGAAAACTAAACAAACGGCTTTCTAATGCAAAGAAAGAATCCAACAATAGAAGAAGGAAACTGTTTGAATTACAACAAACGTATCGTAAAATAAACGATCTTCGATCAGACTTTCAATGGGGATTAGCACACCAGTTATGCAAACAGTATGATTATATTTTTATTGAAGATCTAAACATTGAAGGAATGAAACGTTTGTGGGGAAAGAAAGTTTCTGATCTTAGTCATTCTTCTTTTATTGATAAACTTACGTATGTTGCTTCAAAATATGAAGTAACGATACACAAGATTGACAAATGGTATCCTTCTTCCAAAACTTGTGAATGTGGCTGCATTAATAAAGGACTGTC